TTCATTATGGACATCATCAAGCTCATCATGAGTGTCACGCAGGGGGAGTCGGAGGGTTTCCTGTCCGAGGAGGGGCAACTGGCCCCCGCCGTGGGCATCGAGGGAATCCCCGAGGAACCTCCCGTCCCGCCTGACCCCGAACCGGATGTGCTGTAGGAGGTAGTGTGGCGTCCTTCTCGAAAATGAGCGTCTGGCCGGTCGGTTACTTCAGGGCCACCACGAGCTGGCTCCTGCGGAACCGGAAGGCTGTGTCCGCTCGTGTCGGGGCGATTGACGCCGAGGTCGAACGCATTGGGTTCGTGACCGTGGCCTACAAGCTGACCACGGAGGACGGTGAGACGAAAGCCACGGAGGAGCGCATCGGCTTCTCCGTCACGGAAGGGTCTTCACTGGGGAGGCTCTGCCAAGCCTACGTGGCCAATGGGGGCAACCCGCTGGACATCTCCCCCTTCATGCACCCGGACAGCACCGAAATCGTTTCAGAGGATGCCGACGGCGGGGTCAAGGTCCACCGGGTCTATCCTCACGGGGGCATCGTGGCTCCCATCTCGACAGACTACAACGACCCGATTGCCGTTGAGGGCAAAGAGACGGGCTACGGCTCCTACAGGGGCGGATGGGTCGATGCGGACAGCTACTACCCAGCTCGACAGGGCGGGCGGCAGGACCGGGGCAACTTCGACTCCAACTCGGTCGTCCGGTACATGCACCAGATTCGGAGCTGGGCGAATCAGGAAATCAAGGAACGCTTGCAGGACATCGAGTGGCAAATCATCAAGCTCTGTGACCTTCGGGAGCAACTGGAAAAGGAGCGGGATGAGGTTCTGGTGCAGGCTTTTGGCGGGGCGCTCTCTGGGGTCAGCGAGTTCGATTCCAATAGGTTCTCCCCTGACCTTCGGATGCAAGTGCTGATTCAGGATATGTACGAGATGCTCTACGAGACGGACAACGACGGAGAGGTGATTGCTTTCCGGGCCAATCAGGGCAAGGTGCCGTTCCTCGAATTCACGTTCCCCGATGTGTCGTCGGAGAACCGTGACCCGATGGGCGGATAGGCCGGGCGGTGTCTAGCCTATATGGTCCATTCAATGAGGAAACGTAGGCGCGAAGATGGCGAAGGATTTTCAACTGGCTTGGCCCTATGACCTCCCCGAGATGGGGGTCTACCAGATTACCTGTGCTGCTTCCGGGCAGGTGTACGTTGGGCAATCCCGTCGAATCCGAGGGCGCTGGCGGGACCATGTGAAGGAGCTAAGGGCGGGGAGAGGATGCCCCAGACTTCAGAAGGCGTGGGACCTTTACGGCGGGGATTCCTTTACATTTCGGATATTGGAGGAGGTCCCCGACCCGGACCAGTTGGCGGTCCGTGAACAGCACTATATGGATGCTTGCGATGCGTGCGGTCAGAAGGGCATGAATACTCTCCCGACTGCGGGCAGCTTCAAAGGCTATACCCCAAACGCTGAAGCTCGGGCAAAGATTGGGGATGCGACTCGTCGGAGGCTGGTGGCGGACCCGACTTTCCAACCAAAGATGGTGAAGGCGGCACTAGACTCGGGGTATGTCCCGACTCAAAGACATCGGGAGAGAGTTGCTGAAGCCCAGAGAGGGGTGCCAAAAGGGTCAATGTCAGCGGCCCATAAACAGGCGATTTCGGATGCAAAGAAAGGTCAGCCCCCCTTGGCCGCGATTGCAGCGAGGACGGGTTCGACCCAAAGCCCCGAGACGAAACGCAAGATTGGGGAGGCCAATCGTGGGCGACGTTGGTCAGAGGAACAGCGTCAAAAGATAACGGGCCTCAAGCGCAGTGAAGCCACTTGCCGGAGGATGAGCGCCGCCCGTAAGGGGATTCCTTGGACCGAAGCCCGGCGAGCGGCACAGCGTAGGAAGGTCAAGGCATGAGTCGGGATTTCGCGCTTGCTTGGCCATGTCCCCACTTCACAGTGGAGGAGGTGGTGGCTCTAGGGAGCGACAGACGTTCTCTTGATACCCGGCAGCCTGTGGCTGCTTCCGGGCTGGTGCGTATCCTCGTCAACAATGAGCTGTTCATCCCGCAAGGTGGCCTGTTCTCCGTCGCCCAGCTCTACGGTGCAATCTCCGGTCCCTACGACCTCGTGGAGAACGAGGACACCCTGACCATCGAGTCCTCCGGGGGCAGCTCGACCATCACCTTCGGCGTTCGAGGCACCCAGCGTTGGACCGCCGAGCAGGTCATCAAGGAGATTCTCAAGCAGGGGCTTATCAGCTCGATTCTCCCGGAAGACGTGAACGGGCATCTCCTGTTCTCGGACACCAATAAGGTCGGCATCGACTCCTTCATCAAGGTCAGCGGAACCGCCGCAGTCTCGTTGGGGTTCGGTGCGCCGACGGGAGTGGGCAACTGCGGAGGCGTCAACTACCAGTGGCGTGCCACCGGCCAGCAGCTCTATCCCGGCTGGGAACTCGTAATCCGCCCGGACGAAATCACCAACCGCTATCCCCAGTTCAGGGGGGTCATTCGCAACAACCCCCGATTCAAGGTCACGTACACGACGCCTCCCCAGCGGTGTCTCCGGTGTGGCGGGGGCTACATCGAAAACGACTTCCGGTACGACACGAGCGGGCTGTCCGTCCTCATCGAGAACGAAGACCTGCTGTATCAGGCCGTCCTCAAGATTCTCCTGACCGACCGTGGGAGCAACCCGTACCATCCGTGGTACGGCACCCAGCTCCGCTCGCGTATCGGCAGCAAGTCGCTGTCCGGGGTGTCCTCTGTCATCAGCGAGGATGTCCGGCGGGCGCTTTCCCGGTTGGAGTCCCTTCAGGAGGAGCAGGCCAAGTACCAGACCGTCACCTACAAGGAGCGTCTCTACTCGGTCCTGAACGTGGAGGTGTTGCCGCACGAGCAAGACCCGACCACCTTCATGATTGGGGTCGCGGTGCAGAACGCTTCGGGGCAGCCGGTCAACCTGAACATCGTGTTCACAGTCCCGGACGTGGTGGCGCTCATGGGGAGCAATGGCCTGATGTTGGGGACCGAGCAGGCGGGCCTGAGTGCCGAAGAAGCACGGACGATTTACGTTCCCGGTGGCAGTCGCCTTCAGTTGAACAGCGGGAGATAGCATGGCGAACACGCCCCAGTTCTACGGGCCGGATGGAGTGCTGAGAAGTGAGTACATCTTCTCCACGGACATCTCGACGCGATTCTTCCGGGGGACAACTGACCCCGACACGGTAGACATACAGGTGTCCATCCGGGGCGGCGGCTTCACCTCGGACCCCGACTCCATCATCTTCGAGGGGACGGAGTTCACCATCCCCAACCCGTCGGCCTTCCCGGCTGGCTTGGAGCTGTACCCCGGCGACAACATCATCGAGGTGCGGGCTGTCCTCTCGAACGGTGAGACAACTGCGGTCGGCACGGTCAACGCCCGGCTGGCCCTCGACCGGGACGTGAAGGCCGGGATTCTGGCCCCGTCCGGGGTGTCCATCGAGAAGCGGGACCACACGGTCCAAATCATGTGCGAGGGACTGGTCGATTCCAACGTCGTCGGGTATCACTTCTACGCCTCTACCGACCCCGGAGGAGGGACCGCCGGGTACTTCCGCATCAACCCGGAGATGGTCGTTTCCAGCAACACCACCGAGGAAACAGACGAGCTGGGGGACCTCACGGTGGACGCCACCGTGGCCACCAACGCCGACGGGGAACCCGCAGCGGACCCGCTGTACCTGAACGTCATCGGCCAGCAGGTGGACCGCATCGGGACTGTCTTCCAGACCGACTACAACCAAGCCTTCCCGATTCCCGAGGTGGTGACACACCTCAAGACCACCGTGACCGTGGAGTCCGTGCGCCGGGTGCAGATGTTCTCATTCACCCACGACCGGCGGTCCACCACAACCTCGTCGGACAATCCGGCCATCCCGAATTCGGCGTTCCTTGCGCTCCCGGACCAAGACCCCCTGTACTACGTCGTCACGGCGGTCTACCTCATTGGTGGAGACGAGTACGAGTCGGTCTTCAGCCCGGAACTGGCAGCCGCGCCGCTCATCATCACCCCGACGTTGGCGTTGCTGCCCCCTGTCACCCACCAGCAGGTGGTCCGGGACACCGCTCTGGCCCTCTTCCGTTCGCAGCCCGAGCTGGACATCAAGCCGGGCGCACCCCTGCGGGATACCTTCATCGACCCGTTCGCAACCGAGGCGGAGCGTATCCGATTCGTTCTGGGGTTCGTGCAGGCTGCCCAGAGCTTCTCCTCGTTGCTGGCCATCGACGACCCCGGCAACTCCGGGACTTCGTTGCCGGTGAACCAGTCTCCTTACAAGGTGGCCCTGAAGCAGGCGTTCTTCCTTCAGTCCGACGCCGACACCCAGCTCGTCATCGACAACGCCTTCGACGCTCTGGCCGCCCGGAGAGGGGCCGTCCGCCGGACCGGCTACCGCGCTCGCGGCGAGGTGACGGCCTACATGACCACCCAGCCGACGACGACACAGCAGCTCGTCATCGGGATGCAGGCGACCGGCGGGGGCATCAACTTCCGGCTCACCTCGGCAGGGGCCATCGCAGCCACGGGTGCCGGGACGACGTACAACCCCCAGACGGGCCGCTACTCGACGCGGGTGTTTATCCAAGCCGAAGACGCCGGAGAGGCGGGGAACCTTGCTCCGGGCCAAATCAAGTCGCTGCTGAACGGGCCTCCGGGAGTTCAGGTCGTCAACGAGGGCTACACCTTCGGCGGGCGCAACGCGGAGACGAACCGGGAGCTGGCCACCCGTGCCGACGGGCTTCTGTCCGCCGTGGACTCCGGCACCTACCGGGGCTACGTGCAGACCACCATCGACGTGCCGGGCGTTCGGCAGGTCAACGTGGTGGACGCGGGCCATGCCCTGATGATGCGTGACTGGGACTCCGACTACGAGAAGCACACGGGCGGCAAGGTGGATGTGTGGTGCCGGGGCGAGAGCCTTGCGACGCTCACGGACGGCTTCGCCTTCAGGTTCGACTTCAGGTTCAACCAGCAGTTCGAGCCGGTCGGGGACATCCAGAACCTCCAATTCCGGGCCATCGACGATGCCTTGTCGGACGACAACCCGCTCATTGAGATGCTGGACAACCCTGACTGGGATTTCGTGTTCGAGGACCACACCACGGGCTTCGTGTTCGACCTGACCGACGTGCAGGTCATCGCGCCGGACGGCATCCAGCTCTCGCAGGCCAACAACGACCCGGTGAACATCTCCTTGACGGATGTGTTCCGGGGGTCGTACCGCTACCGCACGAGCAACAAGCACATCTTCACCCGGCAGCCGGTCCGGGAAATTGTCACGTTTGCGGGCGACCCAACCCGCTCGGGGGTCATTGACCCCAGCGCCTACCGGCTGTTCACAGGGCTTCCCCTGCTCATGGGAAGGTCCTCCGAGGCTGGGGACTACGTGCAGGTCGTCGTCCCCACGGACGGGACCGAACCCATCGAAGTTCCCTCGGGCGACCCCATCGTGGTCACGGGAGAGGAGCATGTCATCCTCGAAGGCCCGGAGTACCTGAACAGCCTCGGGGCCAACAAGACCACGGTCAGAATCTACACCGTGGACCGTGTTACGGAGTATTACGGCCCCTTCCATCCGGGAGACGTGCAGGACTTCACCTTCCTCGACGAGGAGGGCGAGAACCCGCTCGCGTTCGTCCTGACCGACGACTCCCGTATCGAGGAGGGGACCACCGTCATCGTGGACTACCAGCACGATGAGAACTTCGTGGTCACGTACCAGTCCAACGCCCTCGTGGCCGTGGCCCAGAACGCCATCCGGTCCATGAGGCACGTCACGGCGGATGTCCTCGTGAAGGACGCCCTCCCGACGGGCGTGGACATCTCCGGCACCATCGTCATGGTGAAGGGCAAGTCCAAGGATGTCGTGGACAGCGCGGTACGGACGAACCTCTCACGCCTGTTCGGGGCCGTCTCCCTCGGGCAGCCCCTCCGCCAGTCGGACATTATCGGGGTCATCGAACAGGCGACCGATGTGTCCTACGTGGTGACGCCGCTGGTCAAGATGGCCAAGACGGACGGCTCCATGGTGGTCCGGGAGGTCATGCGGACCGGAGAGGACACCGACGTTGAACTCATCACGGCGTGGTCCAGCGACCTCGTGAAGGTCTACCTGCTCGGAGTGGACGTGGCCTTGGAGAGCGGCACCATCGACGGCGGGGGTTCCTTCAATGAGCCTCGCGGCGTGTTCCGCGACGAGGTGGCGTTCACCCTGTTCGACACGCCCCCGAACTACAACGGGGTGCCGCTCAAGTACGCAGCCATGGGTGCCTACATCATCGGCAACGACGGCTTGAACATTCCCGGCTTCAGCGACGACGCGACGCTGGCCGCCGAATACCCGCTGGCCAGCGGGGACGAGCTGGACACCCTGCGACAGCAGATTACGGCCCGGCGTGTGCTGGTCACAGTGGTCACGGGGGATGACCCCACGACGAACGAGTGGACCGTGACCTACATGGTCTACGGGGACACCGGGGTCAAGAACATCGAACCGGGGCCGACGGAGTACCTGCAACTCGGGGACTTGGACTTCAGCTACGACGAGGACACGGACTTCTCGGCGCTGGTGAAGGGGAGGCGCGGTAACTGATGGCTGCCCCGATGGCAATTTTAGTTCTGGCCGATGCAGCCGGGCAACGAACCGAGCTGCCGTGGATTCTCGGAGCTTCAGTCCCCGCCGGATTGACGGTGAGGGAGATGGTCCTGAACAACACCCCCTCCTACTGGGAGTTCCATACCCTGTGGGGCATCGTGGCCTCTGCCGGGGAGGCGTTGCGTTGGCGATACAAGGACTGGGTGGGTTGGCAGCATGGCTGCTTCGGTGAATTGGCCGGGGCATACGAGTAGAGATGGCAGACAGGCCAGAAGACAAAACGACGCTTCCGGGTCTGGTCCCCCAGAACCCTGCACCCTTCGACGAGGACAGTCAGGGCCGCAAGAACGCGGTGGGTTCACAGGTGGACCGCATCATGGAGGTGTTCCTCAAGCTCCTGCCGAGCAACTACGTCTCGCAGGTGACGGGGCCGAACTACACCCTTCAGTATCAGGCGGCTGCCGAACAGATTGCCTCGTTCCAGATTTCCGCGCAGGAGGTCTGGGCCGACTCGGTGTACGACTACACCCGGTCCGAGGTCCTCTATCAGATTCTCGGGGCGCTCGTGTTCCCGGATGCCGAGTCAGATGGCTGGCCCGAGCTGGAAGGCGACCTCACCTATCGGCAGTTCCTCAAGAGGATGGTCATCCTGCTTCTGCAAGGAGCGACAGCCGCGACGGTGAAGGAAGGGGTCGAGCTGCTCACCGACGCCCTCGTCGAAGTCATCGAGAAGTCCGTGGCCGCCCGCACGACACCGAACTCAGCATGGGGGCCTGCGGACCAGTTCACCTTCGAGGTGAACGTCACCGGCTCGCGGACCCTCGTAGTCGGTGAAGAAACCATCACGCTCGAAGACTTCCCGGACGACCCCTTCGTCCTCCTGAGTAATGTCTCCATCGTGATGCGGGCCTTGAAGGCGGCCCACACCCTTTACGACTACCGGCACTTGTTCCGGGAGTCCTTCGGGACGCTGTTCTCCGACACGATGGCGTTCGACTACGACATCTATCATTACGACGACTTACGGAAGTTCTGCCTCGGAGCGGAGCGGGTCACGGGGACCGACGGAATCACCCTGACAGACCGTTCCCTGTTCAGCGATGCCAATCGGGACTTCACCTCGATTGCACCCGGAGCCGTCCTCACGATTCTGTCCGGGCCGAACGCCACGGATGCCAGCTCCACGGATGAGGGCTGGGTAGGCCGCTACAGGGTCGAGGAAATCCGGGTCTTCCCAGTAGGGGACGACACTACTGCGAGGGCGTACACGACCGTTAGCGGCCTCTCAGGGACCGCTACGGTGTCCGGGGATGTCATCACGGACCCGTCCCAGAACTGGGCGCTGGCCCCCGAGGGGGACATCCTGACCTTCACGACCGGGCCGAACGCGGGCAATTACCGCCTCAAGACAGTTCTGGGGAGCAACGGCGGCCCGGTCGGATTCGTGGACCCGGCGCATGTGGCGACTCAGGTGCGGGCCGCCCCCAGTCTCCTGAGAATTCGCAACCGAATGGCCCAAGCAGTCACGGGTCAGGATTACATGGTGACTGTGGACAGACTCGGCGTGCAGGTGCCAAGGCCCGTGGTTGGGGAAGATGCTTCCGAGTTCTTCTTCCGATGATTGGCCTATATGTCCGGTTCTATGGAGGCCCTGCTTTGACGGTCTGAGGGAGATAACATGCCTGCCAGCATCACAACGACTTTCCTGAACCATCCCGGCGGGACTCCCGTCGGGCCGGTAACGGTTGACGCGAGCCGGGACGACCTGCTCAAGGGTTATCAGGTCGTCAGCACGTCCGTCCACGACGCCTCGACCTACGCTTGGACCTTGGCGTTCAAGCCGGACTCGGCAGGGCCGTCGGCGTCTTCAGGCGACGACTACGAGGGCGACCCCTCGGACGCCCAGTTGCTCGCCCCTGAAGGCACGACCTCCAAGACATGCCGGTTCAACGCGGACTGGAACGGTTCGTACCTGCTCCGGCTCGTGGTGGACGCCGGACTGCCGACCGAAGACACCATGTTCCTTCGGTTCCGCATCCTGACCACCTTCGCCAACCTCAAGCTCGTGGCAGCGGGCGAAAGGCGCGACTCGAACGGCATCGTTCCCGTGGACGCTTCAGCAGAGGGCTGGGCGGACGACCAGAACTCGAACATCCTGCGCCTGCTCGCGCTCACCCGACGGGCAGCCATGTCCGGGCGAGTCCTCTACGTGGACGCCAACAGGGGCCGGGACAACGCCGAAACCCAGAACGACCCGAGCAACGTCATCAAGATGCCCGGCCCGGACTCGGCGGCTCTGGACGAGACGGGGATTCGCATCGCAGCTCAGGGCTTTGCGGACTTCTCCTCCATCAATGCGGCCATCACCTACGCGAGCGCATGTGCAGCTCGCGGGGAAGCACCGCTGGAAGACGAGAACCCCTACGTCATCATGGTCGCCCCCGGTTACTACGAGGAAGCACTGGCCATCGTGCCGCACGTCTTCCTCGTCAACGCGGGTGAAGCCGGGATGACGTTCGCTGCCGACGACACCACTTTCCCAGCGGGGTCAGTCCTTGTCCGGGCAGTCACGGGCTATCACTCCATGATAGGGGTTCCGACCTCGCCGCCGTCCTCAACGAACCCCATGATTCTGCGGGGCATCACGCTGGAAAGCACCGTGGCGACCGACAGCCCCGCTCTGCTCGTGGACGGTGGCTCGGCCTTCCTGCTTGAGTCCTCTGTCATCAAGAATGCGGACTTGGGGACCGCCCTGACCCTCGGGGACACCACCGACTGGGCCTTCTTGAGTGCAGGCCGAAGCATGATTCAGGGGCCGGACCCGACTGTCGTCGCTCCGGGCGAAGAACCCTGCGGTCTTCTACTGGCCGGAGGGGGGATGTGCTTCGCGGTTCTGGCCGAGACAACTGTCACCGGGGCTGACGCGATTTTGAGTCCCAGCCCCTCGGCGGAACTCACCCTGAACTATTCGTCCGCCCATTGCGGGAAAGCGGACAACTGGTGCTACAAGGGAATCGCCAAGAGCTTGGTCATGGACTACTGCCATTTGGGCCACGGCACCGGGGCAGGCGGGGGTTCCGTGGGCGTCGGCGTTGGTGCGGCGGCGGGGGCATCTACCGAAAACATGGAGGTGATGGTCCGCCACAGCGACTTCTCCGGTGTCTACCGGGTACTCGGGGCCGCCACGACAGGCACCGTCGGTGTGACTTCCGGTGCGGTCACGCTGGATGACCTGAGCGACCTCGACCTCGTGGGCGGCAATATCACGCACACCGTTCTCCCCATCATCGGGGGCAGTGGCGGCAGCTCCGACGTATGGGAACCAGCCGAAGTAAATGCGGGCAACACCCCGTACTCGATGCAGTCCGGTGAGGTCATCGCGGTCTGCATGACGACCGCCTCCGCAGTCGAAGTCGTGTTGCCCGATACTCCCACTGACGGGCGTCTCATCGTGGTCAAGGACCAGCAGGGCAATGCCGCGATTAACAACATCACCGTGACCTGTCAGGGAACGGACCTGTTCAACGCCGCACTGGGCGGGTTGGCGACGTACATCATCAACACCAACGGGGCGGCGATGACGTTCTTCTACTACGACGGTGTATGGTCCGCGATTTAGTGAGATGGAAGAATGGCCAACGGCTCTCCTGATTGTTGGGACACCGGGCCTTTCGGGTTCGGCCCGTTCCCTCCATGCCCATCCGTGCTGGTCTGCCCTCCGCACCCGGAGGCTTCCGGCTACGGCGGCGTAGGCTGGTCCGAGAGTCCCCTCACGCCACCTCCGGCGGGAGCGGCCTACGGCTTCTACCCTTACGGTGGTGCAGGCGGCTTCCCCGACCCGAAGATTCCCATCGACGGCGGCTTCGGCGGCGACCCCTACGGCCTCGGTCCTTACGGGTCCGTGGACAAGACACCCCCGCAGGTCGCGTCCGCTCTGAGCATCTCCGGCTGGGAAATCGAGGTCTTCTTCACCGAACCGATGGACCCCCTCAATCCGGCTCTGCTTGACCCGGCGTCCTACACGCTGACCCCGGTGGCAGGGGCGGCTCCATCCGTCACCATCGAGAGCGTGCGGATAGAAACGCTGGGTGAGGTGGACAGCACCCTCGGGACCGCCGGGGCCATGTCCGTCATCCTGAAGCACACGGGGACGACGCAGGGAGGCACCTACAGCATCGTGGTAGTCGGCCCGACCGATATGTCCGGGAACCCCCTGCTGGATACGGGGCCGATTGTCCTCCTGTGCCGTGGCGAAGCACCGCCCTACACAGTCACCCCTATCGACCAAGAGATGCTCCGGCTGACCTTTGCCTACCCGATGCTGACAGCGGCGCTGGAACCGCACCCCGGTTCTGGCATCGACAATCCCAGTTCCTACTCCTTCACCTCGGACCCGGACTACCCCATAGCCATCAGGGTGTCGGCGGCCACGCACCCCTTTGAAGGGAGCGCCGCCAAGGTGGGTCTGACCACCACTGGGATGACCCGGCTCGACTACACCTGCATCGCCACCAACTCGACCGCCGTGGAGTACGACGGCAGCGTTCTTCCCTCGGCGGCCACCGGGTGTGACGGGCAAGAGCAGAACCCCCAGAACGGCTCCTCCGAAGTATCGGGCGGCCTGCTCCGGCTGAACCGGCCCGGCCCCGCTTGGGGTCCGTATGGCTGGGGCTTCTTCGAGCCTACGGTCCCGAGCGTCGCCCACATCACCCCGGACTCCACGACGCGCATGGACTTCACCTTCAACGCAGGGCAGGGCCTTTACAGCCCGGCGCTCGACGACCTTCCTGAATTCACGCTCGGGGAGGTCATCTTTCAGAACGGCCCGGCGACACAGGGGCTTGGCGTCCGGGTGGGCCTGAAGCGCGACGCGGCTGGGACGGACCTTCTCAGCTTCACCAACAACGCCTTCACGGTCGATGTTCTGGGGGATTGGAGTACCGGCACCCACACGCTGTCCCTTGTCTGGAACCAGAAGGCAGAGACGGCGGCCCTTCTGCTCGATGGGTTGCCGGTCGCGGTCACACCTTTCACGAACCTCACCGTGACAGATGACGCTGGGCCGGGTGTGACGTGGCTGTTCTTGGACGCCCCGACCAGCGTGACGGGCTTCCAGATTCTCGGCGTCGAGGCAACCTCCACCTATACGGTCTTTTCGGAGGCGTGGAACTTCCTTCACAACCACGAATCCGAGTTCGAGGGTGCCTACGCGGATACGAGGGACTGGCTTCAGACCCAACGCGGTCCGCTGGTCAAGGGTTGGGGCGACGCGACCCCGGCAACCAAGCAGGACGTGACCGTCTTGGTCAACGGGGTCGAGGTCGGTGTCGAGGACGTGAACCCGTACATCGGGCGCATCCAGCTCACCACACCGATTCCATTCATGCCGCCGGGCGACATCGACGTGAAGGTGGACTACAAGTGGTTTGCCACGCCGACGATGGAACTGGCCGGGCTGAATACGCTGGGCCTCGTCCTCAACAAGTGGGACCGGGGCATTGGACACCATGACCCGGCGGCCCACGGGGAACAGAATCAAGACTTGCCGGACCATCCCAAGGGGAGGCCCGACACGGCGCGGTTCCCCATGGCGGTTGTCCTTGGTCCCATGACGCGCCCGTCGCCCATGCTCATCGGCCACCGATACCTCGGCTTCGAGCGGGAATACTCGGCGCTCCTGAACAGCCCCACGACGCTGCTCCTGAACACGAACCCGCACCAGACCTCCACAGATGCCTTCGAGGAGGCCGTGGGTGGGTCTACAGTGGCTTACGAGGCTACAGGCAGCCCTCGGGCGGCCACGCCTCCTTGGACGCTTCAGGGGACCGACACGGGCGCGTACAACACTGGGCAGGGGACGTGGACCCTCATCGACGCCCAGAGTGGCTCCTACGACCCGGACGACGCCCAGACAGCCATGTATTGGCGTGAGCTGGACCTCACATTCCCGTCGGCCATCACGCTCAACACGCGGTTCACCATCCCGGACACCTCGGCCATCAACCCGGACGGTGTGTTCACCGGGGTCGGCTTCGGGTTCCACAACAACCACGAGCTGTACCTCGTGGGGGCGCTGCTCGTGAACGGCCTTCAGCATGTGGGGATGCTCATCGACCCCCGCAAGGTCCAGCAGGTCGGCGCGTGGGAGATTGGCCCCGAGACGACTGCGACCATCACCAGCACGACGACCATGAGCGTGCCGTCGGCGGAGGTGCCGACCGACTTCAAGGATGGCGACCGCTTCCAGATTCTCGAAGGCCCGCAGGCAGGGGTCCACACGGCGACCCACGTCGTCGCCCAGTGCGACGGGACATCGACCTGCACCGTCAGCCCGGCCTTCCCGGCGGACCCGACCAAGTACGGGAACAACTACCCGACCGCCATCTTCGAGACTCCGTGGAACGGCCTCTCGACCTACAGGCTCGTGGCGGACCCGGACCAGAAGGTCGCAACCTTGGCCATGTCCGGGACGACCACCTCGGACATCGTTACCCTCGACGGTAACGTCCCGGTCCTCCCAATGCCCGCCGAGACTTCCCTCATCTTGACCCAGACGGGTGAGGGGCAGGTGTTCTGGGGTTCCCTGAGCCGGATGGCCACGAACACCAGCACATGGTCCTTCGTTCGTTACGGCATCACGCCGGACCAGTCCTACTTCCGCAGCCACTCGAAGGCGGTGGCAACCGAGATGGGGGTGGTGCCGGAGCATGACCCGAATTTCGAGTGGTACACCCAGCAAACTTTCGGTTACTCGAAGGCGCTAAGTAACGATGACGACGTGCTTCTCAAGGCTACGAGTGCCTCGGAAAGTTTGAAGTTTCTGTTTGGGTACAAGCGAATCGAACCCTTCTTCGCTCCTGATTCAAACTTGGACCTTCGGGCAAACTTTCGGATGGACACAGGCACGTTAGGGGCCGGGGACACCGAAATTGTCCTGAACGACGGCAACCGGGAGATACGGCTTGCAACCCTCCTCTACGTGAAATGTCCGGGGCAACTCTGCTACCGACGACTCATCGACCTCCCGGTCATCAGCATGGCCGGGCTGCTCGCGCCGTTGGCGCAGGACTGGACGGAAGTGGCCGGGTCCTCTGGGACTGGGGCATCTCACATCTCGGACTTCATCACGTCCCAGTCGGTGGGTGAGAGCCTCCGTTACACCGGCAACCTCGACACGGCTGGGCTGTGCTTCTCGGAGGAAGGCGACCGGGTACTGGAAGCTCGGTTCGCCGTGGACTCCGTGACGTTCAACGGGGACGACTCCGGCATCTTCATCGGTGGGGATTTCGGCCAAGCCAATTACTACGGCGAGATTCGGCTCATCGATGGAGGGGTGCGCCTGCTGGACGCCAACGGCGTCACCGTGCAGGATTACACCTTCGACTGGGACGACGGCGAGTTCCACACCTACAGGCTCGTGGCCTCTCAGGGCGTCGTGACCCTGTTCCTCGATGATGAGGCCGTGACCCCGACACTCGTGGACACCCAGTTCCCCGGCGGGACGGGCAACGACACCTGCTTGTGGGGCGTCCACGACGCGGCTGGACTGACGGCTAGCTCAGTTCGCTGGCGCTCGTTGTCGTACTCGATGCTGCCGCCTCCTCTGTCTTACCGCACGCTGGGCGTGTGGAAAGGCGGGGACAAGAGCGACATCGACAACTGGGAGATTCCCCGGACCGACGCGACGGACACCAAGAACTCGGCAGAGACAGGCCCGGTCGTGGAGGACATGGACTGGCGGGAGTGGACCGAGGTCCGCATCCTCCGCACCCCGACGTGGGGTGTGACGGTCTTCCGCCCGGACATGCCTCTGCCTCCTTACTACCAGCCGGAGACGCCCGGTGTTCCCGGCAGCGGCTTCACCAACGAGACGACAGAACCGTCGGCGGGCTGGATTAACCTCGAATACCCGGTGCTGCCTCGCGTGCCGTCCACCTTTGGGTTCGTGGGCTTCGGTTCCTTCGACCCACGCTCTGTCACCCAGCAGCGATGGGACTTCGTGCGCTACCGCTTGTTCAAGGTGGCCACGGTGGACTTCATGCAGCCGCAGGGCATGGTCCTCAACCGGGCCAACATCATCAACAGCGGCGAGCGCACGCAGGACGTGACCTACGAACGTATCGCGGTGCAGACCCTCGACAAGAGGCGGCTCTCCCTGCGCCCGACCCAGATGTACGCGAGCAGTGTCTACAAGGTCATCGACGGGACGACCATCTACACCTACATGCAGTACACCTTCGACGAGGACTCTCAAGTCCTGACGCTGGGGAGGGACTCGGACGGCAACGATTACGAGTTCTCCGGCGAGACAGTCTCCGTCGAGGTCATCTTCATCCCCGGCCAAGCCACGGTGACGTACCTTCAGAACCAGCCGCTCCTTGACGGTGTGACCCTCCTGAACGAGGGGACGCCGCCGGTCCCCAAGAGTCAGACCGGGGACTCGGAGTGGGAAGAGGTCAACGGGACGCGGCTCAACGACCCGGACGACACGCTGAACGACCCCGGCGTGGCACTGAACGACCCGTATCGAATCCTGACCCACCGCGACCCCGAGGGCGCTCGCTACGAGTCGCTGGACTTCATCGAGGTGGACAACGATGGGTCGGAAGACCTCATCTCGTCCATCTGTGAAGGGACACTCCCGCAGGGCTTCTCGGGCCTCGACCCGGACTGCGGCGACGACATCTACACGAACGATGGGGCATCCGTCGGTAGCACCGGAGGCGACCCCCTCGATGGCGCAGGGGCCAGCGCGGACTTGCAGACAACCGGGGACAAGGTGGGCTGCCCAGTTGGCGCTCATGTCCTCGAACTCAGCGGCACGATGCTCTGGGACAAGGCGGAGTTCCCCAAGCAGCCCGACTTCGAGCAGGGCGGCGGGATGCCCGGCCATGTCCTGTTTGCCTCGGGGGGCGGCTACCTCGGTCCCGTTGTGGACGGCGACGGCAACCCCATCGGCCAGCAACCTCTCGGTGGGACTCTGGGTCCGGGGACTGCTGTCCTGTGGCCGAACTACCCCTCCAAGGAGGGCCGCGCTGGTCGCGGCGAGGGCAGAATCTACCAGCGGACCGACTGGCACCTGCAACTGTGGTCGGTCATGTCCGTTCCTGCCGGGAGCGTCGGGTCGGTCGGCCCCGGCCCTGCGGTGGAGACTCCTCTGGAAGAAGACTGGGATTGGGCCGCTGTGGACAACACGCCCCCGTCCCGGCCCCACAACTGGACCCGTAACCCGTCCGGCCCGGCTCCCTCGAACGGGATGGGGGCGGCCTTTGCAGAGATGACCGGGGCCGGGGACTACTCGCACATCGGGCCATGGGGTGGCCTCGACACGCTGACCCCGGAAAGGGACCACGGCTTCTTCGAGTTCCTCACCACGGACCCCGACGCCCTCGATGGCGTGCAGGTCCGGCTCGAAGACGAATTCGTCGGTGGGGGAGTGACCCTCACTGGCCGCAAAGTCCCCTTGGTTTCAACAGACTTCGGGGTGATGGTCCAGCCGCATGTGCAGCTCGCGGAAGCCATCAACCGGCAAACCAGTGTGCCTACCCTCATCGCCTTTGCAGGCGTTACATTGGCTGGACGGCCCACTGTGATGGTGGAATCCATCATGCCAGTCAGTACGTCCTACTTGCCCGTCATCACCACCATCATGCCAAGCCTCATCGTACTGGCCGGGGTCGCCCCGGACATCACGCCTCCCCCAGTCGGGGAGTCCGGGGTGTTGACCGGAGGAGCTGGAATTCGGCAAAGCTCACTCCTCGCGGGCGGCTTTTCGACTGTCGTGGGCGGTGTTCACGACCCTTGGCTCGGTATTGTGTGTGAAGGGGGACACTCGTTGCCGCCGGGTGTTGTGTCCACCCGAATAATTCGGGCGGCTAACCCTTGAGTCAATAGAGCGCCTATCTCGGCGCACAAGTAGGAACTGCGGTTTATTTGGAGAGGGATATGTCCCAAGTCTTCCGTGACCGTGTAAAGATGGGCGGGGATGCCATGCAGGCGGCCTGTCTCGACCTTGGGGTGTTCCCTGAGAGCTTCCTCTGCGGACCCAAGAAGGGGCAACTGTTCATCGAGATGATTGACGCCCGGACCGGCGAAGTGCTGGACGAGCGCGAGCTGGACAACATCATCACTCTCGATGCGGGCATCTTGGCTGCCCGGCTGTTCAAGGACAGCGAGACGCCCACGGCGGGCCGCAACAACGGCCTCATCATGCTCGGGGTCGGGACCGGAGCGCCGGGCAACCTGCTCTCCCCGGATGCCCCGCAGCGGGAGCAGCGTCGCCTCGTAGTGGAGATTGGCCGCAAGGCGTTCTCCTCCACGCAGTTCCGCAACGCCGATGGCGTGGCCGTGGCGTACCCCACGAACATCGTGGACTTCACCACCACCTTCGGGGAAGGCGAAGCAGTCGGGCCGCTCAATGAGATGGGCCTGATGAACACCTACTCCCTCTCCCCGGCCACCCGGAATCCCATCGACAACGGGCCGGGAACCCCCACTCCCACCTACGACCCGACCATCGACGTGACCGGACACGACATTCTGGCCAACTACCTGACTTTCTCGGTCATCACGAAACCGTCAACCGCTGTCCTCAGCATAACGTGGAGGCTCACCTTCTGATGCAGGCTTCCGCGTCCAACGCCCGAGAGGGTATCGGCAGTAACGTGGTTGGTCAGGCTCCGTCCGTGGTGTCCTGCCGCATCTGCGGGGCCGAGAGGAAGCAGCTTGGGAGGCACCTGAGAGCCGCACACGACATCTCTCCGGCCAACTACCTTGCTCGGTTCCCCGGAGCCTTGACGGATGCACCGGCCAGCAGGAGCCGTTCACAGGATTGCCGGAGGAAGCAAGCCGCAGCCGCGAGCAAGCGGTGGGGGTCCGCCCAAGAGAGGAAGGCCCAGTCGGAGAGAATGAAGCTGTCCGCCCCGTGGACGGGCAAGTCCCTGACGGATGAACATCGGGACGCCATCAGCCGGGGTTGTACGGGAAAGACCAAGGTGCGGAGGGAATCGACGGACGGGTTCTCCCCCAGACGCTACCGGACGCACGGTGGGCGTGCCAGAGGAGGCAGGCGACCGGACATACCGCACGCTTGCCGTTCCTTGATGGAGGCGAACTTCGCCCGAGTCCTTCTTCGGGAGGGCGTCCCATACGAGTACCGCCCCAGTGTGGTCGGACTCGACTGGGTGCCGTCGTTTCGGTTGCTCAGACCGCTGTGGGAACTGGTCCCCTCGGGATGGGTGGAAGTGGTCGGATGGAGCAGGCGCACAGGCTTCTTGCCGAAGTCTCTGGCCACTCGGCTGGCCCAATTCGAGGGCCAAACCGGGACCAAGGTTTCCACGGTGTGCCTGAACAGCACTCTGTGGAGGGCCATGGAGGGCATCTATTCTCCGCTCATCCCCCAGTGGGAGCGGAGAGGGGTGGACCCGGACGTGAGGCGCACATGACGGCAAGGCTACGAGGACGCGACGCATGGCTGTAAAGGACCGCGACAGGAATTATGACGAGTTGGGCGACGCTACCAGCGTCGGCTACACTCCGAACACTGTGTCCCGGAACCTCAAAACCGGGGACAGGGCTTACACCGATGTCGTCTGGCAGTCGGGCAAGCCGGTCCTCGATTCTGAGCTTCAGCTCGGGCAGGATGCCGCGTGGTGGCAGAACTATCTGCTGCGCCGCTGGCAAGCCCCGTCTGGGTGGCTCCGGGGCCAGAGCCGGTACGATGTGTATTGCGACTACACATTGGAATCAGCGCCGGTTGAGGTGGTGGACGACAGCGGCGGGGGAGGGTCGGTCGGTTCCATCGGCTCGCTTGGCCCCGGCTCCATCGGCGGTGGCGACCATATCCTGTCGGACCGCACCATCATCGACGCAGTTCTGCTCCCTCGTCTGGAAGCCATGGTGGCCGGATGGCCCGTGGTCGTGGAATACACCAACACCCGGACGACGGGCTGGAATCTTGTCGTCCTCGACCCACCCCGGTTGTACGACGGGACCGAAGCCTCCATCAAGCGCACGGACTTTCTGTTCCTCGAAGTCTGGGTCACGCTCGTCGCCCCAAGCGTGAAAGCAACCGGGGCCGTGCAGGTGGCGTCGAACGCCGACCTCGCGGCTGGCGATACCATCACCATCAACGGAGTCGTCCTGACAGCAGTGGTCGGCGTTCCGGGTGTGGATGAGTTCGCCATCGGGGCCAGCGAGTCCGCGACGGCGGTCAACATCGCGGACGCCCTCAACGACGCGGCCAACTCCTTCCATACCTTTGTGGCGGCGCGGGCCAACACCGACATCGTGACTATCGAGGCCGTCACCCCCGGAGTGGCGGGCAACCTCATTACGCTCGCAGTGGCCACGGCGGTTATTGGCTCTCTGGCCGCATCCGGCGCGACTTTCACGGGAGGCGAGGACCGGCCCAACAAGCCGGACCAGACTCACATCTACCGTCACGGCAACGTCGATTCCCCCCTCATCGCGGCTCTCCCGGACACCCTCATGGACCCGGTGGTCAACACCGAGTCCTCCCAGCGGGTGCAGGTCCAGTACCGCATCCGGCATACGGGGACCGACGAGGCCGTCAACTACAAGAAGCATCCCGACGGGTTCTCGAACCTGAATCTGGGGCCGCCCAGCACCCCGACCGTGTACGCACAGGCCGCCCGGTCCAACCCGGCTTCGGCAGCCAATGTCGGTGGTGGGCGCTTCTATCCTTTCGTCCCGGCGGACGAGGCTTCGGTTTGGGGCAACTCCTCTGCCGCGACCTATGGGCTGGAAGACACTGGCCTCTGGGTCGCCGGAGATGGTTCCGACCAGTCCACGGCAGACCTCGGGACGCTGGACGGTTACGTCTACGCCATCCCGCTGGGCTTCGTGTTCCGGCACAACGATGTTTCGAGTCCCCCCTTGGGCTTCAAGGGCTTTGACCCGCTGGCCAACACCAACGGAGCGCCGCTCTACCAGCACACGGGCTATAACGGACCCCTCGGCCCCATCCCGGCGGGGAGGTCGGACCGGCCTGACGGCGAGTTCGCGGATGTCATCACCCAGAACAACCTGCTGGACCTCCGGCGACACATCGCCTTCCCCGGCCACGACTTCGCCGGGCAGCTTCAGTACCAGATGCAGTCCCTCCTCGATGGCAGCCTGCGGACGTGGCAGGTGGACATCGCCTCGAAGCAGGTCATGGGAGGCGACTCCGGGGATGTCTCGACCCGCTATCTCGTGTGCAACGAGGTGGGGCGCGGAGCCGACGGCGCTCCGCCCATCTCCGGGGATACCGAACGTGGGGAGTTCATCCGCAACTTCGACCACTGCTGCCGTCGCTTCGGCTCGCAGGGTGTCTGTGAACGGGTGGTGTTCTCCTTCTATCCCGGCGACCGCGAAGTCGGCCCGGTTGTGGCTCCCGGCACGGTCAACACAGGGAAGTACGTCGAGAAAGCCGGAGGTTCCCCCGCTGACTCGTGGTACTTCGAGGACGCCCTTCACATCGACCTCGAACACTTCGACGCGACGACCCTCGGGGGAGTCTTTCAGGGTCAGGACGGAGGAGGCACCTCGGGTGTGGGTCTTCCCGACCCAGCCGTCTCCCATTTCGCGCCGTTGGGGACGGTCATCTCGGACGTGCTGTCCGTGTGGCATGACGACGGCCACTACGGCACCCCGGTCCCCCAGCAGGTCGAGCCGCTCCTCATCGAGGGACTCGGCACGCGGCACCTCTACATGGAGCTGGACCTCAACGACCGGGTGGTGAACGGGGGCGACCCCGCCAACCCGGACTACCAGATGGTGGGTCGGGCTGCCGGGCCTCATGTCGGGTCCGACCGCCGTATCTTCGTCGAGGTCGAACTGACCTATCCCATCGGGGACAACGGCACGACGGACACCCCGGACCACGAGGTCGTTCCTGATTCTGTGGTCTACGACGGGGGAGTCGGGCCTGCTGGCCCCGGCCCGGTCATCGAGGATGCCCCGGCCCAGCGCCCCAACGACTTCGAGGACTTGCTCGCACCGGAATTCCGGGAAGGCTACCGTGAAGTCGCGTTGGAGTACGTCCCGAACAACACGCAGGTCCACAACCCCGCAGGCCAGCAGCCCGGAGTCCCGGTGGATGAAACCATCGTCAGCCGGGCCACGACCGAGCTGTTCCCGCCCCGAAGGCTCTATGGCCTCGAAGGCACTCCCCCAGTGGTGACGGACCTCGTAGCGGCAGTGGGACGCACGGTGGACGACACCTTGACCGAGTACGGGTGCAGCACACGCAAGCTCGTCCTCGCGCAGACACTCTCGGCGCAGCAGTGCTTGACGAGGGTCCAGTATTTCCCGCAGGACGCCATCCCCAACTACGGGGCGATGGGCGGAGGCTACCAGCTCTCCATCTACTTCCGCTCGAACGTCCCGCAGACGGCGGGCGTGAAGGAAGGGGCCATCGGGACGACGGATGACGGTGTGCTGCCGACGACCCTGCCGGTCGAACCCCTCTACGGCAGCCCGAACCTCTGGACCGGGCAGGTAGGTATGGGGTCCGTGGACATGGGCTACCCCTACACCGGGCCGCTGGACCAGATTGCCATCAACGACGGCTCTCCCCTGAACATCGTGGACCAAGTGGCAGGAACCACGCAGGAGTGGTTCTACTGTGCCACCGCCGACATCACCATCGACGACTTTGACGCACAGACCGGCCTGCTCGCGTTGCACCCATTCGTGCAGGCGGACGGGCAGGATGTTCTTTCAATCGGTGGGACGACCAACGAGCAGAAGCCGAGGAAAGACGCGGAGTTCCGTGCCTACTACCCGTTCGTGGACGATGAGGCATACCGCCCGACCATCATGTCCCAGCCTCTCTTCGGGTCAACAAGGCACAAGGTGTTCTTCCCGTTCCTCGCAAGGGCCGTGGAAGACCTCCCCGGCATCACGGGAGGGTTGCTGTTCCGCAAGAACGAGCTGCTGCTCATCGTTCTGAGCCGTCACGCAGAGCTGGACGACGAGAACAACGTCCGGTTCACCGACACGGACAACCGGACCGCCGCTGCCGTGTACCGGACCCGCAACCTCCTGTGTGTTGTGGGTGATAGACAGTGTGACTGAGGGAGACTGAGATGCCTCGTAAGGTAGACCCCGGTAGCATCAGAACCGGCTCCGGTAAGACGGTCCCGGCAGAAAGCCCTTACAGCCTCGGTGGCGTAGTCCCCGGCAGCCCGACCATCGGGTATCCCGAGTACGACGGCCCCAAGCCCGAAGGCGGGGCCGGTGGGCTGGCCGGACTGGACGCTCACATCCACGACCCGTCGGGCGCTCACCCGGCCTCGGCCATCAGTGTCTCTCCTTTCCCGGACCTCCTGCTCGGCTCCCGGAACGTGGAGCAGAGCCTTGACGGGCTGACCTCGGGGATGCCTCCTCAGCCGACCATGAACGGCATCCTGCGGCTTGACCGGCTGTGGAGTACCGTCCCAGTCTGGGGGATGCTGGACTTGGGGGACTCGAACCTCGTAGAGCGTAACTTGGTCCCCGGAGTTTCGGAGGACCCCTACGAGTACCCTCCCGCCATGAACAACCCGGACGATGTGTACCCCTACTTCTTCGCGGCGACTGCCCCGACTCTCAACTTCAACGGCATCTGGCAAGAGGAGCCGGAGTACGACACTCTGGATACCGAACCGGCTGCCGGGGAGGACTTGCGAGGCGGCAGCCTTGAGAGCAGGGACCTCGAAGTCTGGAATGTCAGCACGGTTCGGGGTGGAGGCCAAGGCGAAGCCTACGCCGGAGCTTTCACCGATGTAGGCGACGCTGTGCGGCGGACGACTGCGGCGCTCCCTCTTCAGCCTCCGGGCAGCGTCGGACCGGGACCGGACCACTTCCCCGCCTGCATGGTTGGCAACATCTTCCCGGCGGACCGGGGTGTGCTGGCCCTCATCCGCTGGCCTCACAATGGCGACGTGGCGGACTTTCTCGCAGAGGACCTGCTGGACCGCGTGGTGGCCGCCATCCTGCTGGGCCAAGGCATCACGGGTGGTGACTGTATTCGCTGGGATGAGTCCATCGGCGCTCCCCTCGTCTGTGACGGCGACCCCGGAGGTATTTTCGCGGTAGGGACGGACGAGAACGGCAACTACGACCCCATGGCCTATCCCGGTCAGGCAACGGGTCAGTACAACCTCGATGAAATCTTCACGGGAGTCTCCACTATCGCGCCGGAGCAACTCCCTCCTCCGTGGAACGACTTTGACGGCGACGGCAACGTGGGCGCTCCCCGCCACCCCAACTCGGAAATCCCGGCACCGGGCCAAGTCCGGCTGGGGACCGTGGCAGAAGCCATCTGTGGGGAACCCCCCAAGCTGCCCTACGGCATCCCGATTCTGGGGGCAGGGCCGAACGCCTACGAGGACTACACCATCCACGCTGGCATGGTGGACGGCGTTTACGCCATCGGGTTGACCTTCCTCGAAACGAGCAACTTCTTCTCGTACCGGCTCCCGGTCATGGCCTCTTACTCCCGGCGGACCGGCATCCGGTTCACCCCGAGGGGCATCGACCCCCTGACGACCAAGGAGACGGCCCGGTACTTCTTCGTAGAGGAGCCGTTCGATAACGGCGATGACTCCATGGTGGAAGAAATCGAACCCGGAGTCTGGGTGCTGCGAAATGCAGGCGGCTACACATGGGGGACGGACATCAACGTCGAAGGTCCGGCAGACGCAGGAGGGACAGTTCAGGAAGGGGTGGACGAAGCACCCTTCAACATGCCCTTCCTTCAGGACGCATGGCTCTGGCAACTGGCCAAGTACCGGCACTCGTTCTACGTGCTGGACTCGGACACCAAGGGGGCCAAGGGGACCTACTGGTTCTTCCACTTCAAGCAGGAAGAGGACTTCGAGAAGTTCGTCCGTGACGGCATCATGCCGTGGGACGCGACCGACGGATACGAACTGTACGGGGCCTACCCGAACGCGGGTGCCATCGAGGACTACGGGAACCTCGTCAACGAGGACGACGGCACCGGGGTCAACCCCCACATGGCTCCCCAGTACGGCTACAAGTCTCTCGGGTACTTCCTGAACAGGTCGTCCATCTACGTGGCCGACGAGGACCATCAGGACGACATCGTTTTCACGACCCACACATGGATGTGGGCAGACGCGGGGACGGGCGGCGAGTTCATGGCCTGCTCCGGCGTGACTTACTTCATCCCGAACGATGCTGTCACCGCTGCCCCCGCCTTCAGTATCGACACCCTGACTGCTGTTGTGACAGGTGGCGGGGTAGCAGACCCATGGACCGAGGTTTACAGGACGGACGACAACCCCATGTCCACGGGGGACGTGCCACCCGCGCAGGTGAGCAGCCCGGACCCGGCACTCCTGTACCTCGGTCATTTCTCTTACGACGACGTGGCCGGAGTCCCCACCATGACGGTGACGCCCGGCTTCACGGACGCCCGAGGTGTGCGACCCCAGCGCATTGAGTTCCCCTACACGCATCTGGGAGCTTTCAGCGAAGTCGTCGGGCCGCTGTTCGGGGACAACCTGACCATCCAGCTCGCAGGTGGGGAAACCATCGTCCCGGACGGGGACGACGGCTACCCGGCCTTCACCATCAATGCACGGCCCCGTGCCTTCGTGCGCCGCCCTCTGGCCCATGCGACGTGGCAGGAGACGGTCCAGCCCACTTGGGCCGCAGGCGGAGCGGGGGCGGGGCAGGCGCTCGACGCCACCGACGGACGCGAGGTTCTGTTCCACTCGACCGCTTTCACCACCGCAGGTGGTGGAACGGCTCCTTACGGTAACTTCACCACGGGCGCTGTGTCTCCGGCCTACGCTTCGCTGGCGACGGCGGGCAAGGACACAGAGGAGAGATTCCTCGACGAGGTGTACCGCTACACGAGGGACTTCGCCGGGGTAAACGCCGCCGCAGGTGGCGACCAGCTCCGTGGACCGGGCATGGCGGCTTGGGCTGCGGGCCTCATCGAGGTCCCCGTGCGGGCCGGGCATACCGTGGTTGCCCCATGGGACACGGCTTCGTGGGTGCAACTGGACCGTCATGAAACCGTTGATGTGCTGGACACCTTTGACGAGCTTCAAGTGGCGGGGATGCCCGACAGGAATCCGCCGCTTTCCGACTGGGCTATCTACGCGGCCCCCTCGGCTGGCCGCCTGATGTACCCCAAGGAGGACTACACCGCCGGGTACGCGCCCGGTGCCGGTGAGGGCATCACGCAATCGGATTACTCCACCACGACCGGGGACAAGGAATACGTCCGCTGCTTCGACGTGGCCTTCTCGAACGCCACTGAAGACGAGGACGTGGTGGGGTCCGCCCTCGTGACCTTCCGCATCGACGGCCTGAAGTACAACGAGTTCGGCTACGCAGCTCCGGGTCCGGGCCATCCAACTCACGGCATCGCCATCATGGTCAAGGTGCCGGGGCTGACGACGTGGATGGACCTCGGGCGCAACGATGGCGGCGGCCCGAGCAAGCAAGACCCGGTGCGAGACGGCGCGGGATGCAGGGTGTTGGGCGAGTACACCTACGACTACTACGACCAACACACGGGTCAAGTCTACTGTCAGGTCCGGGCGAACGTCGGACCTGCGGCGACCCTTCAAGCCAGTGCCGACGGAACGGTCCCGATTCTGGTGAAGGTCATCATGAAGGACGGGGCTACCTCGCAGTCCACGAACTTCGACTTCTGGCACGAGCGCATCGACCCCGCTTGGACCGGGACAACCGGCCCCGGTATCAGTCCGTACAATGTGCGGGGCATTTCGGGAATCCAAATCATCCGGGAGAGCGAGAAGGCGGCATTGCCGACCCCGCCAGTGACCACGTAGTCGGTGGAGAGACTATAAATCTGCTGAATTAGACGGCAGGAGAGAAAGATGCCTGAAGACCCGAACGAGACGTTGGGAGCCAACCGGCTGACCAGCACGACGCAATCAGGCCGCGAGCCATGGCAAGAGAAGTTGTCCCGGCTCACGACCGTCCCCACCGGGAAGGTGGCTCAGGCGGCCCTCGTGACGCAGGGCCTCGGTGGCTCATGGGCTGGACAGTGGGGTGGTTTCCCCATCGCCACCGAGGATGACCAGCAGTCCCTCGGCCCCAACGCAGTCCAGACGGTCCCGTACATGCTCGGGCGTCTCGGGATGCAGGAAATCAACTTCGCCCCTTACGCGCACGGGACCAACCGCTTCGGCTCCAAGGGCGGCTCCCTGCTGGGCCATCCCATCTCCTTCGCTGTCGTCGGCCCGACCCTCAAGAACTGGCACACGAATATCCAATGGGTGCTTTTCGATAACGTCCCGGCCACCGGGCTACGCATGATTATCTGCCCCTCGGAGGCGTACAGCATTGCCTCCCCTCCGGGTCCGCCGCTGCCTGTCATCCCTTACGTTTTCCCCGATTACTACGGGTTCGACGGTTCCGACTGGGAGGCTCGCTTCCCCTGCGGACTGTACGTCGTGTTCACCCAGACGGGCGAGGAAGGCGCACTGGCCGGTCCTGCCATCGCTGGTGACGGCGGGTTGGGTGACGGGTATGTCAACCCCAGCGCAGGTGGATTCGTCAACATCGTTCCTCTCACGGACCACTCGAAGCAGGAAATCTTCCGCGTCACCGACATCACGGGCAACACCGTCACGCTCGACCCCGCCAAACCACCCCGTGACTACTTCGAGTTCCCTGCACTCGTCCCCGGACAAGAGCATTGTTGTCGGCAAATCATGTTCCTTGAGCCGAAGGCCACCCGGTGCCTCGCAGTGCCGGACTCGGGCAACCCCACGGAGTCCAAGACCTTCGTGGTCATCCCGCCGGAGCGGTCGCTCAACGCGGACAACCAGTACCCCTACCACGAGTGGACGGCCAATCCCTTCTTCGAGGATGGCATCCCCGTCCCCGCCGACGGCACCAAGGCTGCCGACGACGACTACATCCAGATGCCGCAGCTCCCGGTTCCGAAGCCCTCGTTCACCACCACGGGCCGTCTCTGTGGCGAAGTGGGCGACCCCGCCGTTGTGGATTGGGGTCCGGCCCGGATGGGCATCAGGATTGACGAGCTTGGTGGCACGGCAGGCCGATGGATTGGCAGCATCGTCCACATTACCCAAGTGGATGTGAAGCAGGACGGCCAACTGAACGTCGATGTGGCTTCGGGCTGGCAGGCTCCGTTGGAGTCCCTCCTCGGGTGGTTCGAGGTCGTTGACAAGGTTTTTGGGATTGACCTCTACGTGGTCCGGCGCATCGACGAGTACGACCCGGTGTCGGGGCGGGCCTTCTGGGGACCGTCCCTTGCGTTCAATCTGGAACAAATCGGCATCGCGGCGGGCGACGGAATCAACCTCAAGATAACGGTCCACGACTCCATCTCGTCGCTCTGGACCGGGGACCACTTCGACTACGACAAGGTGGACTCTGCCCGGCTGACCGTCCTCATCGACCCCAACTGGGTCAAGGCCAGCCTCAAGAACGACCTCCCCGGCCTCGGGCCGAACCTTCCCGACCGGGCCATCTTCGACACCGGCTCCTCTGACGAGGGGGCATCGAACAGCAACGCGGACCCCGGAAACCTGTACGACCTCGGGTTCCGCATGGTCCTGTTCCCGGCCAAGCTGCACCCCATTTCCGGGGCCATCATCCCGGACTTCGACCGCCCGGTGGACTCCAACGAGGTGGTCCTGAACCCCAGTACCTACAGCCTGTCCGAGCAATGGGTTGAAATCGACTACGCCAACGGCCTCATTCGTTGCTCGGAAGCCCCCAAGGAAGGCAGTGACCTGTGGCCGACGGTCGCGGGTGTGTTCACGGCCTCCGACAACCCCCGTGGTGAACTGGTCATCTTCTGCTCGTGCGTCCCCTATTCGAGGGAGGAGGGCCAGCTCGGGACCGCACCGCGAGCGACCGGCGTCGATAACTACACCGGAGGGGAAGCGGCCTGTGCCACGGGGGATACGCAGACAGACGGGCAGGATGTCTACGGTGAACGCTGCTACGTTCCGCTGGAAGCCCAGACCCTCGAATCCGTCAGCGTCCCTGACCCGACGATTGCCCCTCTCGAAATCGTCCTCACCGGGGAGGTCGCGGACCAGCTTCCGCAGACCGGCTTCATCGAGATTCTGGAAGGAACGACGCCCAACGGGGAGGCGGTCTACGAGGACACCGTGGTTCGCGCCACGACGTGGGGCTACTACGGGGCCGTGAACGATGCCGGAACGACCCGCCTCCGCAACATCTGGGGCGGAGGGCTGGACGGGGCTTCTCTGGCCATCACCGCTGGCACGCACGTCGCGGTCCTGCGGCGCAGCGTTCAGCTCCCGGTCCATGCGACGAATGGTCGATTCGGCACCGACTACCAGCAGGACACGACCTACGGACAAGCAAAGCGCGGCGCGGCCCTTCGCTTCGCGGACGCGCACGTCACGGACCAGCTCGACGGGTCCGTCTTGGTCACGCCCCGGAACACGCTGGGCAACTCCCAGACGGAGCTGCTCGACGACCTGTTCTCCTCGTGGCTCCTCGAAGGCGGCGAGCTGGACCTCGGCTCGGCTGTCTTCGGCGCGACCGTGGACATCCCCTACTCCGAGTACACCATCATCTTCGAGGGGAAACGCATCACGCTCCCGGCGGGCGTCGTGTCCCTCCCGGCGGTGGATGACACCTACTACCTCTATCTGGAAGAGAACGACCTGCCGGGGGACTGCCACGAATGGGCCATCTCTCCCGTCATTCCTGTCGTGACCCCCGGCACCATCCTCATGTACCGGGTGGACATTACGGGAGTCGGGACGGCCTTCGGGACCGTCATCGACATGCGCTACCCGCTCGAAGACATCGACCAGCGGGTGGACATCTACGTGGGCATGGTCGAAGGGCTGGAACCTCACACACCACATTTCGACAACCTCGCAGACGCTATTGCCTACGCGAGTGAGATTCAGACCCCCGAATCGGGCAACCCCGGTCGTCACGTCCACATAAAAGTCGTCGGGTACACGGACGAGGACGATACCCGTGTCCCCATCCAGATTCAGTCTGACGGCATCATGGTGACGAGCAATCCTCGGGTAAATTGGACGACTGCGTGCAAGGTTCGGTGGGGTGAACCGGATAGCGCACTCATCGACCTCAATGGGCATGACGACATCGTTTTCCGAGGGGTTAATTTCGAGTGTACTGTCGCAGACCCCGGCCCGGACAGGGACAAGGCAACGCCAGTCAGGCCAGTGTTCACCAACACCGGGCCTACCTGTAACCGGGTCATTCTGGACGACAACAGGGTCACGGGTCCAGCTCAAGGATTCTTCTCCGTGGACTCTGCGGTCTATGTCACCACAGGCAGCCTCGTGGACTCCCGCATCACGAACAACCACGGGGAGGCTTTGCTGGACTTCGGGTTGTATGGCTTCCCACAGAACCCGTACAGTATGTTTGTCCGGTGTGTCATCTCCGGTAACAGGTTTGTACAGGACTCGACCCCCGGCGGGATGCAGGCGGGCCACCCGGAAACCGGCGGCATTGTTTGGGGCATGGCCGCAACGCAGCCGACTTTTAACCCGGACAATGTGGTATCAGACAACTCCATCCTCCGATTCAGGAACGGAATCCGGGTGGAAGCCCAGCACAATGTCTTCTCTGGGAACGCCATCCAGTCCACACAAGACCTCGGGGTGAACCTCATTGATTGTGAGGACTGTTCGGTTCTGGACAATAACCTTCTCTTGGTCCACACAGGGGTCGCTGCCATCTACCCCGAAAAGCGCGGCCTGAACTTCATCAACACCACGAGATGCCGAGCCGAAGGAAACACCATCACAATAAGTGGAGGAGGGGTAGGCGACCGGGAAATCATGGTCGTGACTGGGGACACGGACCAAATCATCGCCAACTCGGGCAATACCATGATGGTGGAATCACTCGACGCACGGGTCCACCGAAACAACGCTCCTACGGGCTTGATGATTGCCACTGGTGTCTCGGGTTCTGCGGGTACTGAATGCCGGGACAACGACCTTGGGGTGCTTCAGGTCAACGAGACGGGGGTCCTTGTCAGTGGGAACTCGTGCCTGACCACCATGGCCATCAGGGGGAGTGAATGCACGGTTGAAGGGAATTTCATCACCACGGACCTCACCATCGGGGTGGGCGGGACCGAAATCGACGATTGCCGTGTTGTGGACAATGCCGTCGGTGGGAACGTAGCCGTGACTGGCGGGCAGAACATCCTCGCCAACAACACCGTCAGCGGCAATCTGACCGTCAACGTCAGCACCCTCCACTACAACAAGGTGCTGGGGAACTCCCTGCCGGTCGGGGGCGGCGACATCACCGTCAACGACAGCTTTACCACCGTCAACGGGAACCGAGCGGAGAATATCAACATCCTCGGCGGGGGTTGCACGGCTTCGGATAACCACAGCACCAGCGATTTCTCGATTTGCACGAGTAACACCATTGCGACGGAAGCCTGCGTGGTGTCAGGGAACTATGTTGGCGGCAAGATGACCATCGGGGATGTGACTTTGGCGCAAGGTCGCAACGGGATCAACTCCGTCATCGCGGACAACAACGTGGTCGAAGGTTTGCAGGGCTACGCCACGGCAGACCTACTGGCCGTCACTGGGAACCGGATTCGCGGGGAGTGGGGCATAGGGGCCGAAAACGGCATCCAGCTTGCCGGGGACACTTGTACGGTCGTGGGCAACAACGTGACCGAGGAAGTGATAGTGGCCGCTGACACCTCAGTCACCGGCAACCGGGTCGGCAAGGACATTACGGCGAATGGTGCCAACTGCAAGGTGTCCGATAACGAAGTGACTGTGGGAAATATCACCACGAACAACTACACCACCGTTACGGGGAACAAGGTCAAGGCCGGGGCCATCACGGCTGGTGACTTCAATACGATTACGGGGAATGAGGTCACAGGCGGCAACATCACCGAAGGCGACGCGGGGACTGTCTCTGGCAACACCCTGACCACGGGCAACATGACTCTCGGGAACTTCAACACGGTTGTCGGGAACAACATCTTGGAGGGGGACCTCACCACTGGCACCGGCTGTACGGTCGGAGACAACAAAGTGCGGGCGAGCGGCGGAACTGGCGGAAAAATCACGGTTGGCCCCAACACGACGGTCAATGGGAACGCGGCGGACGATGACATTGACCTCCCCGGAGCTACAGGCTGCACGGTGATGGGCAACAGGTGTGCCAACATCACCAATACGGGCGCTGGCACGCCAGCCGACCCGGAGCTGGGGCCGCTTGTCACTCCTGTTATTGGTAACAGGTGTGCCAATATCTGGGGCGGCCTTGTACCGGCAGGTGGTGGGGCGGCATATCCGGGCAATGACAACTAATTGGCAAGGGGCGCGGCCTGTTCTTGGTCCGTCCGGTCTGCGAAAGTCAGGTCGGGCCGTTCGGTTCCGGTCCCCTGACACACCGTACCGAGGGCATTGCATGTCCCAAGAACGGGGCATCCGGGTTCACTTCCTTCCGCCGGGATGAAGAAGTCACTGTAGACCTTCCCTTCGCAGTAACCATATTGGGGTGCCGTGAGAATCACGCCACCTTCAAAGGGGCCAGCGTAGTACACGGCGAATAGTGTTTTGTCGCAGTCCTCATAAGTCGTTTCGGGCGGGACACACCCCGCCATCTGGCACTTGAGATTCGGGCTGTCCGGGTCGCCCGCGCACATCAAGGGGAGGCACAGGTCAGGGTCAGCCACATTCAGCGGGGAATCGAAGGCGCATGTAAATTCGAGTTCCGTATCCCAATAGCACAGCCTGTCTTCCGGCCACGGTTCACCGATGAGGGTCTTCCCTGCCGCGACTCCGGGGCATTCCACCACTTCCAGCCTCGGCGGTACGATGGTGCCGTCCGGGCCGATGATGGGGAACTTCTCGCACTTGGCCCCACCGGCACTTCCGGGGTTGCAGATTTCGGGACAGACCTCCTTCAAGTCATTCGCACCCGAATACCCGTTGCCCTCGGCGTCGAAATGGATTGTACGCAGCTCCGTGAACCCGCTTGCCGGGGTGTCTGACGGGTAGAGGCAGTAGAGCTGCTCATCCCCCTCGGGGTGGACGCAGCACCGTACCTGCGAGTCCACGTAGTCCAGCGTCGAGAACTGGTCAGGATTCCACGTAATCAGCTCGGGATTCGGGCCGTCGGCTCCGCATCCCAGCGCCATGGCCGTGATGGCCAAAATGAGCATCAGCTTCAAGGTCTTCATCGTTTGGCCTCCTTGGAAATTCTCCTCTCATGTACTCAACTCGCCAGTTTCGGCTCTAAGCCCCCTGAATAGGGAAATATTCGCAAGGTCGTCTAGGGCAGCGGTATGATGTCTAATACGTTCTTTGAAAACCAGTGGTTGCTGGTTCTTCCAAGAAGTTTGGAAGGCAAAACCACTGACGAATCAAGGGGCGGTCAGTTAGGTCGGTTTTTCCTCTATTTTAGGACAAAGGTGAAAGCCTGTTCTAAAAAGAGGCTATCGAAACGCACGACGGGAGGCTCAGGATGCGAGTCCTTGTTGATTGGAGAACGCACGCGGCAGGCGCTCCCAGCGTCACACAGGTCGAGAAAGTCCCGTCCGAAGACACCCCGATTCCCATCAATGGGAAGTACGCCCTCCCCATCGTTCACGGCGTGGACTTCGAGGTCGAGGACACCGACTACGTGCTGCCCATCGATGGCGGCGATATTTCGAGCAAGGCGTATGCCCAGCTCGTCGCCATGTACCCGATGTTCGAGTACATCTACTTCAACCCGCTGCTGACCGAGGCGCACGTCGATGAGCTGGACGTGGACGCAGAGTTCGCGGACTACGACGCCCCGGCTCCTTGGGGACCGTCCCCGCCCAACGCGCCGGTTCTGTACCCATGCAGATGTCAGGTAGGCCGCCCGGCCTCGTACCCGGAGGACCACGGCACCTTCCCGATGCTGACGGCCCTCCTTCCGGCCAACGAGGCGGTGCCGTCCACGCAACCTCCCAATCCGGGGATGCTCATCACCGACAACATCGACATCTCCGCCTACACGGGTGCGGCTGGGGCCGACGAGTTCATGGTCTATTGGAAGCTCTACGCTTTCGATGTGACGGATGACCGACAGGCCAATTACGGGGCGCACGCGGGGGAGAACACCCCGGCATACCGCAACCTGTACGAGACGGACCAAGAGCCGGACGGGTTCACCGTCTGGATTTCTCCCGATGACGGTGGCCACTGGTGCGAAGTGGGGCTTCTGGAAGGCATCGCCTTCACCTCCGGCACCACGGCCTTCAGGCTGGCGTTCAAGAACACGACCAGCGACAAGATTTACATCGCGGCCTTCGCGGTACTTTTTTGATGACTGCCCGTATTCTAGGAACCCTCTGTAAAAGAGGGCATGAGTCAGCCCCCGGCAGCGGGAAAAGTTGGCGCAGACTTGTACTCACAGGAGCCAAAGCCGGAACTCCCACGGAATGCTTGGAATGCAAAGCACTTACGGACAGAAGGTACAGGCAAACGGACAAATATAAGTTGCAATGCACCGCCTACAATAAGAAGTACGCTGCCACAGCAAGGGGCAGAGAGTTGCGAAAAGAGGGTACTGCCCGATACCTCAAATCGGAGAAATACCGCGCCACGAAAAAGGCTTGGAGGGACAAGCATCCTGAAACAGTAGCCGCTTCGCAACGCAGAGCTTGGGAAAAAATAAAAGGGAACCCCGAAAAGCGGACCCGAACCCTATTGCGTGTCGCATTCCATAACAGGATGAAAATCCTGTCGAAATCGGGGAAACGCCGCCCCGCCAAAGAATACGGGGTAGATTACGAAGCAATCTTTAACGAATTAGGTCCTCGTCCTTCTTCAGAGCATTGGCTGGACCACATCGTACCTGCGGGATACTTCGACCATGAGGATTCAGACCAAATTGCGATTTGCTGGTCCCCTGCGAATCTGAGGTGGATTCCCCGACAGGAGAACCAGAAAAAGAACGGCAAGCTGCCAGTGAGGTGGCCTACGGGTCTTCCCTTTATTCTTGGTACAGGACCCCTAGCCCGCGCCAACCCTGAAGGGGTACAGTGTTTGGCAGGTGGAGGCTGACATGAGCAAAGACCTTGGAAACGGCGTCTCCCGTACCCTCGATGCCGTTCATCGGCAGTTCGCAGGGATGGTGTTCCAGAAGGGAAAGCCTCCTCTCGACGCCGAGCTGAACCTCGCAGGGCAGGTGGACTGGGAGAACCAGCGGCAGGCGGTCCAGTCCATGATGCCGTCCGGGTTCTTCCTCGACCCAACGCGCCCCATGCAGGACTACCAGTTCGCGCAGGCGTGGTCCAATTACTTCACCCTCGGCAACCCCAAGACCCCCGTGGGAGTTCACGAGGGCGACCGGGAGTTCCCGGTGGTCTGGGCGAACGTCAACGGCTGGGTGTTCCCCATCGTCGGGACCGACGTGGACCACGAGGGCGACCTCCGCAACCTCGTCAAGCTGTACCCGCCCCCGGAGTCGGATGCCCGTATCGACCTCGTGTTCCTCGAAGCATGGCTCACGAACGTCGCACCGAACCCTTCGACCGTGAACAAGCCCGCCGTGGACAAGCTGTGGAAGTACGGCAACGTCCAGTACGGCGGGACGAATCTGGCGGATGACCTTGAAGACCCGACCATCGGGTTCGAGACGACCGAGCGCCTTCAGCTCCAATACAGAATCCGGGTCTTCGGGTCCGGTGCCGGGCTGGGCGCGAGTGTGGCCCTCGACATCTATCCCGACGGACTGGGCGACCCCAACGTCCTCGGGCAGGGGACCGCGACTCTTCCGGTGGCTGGCCTCTACTACACGAACATGGGCAAGGAGCTGGGCGACCCGGCGCTGTGGCGTGCCGGTGACGGCGACCCGAACAACTCTCTCGGCACCTACGACGGTTACACCTACGCGACCCCCATTGCCGCCGTGTTCCGCCGCAACTCGAACGTCTACGTGGCCGTGACCCAGAGCGGCAACCCGAACCAGAACGGAGCCTTCGACCGCTCCCCCGGCACCAAGTACCTGCCGGACCCGCTCACCGGGTGCCGGACGCTCCTGACCGCGACGCTGACCTCGGACCTGAACGACACCGACGGCGTGGCGGCCCTTGCGACCATCGACGTGACCAACCTGAACGGCTCCGGCTGGGAGGACGACAAGCACGTCCTCACGTCCTGCTTCATGGTCCTCGACGACGAAATCATCGGCATCGGGGCGGTGGACCTCATCGCCAACACCGTCACCATCCCCGCCGGGGGTCGTGGTCGGTACGCTTCTGCCGTGGGGGGTCATGCCGCCGGTACTCCCATCCTCTTCTACCAGCCGCGCCCGGACGGCCTGTACGCCGACCAGATTGCCGAGACGGACGTTCTCGACCTCCGGCGTGGTGCGAACGCCAACGACTGGGACTACACCCGCCTGCTGTCGCACAACGTGGCAGCCATCCTGCGCGGGGACCTGCACACCGCATGGAAACGCTCGGGACCGGGCGATACCCAAGGCCCGGTGGTCCACGAGGTGGACTACCTGTTCGCGGACGGCTCGACCGCCGTACCGAACCACACCGAGGCACTCGACGGGCCGGACGGCATCCGGCAGGTCTGGTCCGACGGGGCGGCCATTCAGCGCGACCTGACGCTGATGCTCGACAACGACGCGACGCAGGACCAGAACACGGTCGGCTTCACCAACAACACCTTCGACGCCACCTGCCAGTGGGACGTGGGGCCGGACTTCCGACCCAGCGGCTTCATGAACGTGGCCGGACTGGCATCCTCCAACGTCTGGACCAACGGCACGAGCATCTTCCTCTACATCGGGGGCGAGGATGGCTCCTCGGGCGCTCGTGGCACCTTCAGGGATGGTTCCGAGCGGGCTGTCCGGTTCCTGACCCCTCGGGAATACTGGAAGTCGGGATACCCCACTCTGGCACCGGACAACGGCGACCAGTACCCGTGGTCCATGCGCTTCGTCGATGACGGCGCTCTGGCCCCGGCGACCACCATGCGGGCCTTCGAGCCAGCTCCTCCCGGCCTCTCCGCCGCCGAGGCAGCCCGGCACGTCGGACCCATGTACCCGTGGCGGCACCTGTGGTTCGAGTACCCCTACGTGGTCCTCGGCGGACTCCTGCGGCCCGGACTCAAGCTCTCCGTGGCCGCCGCCGACCTCTCAGTCCATGCCAACCCGGCTTTCGTCGAGCTGGACACCGGCATCGACTTCGACGCGGCTGGGGTCTACTACTCCAAGGACGCCGCCGGGAACTTCGAGAACACCCCCGCCAACGTCTCGGCTCCCCTACTGCGGGACAGCCGGACTCTGTTCGGGATGCTGACAGCCGACGGGAAAGACCGCTCCGGTTACTCCTCCGAAGTCTACCTCGTCCTTTACGGCGACACTGTGGACAGGAACAACAACGGCGCGTTCCGTGTCGTGGGGGCAGGCACAGCCGCCTCCGGGTACACCGAGTACCGGGCCAGCAACGCGACCTCCCTCGTCCTCGCCCCCTTGAGCGCGGACTTCACGGCCATCGACAACACGACCGGCGAAACCCTCGAATGCGAGTTCCGGTCGCAGGAACACAACGCCGACACGGCTTCCTCCCATGTCGGGGGTTCTTCCGACCTCTGCATCGTGATGACCGACCTCGGTGGCCAGTTGACCTCCGCATTGGCCGGACTCGACCCCGACCACCCGTGGAAGGCGGCGCACCTCGGTCACGGCGAAGCCTATGACCTTGAGATGCCGCTGGACGGCTCGGGCGTTCCCATCATCGAGAACAAGATGGTCCTGAACATGACCCTCCTCTACCATCCGGGCAGGGGAGGCACGGCCCGCGTCGCTGACGAGTTCGTCCGCTTTGCCATGAAGGGCGGCAGCACCACCCAGACGGTCAACGGATACCTGCGCCAGAACCGGGCAGCACTCGACACCACCTTCTCGGCCTTCTCCGGCATCCCGTCGGACGAGACATTCTGGGATGCCGTCCACATCCAGACGTGGAACCGGCTCCCCGCCGACGGCTGGCACGCCCCGGATGGCGCGGACATGGGCGGTGGGCTGGCGAGCTTCACCGAGACAACCCGCGAACATGAGCTGTTCATCGACCGAGGCAGCAAGACGGTCGTCTTCCGCCCCTTCAGGGACATGGAGATGACTCTCCACACCTTCTCCTTCGACGACGTGATGGGCGGGACCGAGTGCCTGTTGGGCGGCTACAACTACCCGACGGGGGCGATGGCCGCCAAGGACGGCCTGCAAATCTTCACCGGCAGCGACACCTCCGGGAAGCAGATGGGCTTCGTGGTCCCGAGGGAGTTCATGCCCCGCTTCGGCAGGCAGGACATCCCCTATTTCAACAGGCTCGGCGCGACCGACCCGTTCTTGCCCGGAATCAACCACCTGTTCATCGACTCCGCCACCCTCACGAGGGGCGTGTTCAACATCATCGGCGGCTGGTCGAACCTCGGCTCCGGCCCCGAGGTCAACCCGCTGTTCTTCACGACTGACGACCCAACCCACTACGGCGAGTCCGCCACGGTGGTCGGCACCGTGAACAACCATCCCCAGTACAAGGCCCGCAAGACGACGGACATCGACGAGAACATCGCGCTGGCCCCCAACGTCATCGCGGACCTCGAAGCCGTCAACTCCGCCGACTTGGGCAAGGGGCTGAAGGGTATTCAGCTTCCTCCGTACCTCGGCATCGCCCGGCTCTACGGCGTGTATGACCTCCGCGACTGGGAAACCAAGGGCGGACGGACGTGGAAGACCAACCGCTACGAGGTGGAGGACGACCCGGCACCGAACCTGTTGAGGGACGACGCCACGCAGCAGACTCTCTTCATCTTGCAAGACGGAGCGCAAGACCTGACACAGGGGACGGGCGACCACACCTACATCGTCCCCTCGAACGTCATCGACATCACCCGCGCCCTTCAGTACGCGGACGGCGATGAGTTCGAGGACTACGACTACGTGGTCGAGGCGACCATCTTCGGCTTCGCCCATGGCTTCATCGACGAGAACAACTACGTCCTCGTGCGCCACTTCAACGGCGCAGGGACTCCTCCGAACATCGACGGCACGGACATGGAAATCGAGGGCGTTCACATGGTCGTACCCACGGCTGCCGGGTACAACCACCAGTGCTACGCCGCCTACGACCGGACGGTCTATCAGGGCGACCCCTACATGACCCGCTCCGGCGACGCCAAGACCAACTCCGACTACGAGCATCGCTATGGCCAGCTCGCCATGTCGCACCAGTGGGCCGTGGAGACGGTCATCCAGCAGTACGACTCGAACGGCAACTTCGTCCCGGAAATTCCGAACGCCCGCGCCTTCGAGGTTCTGGCGACGATGGACTTCTACACCACGATGGGGACCGGGAAAATCGGGGGCATCATGCGCCCCGGCACCTCCCTCGACATCGGGTACACCGAGATGCAGAGTGCCAACGGGCTGCCCGACTACCGCGCCCCGGACGCGACGGACTCCCCGGCGTGGCGCATTCTGCCGAGGGCATACACCGAGGGGCAGGTGACGAACCCCAACCGGGCATCCATCGGTCTTCAGGGCTGGACAGAGGGGTGGAACCCGTCCGACACCCAATACCTCATCGTCCGCATCAACAAGCTCGACGGGACAGCCGTGGACCTCTACGCCTCGACCCCGGACAACGTGGCGGTCCTGACTGCTGCGCCCTACAACGTACCTGCGGGCAACATCTTCCTCGTGGACGAGTTCGGGAAACTGACGACCTACAAGGAGACGGTCAACATTGCCGGTCCCACAACTGTTGAGCCGGGCCAAGTTCTGATGGTGGGGACCGCCACGGGCGAACTGGCCAACGCGGCAGTCGGGGATGCCGTCATCGTCAACCCCCGTGTCGCAACGCTGGATGATATGTACTTCGTCGGGCGGGCCGGGGCCGGGGGTGTCAGCATCTACATGGTCAATCGTTGGGGCTGTGCCTTCGAGCAGGAGGTCAGCGTCTACGACTCCGTGTTCGACCAGAACTTCGACCTCAGTCTCATCTTCCCCGCTCCGGGCAACATTCCAGTCGGGTCTTCCGTGGTCGGGACCACCACCATCACGGGAATCGGGGCCGAAGCCAACACGGCTCTCATCGTTGCAGACCCCCAGACGGGGACTCTGGCGGACGGTCTGGTGTTCACGGCATCCGTGACCAACCCCGGCACTGACGAAGTGACCCTCGTGGTTCACAACCTCACGAATGCGGCTGTAGTCAGCGCAGGGCGGCCAGACCAGACCTTCCACATTTGCATCCTGAAGGAGTCCGAACAGGCGACCCGACGGGTGAACTTGAACAACTACGACCTCGAAGTGACAGTCATTCACCGCGAGGAGAACATCGCGGGGACCATGCGGAACCTCAACGACCTCATCTGGCAGCACCCGGACCTGTACCAGACGCTCTGGGGCGAGAACGATGCCGGGGATGCCAAGGTCACTCTCCGGGCTGTGCCGACAGGAGCCGAAGGCAACGGAATCTCGGTCGAGGTGCGGTCTGAAGGTGTGTTCCCGGACACGATGGCCCACTACATCACGGTCATGACCGAGTGGCCGAACCAGCTCCCGTACACCGGGCTGACCACCTTCGGCCACCTCCAAGGCGGAGAGGACATCCCGATGAACGGGGGTGAAGGCACGAGCCAACTCTCCCTCACGGGCATGACCGAACGTCTGCCCATGGGTGTCCTCTTGCAGGACAGCGACTTCATCTGTGAGAACCCGCTGCGGGACAACGCCACGGCGATGAACGCACGTCCGGCTGGCCCAAGGCCGGTCCAGACCCAGATACCGCTCACCACGGGCGGCGTGGAGTACACGCGCTCGATGGGCGAACCGGGCGAACTCATCGCGTTGGCCGACGGCTCTGTCTCGGTGTCCAGCTTCGCGGCGTGGACAGAGGCAACCCCGACGGGTTCGAGACGCTTCCGCATCTTCCGTGGAGGAGGCTCGGCCTACATTCTGTCCGGGGACAATCCCGGTGGACCCATCGACTGGGTGTCCGACACCTTCCCGGCGGCAAGCCTGCCCGTCCTCAAGGGCGGCGTGCTGGCCTGCCGGGCCATGCTGGTGCGGAACTTCTACGAGGAAGCGAACCCGGCGGGCGGACCCTACAAGGTGTCCGACGGCGACGAAATCCAGATGGTCGTTCTCACCTACGGGATTCTGGGACACCCCGGCGAGCAGGAGGACGGCATCCTCCTCCGGGGACTCATCGGGCCGTCAGGGTATGGCGAGGGGTACGCGGCGGCAGACCGCTACCGCATTGATGGACGGCCCATGGTTCGGGCTTTCACTCAGGAAACCCCGAACCCGGCCTTGGTTCAGGTCGCCCCTCACCCGAACGACCGCAGCCCTGAGAGGCGGGAATGATTCACGACCCTTGTTCCATTGACCGTTTTATCGAAGTCCTGAACTCCATGTTGGAGGCGGACCCGGTTGCAACCCGCGCACTCGTGGAGACGCGAGTGCCGTGCAATGCGACCATGGCAGCCCATCCCACCGTTCAGGTGTTGACAGACCCCAACAACCCGGAGAGCTACTCTGTGGGCCTTCTGGGCGTCGTGAACGGCATCGGGGGCATCGACGATAAAGACTACGGCCCCATCTCGGCCCACTTCGATGTCGTCTGCACCATGAAGGGCTGCATGGTGACGCCCGAGGAAATCGGGGACTTGCAGGAAGGCGAACTATGTCCCAACTGCGGGAAGCCCCTCGAAGTCGGGGACTTGACCCACTTCGCCCGGACAGTGCACAAGGAGGAGTGAGATGCCTTTCGTGTCACGACAACAAGCGGACCCCAAGGTTCGGGTTCTGCACGAGAAGAAGCACCAGCGTCAGCTCAAGCAGCAGCTCCGCCTGCCGGGCCTCTCTCCGGCGCAGGTCAAGGCCATCCAAGAGGAGCTGAACTCGGTGCCTTACGCTCGGGTCTACACGGACAAGAAACCGCCCAAGGCCGGGGCTATCAAGCTCGAACCCCACCCCATTGAGGCACCCAAGCGTGCCGCGTCCGCGACCCCGCGTCGCGCTCCTTCCAAGGCGCAAGAACTGTCCGCGCTCAAGAAGACGGAACTGGTGAAGCTGGCCAAGCGCCTTCACGTCCCTGTTTCGGGGACGAAGAAGGACTTGCTTGACCGTATCAAGTCCAAGTAGGAGGTTACTCCATGAAACGTCTCATCCTTACCGTGGCCATCATGATGATGCTGGCCGTACCGGCAATCGCACAGGAGACAGACCCCGACGCGGGGGTCACGGCTGTCGAGGTCATGGAACCAGCAGCCGTTGTCGCTGACGAAGCCCCGGTCGTGGCCGCTGCCCCCGAAAAGGTCGAAGCTCCGGCAGCCCCAGAACCTCCACCCGTCCCCGCTGCGGTGAAGCCGCCCGAGACACCCGAGGAGGCAGCCCAGATGATGGGGCAGGTCCTCGCCGGAGGAGGGAGTTGGACAGTCCTCGCCGGGCTTATCATCATGGTCTGCATCTGGGTCATCCGTCGAAGAGGGTGGTTGGGCCAGCTCAAGAAGTCCGTCCCGTGGATTTCCTTCGTGGTCGGGGGCCTCGCCACGTTCGCCAGCTATCTGGCAGCGGGGTACAGCATCGAGAACGCAGCGGTGTTCGCCTTCCTTGCCGGTGGTCAGGGCATCGCGTACTGGGAGATGGCGTTCAAGCACGTAGACAAGAAGATTCCGGCGAAGAAGCCGCCGGTCCCGGCCCCTCAGTGAGGGCTAGGAGGCCCAGCCGGTAGAGGCCGAGACGATGGCGTCCGGCTGGACCTCCCGATTCCTGCTTTCATCGCACCTCCCTGTTAAGCCAAATACTGTCCGTAGAACTGACCGATGAGGCCAGCGACGGTCACAAAGTGTTTCGCCTTCACCCGCCAGTGCTTGTTCACGGTGTCCCATGCACGGTCGCGGTAGGGGACCGCGTTCTTGAGGGCAGCCACGAACCCCGAATCGTAGGGGGTGATGACTTCGAGGAGTCCCTGTCCGTTGAGGTTCACACAGACTTCCCCCGGCACGAACCCGCTGCCTGCCCCGGTCGTTCCGGTGGACGGGGCAGGGATGGATGTCGGCTGTGCGGTCCGGTGGCGGAAGGCCAGCACGTTGCGCCAGTAGGTCTTGACGATGGTCCAGACCCGTTCCTTGGCCCCGGTGGGGTTATCCCCACAGGCCAGCTCCCGTCCGTAGTGAAGGCCGAGGATGGCCAAGAAGTGGCCCTTCTCCGCGTAGGGGATGGTCCACTTGACCTTGGTCCCGACCTTGGAGTTCTCGTCCTTGACCGCGCCCTGCACGAAGCCCATGTCCTTCTCGAACTTGTACTTGGTGCCGACGTAGACCACCCACTCGGTGCCGGTGTCCACCATCCGGGCTGCGGTGCGGTCGATTTCGAGCTTGTCCGCCAGCTCCGTGTACCCGAGGGTGCGGATGATGGCGGAGCAGCGGAAGACCTCCTCCCGGTTGTCGTAGTTGCATGAGGCCCAATAGATGAGCAGGTTGCAGCCCTTCCGAGCATTCACCTTGTCGTTGTTCACGAGCTGAAGGAAGCCATCCACGATGTTGTCCGGCAGCCCTGACACGGCCACGAGGCCGAGGGCGTCCAGCACCATGTCGTCGGTCGGCTGATGCTCGGGGTTGTAGTATTTCTTGGAGCATACAGGACCTATGCCATGCTCTAAGGACTCTGCATCAGTCAATCGGGCGTGACAAACACAGCAATTTGTGGCGGTCATCAGGGCGATACGGTCAAGTTGCGCTCTTGTTGAGGGTTTCATGTGACACCTCCTACAGTTTCTACTCTGTAGAAAGCTCTCTAAGCCCCCATTTGTGGGCCATGCAGGTTGGTTCAAGATAGGGGTGTGTGATGGACAGGAACTTCTCGGCTTCACCTTTTGACATCCAAATCCCTTTGTAAGGGGATTTCGGTTTTCGCTTGTTGGGCTGTTTCCAGATATGTGCCTCAATCTCAAAACGCTCTTGTAGCATGGTTATCAAGGCTTTGTTTTCTTTCGGGGTGAATGAGAAGGACGCGATTCGGATGAGCTTGTAGACGGTGCCATCTTTGTTCAATTTAGTCAGAAATGACCCATCATCCATGTACCAGATAGCGAGAGCCAAAGGTCCGACTTGGGAAATCAGTTCCGGCGGGACGATTTTCTTCTTGGCCGGGACTGCCAGAGAAGCCCATTCTGTGAGGTGCGGGTGCCTCACTGTTCTGACTCGTACCCGTTCCGTTGGGTGGTCTACTTTTGAAACTAGGGGGCCGAGTAGGTTGGCTTTGTGCAGGGCATAAGGTTCTTGTTTCAGGCCGTGCTTAATACCCAATCCCCAATTCAGGCTTCCGGGAGGAGGTCTTTCAAGATGCCCGTCTCCCAAGATGGACCCCATTATCACTTGGTCCATTGCCGGGGAGACGACGATTTTGGCATTTGCTTCCATGGGGAAGCGGCCCACGCGCCTGTTGGGTGTCTAAATACATCTCAGTATTTCGTAAGCAACCTGTGGGACTATCGCATTTCCGTAGCCGCTAATTTCGCCCATCCTGCCGGGTACATCATCAGTAATCCGATCCATTCTGGGTTCAGGTACCCATCCTTCTCGTCCAAGAAAGCGGCCTGATTCCGCAGGCGGCAACTGCTTGTATGTTTCTCCTGCAAATACTTTACCCAAGCTCTCTGTGATCCTTGCCGCTTCGCATCCTCCACCGTCGGAGTTTGCAATAATCCACGTTCTTTCCCGTTGATGTGAGGCACCAACGCAGGCTGCTGATATAATATGCCATTCCGCATCGAACCCGAGCGTCCATAAATCTTGCAGGATGGACGCAAGCCCATTACCTCGCAGGGAGCTGGCATTTTCAATAATGACCCATTTTGGCCGAACTTCTCCAATAACTCTGAACATTTCCGACCAAAGACTGGATCTATGCCCAGACAAGCCCGCTCCGGTCCCGGCTCTGCTAATGTTTTGACATGGGAATCCCCCTGTGATGATGCCAATCCCTTCATATTTGCTCCCTTCTAATTCTCTAATGTCTTTGTGTATCGGTATGCCCGGAAAGTTCTTGCTTAATACCCTCCTGGAAAAATCTTCTATCTCACAAAACGCCACAGTTTTAAGCCCTGCCCATCTTGCAGCAAGAGCAAAGCCACCAATACCACTAAATAAATCTAGGTGGGTTCTGGCTTGGGTGCTACGACTCCCAACAAGACGTTCAACGCCGACTGGCGAGCAGTTGCGATCTTTTGGTGCGCTATCAAAAAGTAGTAGTTGTTTCATGCTCCTCACTTCGGGCGTTGGCCAGCGGGTTAACTTTAGTCGTTATTTGTTGCTTTACATTCAGGGCAGAGCCGGTTTGCCAAATCCTTATACGTGATTCTGTAACCCGGATTCTTAACTCGTCGTCCGCAGTCCCGACACCGAATGTTGTCGAGGTCGATACTCATGGTTGGATGGTATCAGGGTCCGATGCCGTGGTCAACTTTCTTCAGATTTCCGCAATTCCCTGAAGCTACGTCTTCTTGCAAGATAGACCGGGAATGTGATGGGCCAGAACAGTAGGCAAAGAACAAACCACTCGAAAGGGGCAAGCTGAACTTGTCCTCGGTCGTACAATTTGGGAACACCAAGGGCGCGGGCATCCGCCCATACCCAAACCGATGTAGCCACAATGACCACGGGCAATAAGATTACAGGCATCGAACCCTCCCTCCGATACCATGCTCCACGGACTCGGCGTCGGTCAGGTGCGCCCGGCAGACACAGCAGTTGGTCGCCGTGACCTGCGCGATGGCAGCGTGGTCAACGTGAGTCGTCATAGTCCTTCCTCCTGATGGCCCCCACCAGCAAGTAGATGATGATGGCCAATACCAGAGCCATGCCGACGAGCATCAGGGGCGTCCCCCAAACGGGGTGTTTGATGTGGAAGGCAGGCGTTTCGTCCATCCACGGGACGGCGCTCCGAACGGCGGGGACGAACTCGATGGCCATTATCAACGCCCAGCTCAGGAGCAGGGTGGAGAACCTCGTGATGTCCCATGTCCGTTCGCGGACGTAGGGTTGGATGATGTCCATGGCGGCCAAGAAAAGACCGGCAGCTCCGCCCACGACGACCGACCTCCACGGGAACTCCGTGAAGCCGGACATGAGAATCCCGAAGACGACCCCGAGGAAACGGCAACATCGTCATCACCTCATCTTCCTACGTACCCCACTCGCGTCACGCGACTCTAAGCCCCCCTTTCATAAAAGAAAAATAAACTACAATCGGGGGGCTTAGAGCCGAAACTGGCGAGTTGAGTGCTTGAGGCGAGAGAGGTTTTTGACGATGGCCAGTTTGACAATCACCGATGCCGAAGGGCTGGCGACGCGGAAACGCCCGTGGTCCTTCAGGCTGGAATTCCGAGGCCCGAACTCTGCGAACGCCGGGGGATGGTCGGAGAAGTTTTGGTTCGCCACCGGACGCGCCCATGACGAGATGGTCGAGGTCGGTTGGGGAGCCGTTGGTTCGAGCGCCCAGACCACGTTGATTACGTGGTCCAAGCTCCGTGACAAGGTGGAAGAGAAGCTGAACAAGGGCTACGGCTACGTGGATGCCCCCTACCGGCGCATGTCCCCCAAGAGCATTGCGAAGCTCGGCGGGGCCGTCGCCTCGGCGGTAGCCACGGGAACCGGCCCGGCTCCTGCTCCGGCAGCGGTCGTGGCGGCTCCGCCCCCGGCACCGGCAACCGTGAAGGGTCAGCCGGTGGCTTTCACGCCCACGGCGGCACAGGTCGCGTTGGGCGAGCCGTGGTCGCTGGTCCACGCGCTCAAGATGAACCGGCACGGGACGACCGTGCAGGGGTACGAGGCGCAGGACGCCAACGGCGACAAGCTGTTCGACTTCGACTCCGTGGGCGGCATCGAATTCTCCCGTGAACATGGCGTGCAAATCATCGACCTGCTTCCGCAGGGCGTGTAGGTGGGTAGAGCTTCGATACGATTGGGGTAGTAGTGACATGAAGAAAAAAGCAGCCAGCAAGCCGGAAATGCAGCAGGAGGGCAAGTACCTCGTTGTCTACCGGCAAGGTTTCCGCGACCCCAGAGCCAAGAACGCAGTCCCGGCCCAAGGCGACATCAACGATGTGCAGGTCGGGGACGTGGTTTCCTATTGGGACGGCAACGGCGCACAGGCTTCGGCCTATGTCCAGAACGCCGCTGTGCCAGCCGGGAAGATTAAGACGGTCGTCAGCAAGTACGGCAACCATGTGATGAACCCCTCCGTGGTCGTCACCTTCGACCGCATCACTCAAGTCCTGCGCCCCATCGACAACAAGGCGATGGAGAAGCGGTTGGCGGAAGAGAACCAGAAGGCTGCGGAGGTCAGCGCGAAGAAGAAGGCACAGCAGGAGAAACTGGCCGCGCTCAAGGCCGCCGACGAGGAACGTCGCAGGAAGAAGGCCATCGCCTACAAGGCGAAGCAGGACAAGCTGCGGAAGGCCCAGATGGCCGCAGCCCGGAAAGCGAGGGTGGCAGAACTCAAGGCTGCGGCCACGATGAGCGGAGACACCCCCAAGAAGGCATCCAAAGGGAACGGCAAGAGCAACGGGAAGCCGAAGACCCGGAAGGCCGTGAAACGCCCGTCAGGGGGTCATTCGGCAGCAGCATGAATGATGGCCCGAAGCTCGTCGGCCCCGACCCGGTGCTGGCGTAGGTTTCGTTCGAGGGCGGCTTCCTGCTTCGAGCTGAGTTCCAACCCTTTCTTGAGACGCTCCCCGATACTCTGTGCGAAGTCCATCAACCACGGGTCGCCCTTCTTCTTGGCCACGGTCCACAGCAACCGAAGTCGCTCAACCATCTTCTGGTCGATAACAGGCTTGGCCGGGGAGGACTTGGCGTCGTGCTTGAGGGTGCTTTCCAGCAGGGCCAACTGCTTCATGGTCAGGACGCCGCCCCGTTGCACCCGTGAATAGAAGTCGGACAGAGTGTTGTCAGACTCCCAGCCCTCGAAGGCCACGATTCTGTCAAGGATGTCCTCCCTGTACTTGTCCCGGTCGTCAATTTCGGCCAGTGCGTCGTAGAACCCCTGCGACTTCTTGTAGGCGGCTACCATCCGGTCGAACCCGATCTTCCACGTCTTCTTCCAGTTCGTCGTCCGCTTGAAGTAGGACTGGCCCATCGCCTTCTTGTTCAGAACCTTGCCGGTGATGAGGGAGACGAGGGCCAGATTCATGCTGGCTTTGCCACGGCCCATGCCGGTGTCCTTCGAGCCGATGGTCGAGGACAAGGAGATACCGACCGACTTGCTGATGGGCAGGAGGTAGATGCTGACGCGGCCCGTCTTGAGCTTCCACTTCCCCTTCAGGGGCAGCGTGTTCAGCCATGCCTCCAAGTCCTCGCGGGTGATTTCGACGAATGAGTCGGGGGCGGCGAACTTCCACAGCATGTCCGTCTCGTCCATCCGGTCCAGTTCGGCGTCCCACCCGTCCCGGTTGAGGGTCGTGTCGAGCTGCGCCCAGAGGTCGCTCACCGCGTCGGTCGTCACGTCCACCCGGTCCCCGATGGGCCGTCCTTTGAGGTCGCGCCGTTCGGCCCATGCCTGCGAGAATATCTCGGGCCGGACCTGAAACAGCGGGTCTGCGAAGGTGTCCTCGGAGGGGACCTCTCTGTGGGTGCGGATGAACTCCATCAGTGCGTCTGCGAAGGCTTCCCCGTACCTCTCGGTGAGCAGGCGACGGGCTTCCCTGACGGCCTGCGGGTGGTCCCGTAGGTAGGTCCGGTAGGTCATCCATTCAACGGGGTTGGCCATGTGGGATTTCTTCTTGATTTTCTTGAGTTTCTTGACCCCTTCAAAGATGGCATGGCCCTTGGAACCCCTTTCAATCAGCCAACCGTACACTTCTCTTTTCAGTATCTTCCTGATGCGTTGCAGAGGCCAAGACATCTCCTCCCGCATGGTGCTGAATTCTGTTTCCTCGTAGAGGCCCAAAGACGATGGGTCGAGCATAAGACCCCTGATGTCCTCCAATATCTTGACCACTTCTTTCAAAGTGGAACCCGTCAGGTACTTCTTGAAATAGGCAATGGCCGCGTCCACATTGGTCGTGTCGTAAGCCTCGGAGGTGGCTCTCCTCCGGGCCATTGCATATTCGTACAAGGCCCTAGTCGCCGCGTACCAAGGGGTATTGGGTTCCCCCCACCCGATGCCCCGCTTGATGTAGTTGTCGATGTCCCCGGTGACTTTCTTGACTGCCCGAGAACTCTTCGCCTTTTCGAGGTCTTTCAACAACTGAAGAAGTCCCGCAGCTCGGGGGAATTCGACATTTGGGTTCTTCCTCTCGAACTTGTCCATCTTGGCAATCAGAGCGGCTATGGCTTTGGGATTCAAGGGTTTCGCCATGTCACTGTCCTCCTGTGAGCTTCTGTTCGATGGCGTAGCCGAGGTCCATCAGCTCCTCTATCTCATCCCGAGCAGGCTGCCACGCGGCTGTCTTCGGAACCTTCCCCTCACCGTCGGCAGGCATCCCCTCCGGTTGCACACAGGCTTCTGCGAGGAACTGGCTCCGGTGGCCGGTCTTGGGGTTGGGGATGTCGAGGACACAGCAGCGTTGCTCGGCGCGGGTGATGGCCACGTAGGCAAGACGACGCTCGGACCACAGGTCCGGGCTTTCCAGCGCCGTACCATCCGGCCCGGTCCGGGGGAACTTGCCGCCGACCATGGGGGCGTAGACGTTGGGGCATTCGAGGCCCTTCCACGAGTGCATGGTCCCGATGGTCACGGCGTCGCGGTCCAGCTCCTCCTCGGTGTCCTTGGAAGTCACCTTGTCGTTGACCGCCCGGAGCTTGCGGACGAAGGTCATCGCAGGCCCCAGTTCCTCCTTGCCGGACATGAGGCCGATGAGAGGTTCGACCGGCGCGAGGGCCGCTTCGTCGAGCTGCTCCTGTGTGACAACGCCCCCCTCGGAGGCGGCGGCCAGCTCGGCCATGATGTCCTCGTTCTCGGCCACACTGCGAATCATTCCGGTCTGCATCGAGGTTCCATCCACCCCGTTGAACAGCATGATTTTCCCCAGAATGTCCGGGGGTGTGCCGGTGAGCTTCGAGGCAGCCTTGATGTTCTCTGCGAAGTGTTCGAGAAATCCCTTCCACGGGTCGCGCCGGTAGATGGTGGAGGCGTTGTCCACGAGGTACTTGGTCCACGGAGTGCCGCCCGCGTCCTCCATCAAGGTGTTCAGGAGAGCCTTTCCGAGGCGGCTGTAGGGAGCCTTCATGGCATCCTTGACCGCCTGCTCCATCATGGCCGGAGGGCCGTCGATACCGTTCTCCGCGATGGTGAGCCAGCCGATGAGCGCCTTGGTGTTCGGGTCGCTGAAGAACCGGGCGTTGGACTTGAAGGGGATGCCCCGCTTGAGCATCTCCAACCCGTAGTGGTATGCCTCGGCGTTCGAGCGGACAGCGACACCGAAGTCGATGTACTTCGAGGCATCGTCCTCTGCCGTCTCCATCATGGACTCGATTTCTTCGGCCACCAGCACACCGGCCTCGGCGGAGTCTTCCGCTGGACGGCTGATGAGCTGCCCTGTGCCGTTGCGGTCCACGTTGGCCTTGCAGACCATCGGCACCTGTTTGGAATTATGACTCAGGATTCCCCCTCCAAAGAAATTGCAAGTTCCTTCGATGCCTAAGTCCAAGAAGGTGCCTTTTGTTCTTTGGATAGACTGGATACGTTGGAGTGTCACCATACCCTCATCTAACACCGGAATCATCATCCCTTCCATTAAGGCTGAAGCAGTCATCAGGTGCAACTCGGCGTCCTCGATTTGCATTTTCTCGATGATGGTATGTCCAGTTCCCCGACTTAGGCCCCAAACAAATTGTTGGGCTTCCTCGTAGACCGCAAACTGTTTCCGGGTATGAATATCCCCATCTACTCCTCGGAGGTAAACCTGACTCCCCCGTGCGCCGTGAGCGATGAAGGAAATCACCTCCCGGTTGCGGCCATGCCCGCGTTGGGAACGGGCAGCCCAATGGGGGTACTCAGGGGACAGGTGCCGTTCTTCCAATAGGCGTAATCCATTACTCCCAAACTCTTGAAAAATGCGAACAATTCGGTCATCCGAAGGCGTCCTCCCCCTGTTGCGGAATACCGTCATAGGGATGCTGTACCGAAGGGATAGGATGCTTTCTTGATGGAGTGCTTCATCTACTGTGGGGTATACCCCGATAATCCACATTCTTTCTCCATGTTCCATCGCAGCCCTAGCCCCTAAAGACTGAGGATAATTAGAACCTTGAGAAACACGCCCCCCGCAAGAAGTGGTCCCAATGCGATACCCGAAATCCTCCCGGTACATCAGGTATACCGAAACCATGTTGTCCGGGATTAGAGGTTCGGATGCCCACAGGCGATGGTTCGGAGACATGACAATCTCATGACCTTTGTGGGTGCGTATACAAAACCCTTCAGTCCATAGGGACTCATGTATCTCAGATACCTGTCCCGTGACAACTTCACCATTCCGGTAGGTCAGGATTGAATCCCCGATTTGGAGGTCAGAGGCTTTTCGGTCCCCTTGGGGGGTGTTAATGGGGGTGGCCTCCTCGATGCAGTTGTGGGCGATGAGCCGGTTGGCCCCCTGAACGATGGCCTCGCCGGACCGGAAGTTCAGGTCCAGAATCTTGGTCGAGAAGTTGTCGCCGCCTTCGGTGAGGTTGGATTTGTCAATAAATTCACCGGGGTCCGCGCCGCGAAACTCGTAAATCGCCTGTTTATCGTCGCCAATCAGGCAGTAGGTGTCGGCGCTCATGTGCTTGTCGGCGTGGGGTTCGAGCGTCTCGGCGTCGAGGTAGCCCGCCATCAGGCCGAACAGGAGATGCTGCACACGGTTGAGGTCTTGGGCTTCATCAATGAGCAGAACTTTGTACTGGGCCTCCATCTGCCGACGGAGGGTCGGGCTTCCCACCAGTGCCTTCACGGTGTCGATGAGGATGTCATCCATGTCGCCCGTGGACTGGAACTCCGGCTCCCCGTTGCTGCCTTTGAGCCACTCGTAGGCGGCGTAGACGGCTGCGGCGTCAGACGCTTCACCGTAGGGGCCGTCCTGTCCGGTCCATGCTTCGGACGGGGAGATGCCCTTGCCTTTGAGGATGGAGATGGCGTTCTTGAACTCCCCGAGCGGGATGCCCATCTCGGCACCCTCCCCGATTTCTCGGGTGAGCTTGCGACCGAGGTTGAACCACTGCCCTGCGGGCCTCTTGTAGTAGGTGTAGTCGTCGAGCTTCTTCTTCTGCTGCTTCGGCTCCGGGGGTGCCTCGTCCTCTTTCTTCTTGGCGGCGACACGGTATTGGACCCGCTTGACCTTGGGGAACACACTCTTGTTGAGCCAGTCTTTCTGCCGAGGAGTGAGCTGGCTGGGCGGCGTGCTGCGGATGGCCATGAGGTCTGCGGCGACACGCCCAGCCCAGTCGGCAGCTTTCTGGTTGCCGGGCCGGTTCCTCCACGGCTTTTGCCAGTTCTCGGAAGCCCAGCGATAGAACCCGATGGCGTCGTCAACGGCGGCTTGGTAGTCCGCCATGTCGGTATCCTGCCCCGGCGGGGTGTCCGGCACGAAGGCGTCCTCCCAGAAACCCTTGGGCTGGGGTGCGAGATGCTCCCCGCCGCCGGTCATCTGGACCTGCTCCATGGCCAGCCGGATGAGGAGGGACTGCTTCCACATCTCCTTCTTGCCGATGTACTTGGGACGCCGGAACGCGGTTGCCCGGCGGTTGAGCATCTTGCCAGCGATGGAGTGGGTGGTCCCGAAGTTGTCGTCCGCGACACCCTCGATGACGGCCCCGTAGTCGGCCACCCTCTTCTTCAGCTCGCCTGCGGCCTTCGTGGTGAAGGTGGTGGCGAGGATGGCCGTGGGGTCAACCCCCAGCTCATTGATGTGGTAGGCGACCTTCGAGGCCAGCACGCGGGTCTTGCCGGAGCCTGCGCCCGCAGCGATGATGGCCCTCCCCTGCGCTATCATCGCCGCCTCTTGGTCAATGGTGTGACCCAGACGGCGGCCCGTTTCGGTGGCGTGGTCCGACATCTGCTGGACAGACCCGGCGACGGCTCGGACGGTATCCGGGCTGTCGGATTCTTCCGCCATCTGTTCGATACGGGCCAGAATCTCGGTCCGCCTTTCTTCCAGCGCGGCGGCTTCGGGTGTGTTGGGTTGGGCAACGGCGAGGTCCGTCTCGGCGGACTTGAGGTCCTCTCCGAGTGCCTTGGCCAGCTTCGCGTCCACCATCGTCAGCTCGGTGCTGGTCAGCTCCGCCCCGGCGGCCTTGGCTGCCTTCGTAATCCACTGGGAGGGGATTCGCAGGCCGGACACCGGCATGATGTTGGCGGACTTGTTCAGGAGCGCCGGGAAGGACTCTTCTTGGGCCGCGTTGGCGACCATGCGGGCAGCCTTGGCCACCTTCCCTTGGAACATCCCCCGGAAGATGGCCTGCTTCGTCAACATCCACGGGAGAACCGTCTGGAACATATCCGCGTGGCGGCCCATCGTGACCACCGGATTTCCTGCTCTCTGTGACTTTCGGATGGCGGGCGCGACGGCTGCCGCCTTGCTGTCGTCCATCAGTGGGGCGATGTGCTGGGACGTGCCGTTGACCAGCTCGACCATATACCGGCGACCCAACTTGAACCCGGCACCGTAGAGCGCGTCCTTGCTCCCGTCTTGGCCCGCTTCGACCAGCCAGTTGCCGTAGGCTCTGAAGGCCAGAGCGAAATTGGCAAGGTCGATGAGGCGGCCCGCGCCGACCGGCTTGGGGTCGGGGGTCGCGGACATCTTCGAGGCCAGATAGCGTCGGGCGACTCGTTTGGAGGCGTTACTCACATCAAGGCTCCGTTGAAGACACCGAACTCATTAGAGGGTGCGGATAGACTCTCTATTGCCCGCACGGGGTAAAATGGAGTGTCGCCGTCGGTAGGCAGCCTATCCCGTCCATTAGAGGAGGCGTGAATGCAGCGCGAGACTCTCATCAACTTCCGGGGTCTGCTTCTGACCCAAGATACCGCCCATCTCGTGCAATCGCTCGAAGCCAACGCGGGTGCGACCGGCTGGCAGTTGGAGCTGCTCGGCCCCAAAGCAGGCAGCGCCGATGGAGAGATTCTGTCTCTCGCTCCGGCGGGGCGGGAGCTGCATCTCACGTTGACCCGGAAAGAAGAACACGACCCCCAGAGCGCCCTGAACGCTCTCTGGGGCTACGCCGTACCCCTCGGGGTCACTCCTTGGGACCGCTATCCCATCGTCGGGGACATCAACTACATCTACCACTTCCTCGGTCCGTGGCAGCCACTCTACGACCGCCTGTTGGCCGAAGGTCGGGGTCATCTGGCGTGGCCCTCGGTCTGTTGCGCCGCCCAGTGCGACGTGGGCCAGTGGAAGGGAGACAAGCCGGACGAGCGGTTCGCGCAGGCCCAGCTCCACCGGGTTGGTCGTAACTGTGGCCCCATCGACGGCATCATCGGTCCCCGGACGGCAGAGTCCATCCGTTCGCTCGGACTCGAACGGTCTTCCTTCGCCCAAGTGCTGGCCCATCTGAAGGAGCGGGAGACACCGCTGCCGTCCCGGCAGGACCGCCGGGTGGGCCACATCACGGTTCCGGGCCGTCAGGTGGCAGTGACGCCCACCGAGGGCATCAAAGTGACCCGGACGATGCACGGTGCTTCTTTGGTGGTGGACCAGCCGGGACGGGTCATTGTGGACATCGGGGAGCCGTCGTGAAGACCAACTGGAAAGCCATCCATCAGAAGCTCTTTGGCCGTGGCATCGGCCAGCCCGAGACGGAAGAGAACAAGCTCCTCGCCAGAATCATGAAGGACTTTGAGGCAGTCGTCCTGAAGCAGGGCAAAGCCTTCGTCCGGCAGGTCGCCATCGAGTCCGACAAAGCGGGCGTCCCGATGGAGTGGCTCCCCTACATCTTCTTCCTCCTCAAAGAGCAACGGAAAAACTGGCCCGACATGCCGAAGAAGCAGGAGCGGGCGCTCGCAGTCGGGCGTGACATCATGGACGCCGCCGGAGACACACCCCCGTACCACGCTGCCCTCCGCCTGCCCCCGAGCGAAATCGAGGAGGCTGTGGACACGGCCTTTCAGAACTTGGCCCTGTGGTGCCAGACGATTCTGGCCTCGACCATCGGGCAGGGACTCGTCAAAATCTTCAAAAAGTACGCGAAGGCCATCGAGAAGCTGCGCCCCGATGTCCCCAAGAGGCGAGGTCCGATTTACCTGCGGGCAGCCGTCATGCTGGCCCTCGAAACACGCCCTACGCAGTTTCCGCACGGTCTTCTCCTCTGGGACGTACTTTACGTCCTGTTGTAGGGGACTCATTTCCCAGCGCATCGGGTAAAGATAAAGACGCCCTCGGAGTGACAAATGGACCCCGACTCTCAGCTTGCGAAGACCTACAAGAAGCTCAAGACCATGCGGACGCGGACCGACCTGAAGTTGAAGCGGACCACGCACCTCAAGGAGACGTACACGGACTTCGACGGGACGGAGAAGCCTCTCCGCATCCGCTATTATCAGGCGCAAGGCATCATGCACCTCGTGGGGATGCGCCGGTTCGTCCTCGGAGACGACACGGGACTGGGCAAGTGCGTGACAGGGCCGACCCTGATGGAAACAAATCAAGGTTTAGTGCGTATCCGTGACCTGTGCCCCGCTGGGATGAAGCCGGATACCTTTTGCCCCGCACCGTCAAGTAGTAATTGGCGAATCCGCGTAGGGGAAGAGGGGCGCACCGCCCCTATCCGGGCTTTTTATTACGGGGGATACAAGCCCACTCGTAGAGTAAGAAGTCGGTACGGGTTTGAAGTTGAGGGTTCCTTTGTCCATCCCTTATATATGCGTGGTAGTTCTGGTGAGGAATTCCAGCAGCTTCAACACCTTGAGCGAGGGGATTATGTGTGTATTCCCCGAAGCCGGGGGGTGTTCCCAATGCAAGAACCCGCTTTGCAACTTCCGTCAGTGGCGGGAAACGCTCGTGTCTTTGATGTACCTGATGTAATGAATCCAGAATTGGCCCGTCTTCTCGGTTACATTGTGGCGGAAGGCTGGGTCAATAATCGGTATAAGTTCACCATATCACAATCCCCAGTGAAAAATCCCATGGTGTGGAAAGACATCCGGCGCTTGTTGGGGGTTCAACTTGGTTTTGATGCTCGGCGTGTTCAGACGGACACCAATATCGACAGTGTTTTTCTTCGCCGGTATTTAGAGGGGATGGGTGTGGATTACACCCTCTCGGCAGACAAGAGGGTGCCGGACCCAATTTTGAGGGCAACGGAGAGGTCCGTCCGGGAATTCCTGCGGGGGTTGTTTGAAGGAGACGGGGGAGCCGTGTCCACTGGGGGTATTGAGTATTCCACAGCTTCGGAACAACTTGCCCGAGAGGTTCAAATTCTCCTGCTCAAGTTCGGCATAGTGGCTAAACGAAGCACAAAGATAGCGACTGGTCACGCCCATACGTATTGGAGACTGACCATCTTTGGAAATGATGCCCGGCAATTCCAAAAAGTAATCGGGTTTATCTCGCCCCGGAAACAAGAACGGCTGCAAGGGATATTGCCTGACCTCTCGAATCCGAATCATGATGTGATTCCTTTTGCCAAGGAGCTTGTCGAAAATCTGAGGGCAGAGATTTACGAGAAAGCCGGTCTTCATGGGCATAGTGGAGAAGGCATCTCAACTCGGTGGGGGAGTGGTTTCTATACTACTATGGGCCACATCCGGCAGGGAACTCGGAATCCCACTTATGCCTATTTGGAGAAGATGCTGGAAGTGGCCGCTGAAGTCGATGTTCCTTCTGACCATCCGTCAGTTGTAGCTGTTCGGAATGTCTGCCAACAAAAGTTTTTTTACGACCCTATAGAAAAGGTCACGGAGGGTTTCAAAGAGGTCTTTGACATTGAAGTTGATGACCCCGCTCACTCTTTCGTCGGCAATGGCCTCATTAACCACAACACCCTCGAAACCATCGCGGCGCTCTGCCACATCTGGGAGAAGGACCCGACGCAGAAGGTCGTGGTCCTGACCACCAAGTCAGGCACTACCCAATGGGTCCGGGAGTTCTCCAAGTTCACCCGGAACGTCCGGGTCATCGGGTGCCGTGGGACACCCACCCAGCGCATGAAGGCCATCGACTACTGGGAGAAGTCCACGGGTCCGTGCGTCGTCGTGATGGGCTACAGGAGCGCCGTCAGGGACATCTCCCGGATTCAGGGGTTGACGGACTACATCGTGGTCTTCGACGAAGCCACGGCCTTCAAGAACCCCCGGACGCAGGTCCATCAGGTTTGCAAGTTCATGGCCGCCAGTGCCAAGCGGGCATGGGGGTTGACCGCGACCCTCATCAAGAATCATCTCATGGAGGGCTACGGCATCTATCAGGTGGTCATGCCCGGCCTGTTCGGCATGAACCACAACAAGTTCATGATGTACTACTGCGTCGTTCGGATGCAGCAAATTCCCCGGTCCAACCGGCATGTGCCGGTCATCATCGGGTACACCCCGGAGCGGATTCAGGAGTTCAAGGATGTCATCGACCCTTACTTCCTCGGCAGGCCCAAGCACGAGGTGGCCTCCGAGCTGCCCGTCCTGATTCCGCAGGTCGTGGAAATCCCCCTCACCGACGAACAGCAGGGAAAGTACGACGAGGCTCTGGCCGGTCTGTTGGAGAAGGGGACCGGGGAAGTCACCGAGGTCACGAAGCTGACGGCCATCACCTACTGCCAGCAGATATGCAATGACCTCGAACTCCTCGGCATCGAAACCGAGTCCCCCAAGCTGACCCAGCTCACCGACATGCTGACCGAAGGCGACCTTGCCGAAGAGAACGTCATCGTGTTTTCCCGGTTCCGCAAGATGATTGACATCATCATGCCCACTCTCAAGACCAAGAAAGTCGAGGCCGTCCGCATCACCGGGTCCGAAAACGAAGCCCAGCGGCAGGACGCCATGGCCACCTTCCAGAACCCGGAGAGCGGGACGCGAGTATGCTGCATCACCGCCGCCGGGTCCGAGGCAATCAACCTGCAAGCGGCGAAGGCAGTCATCTGTGTGGACACCCCGTGGTCTGCCGGAGACTTCCTTCAGCTCGTGGGCCGGATGATTCGCATCGGGTCGCTGCACGACCGCTGCTACGTCATCCACCTTGTGGCCAAGGGTAGGTCGAAGACCGTTGACCATCGGGTAATGGAAGTGTTGCGGAAGAAGATGAAGCTGGTAGAGGCCGTCTTGGGGAAACGCATCAAGGGCGAAGACGACGACACCATCATCGCCGCCGAGAACGAGATTTCAGACCTGTTCCATGCGCTCCGTGAGGACGCCAAGGACCAATGAGCGACTATCCGCAAGGTGACGGGAAGGTAGATTGCCCTCACTGCCACGGCAGGGGGGTTATACCCATCCCGGCGGAGGAGCAGACCGGCATCACGGGCGGTCAGACCCGTATCTGCACCTGCGTCGTCGTCAGGGACGTGAAGGCCAACGTCGAGCGCGGTTGGAAGGGTCTTGGGGACGCCCGGCCCATCCCCGAATCACCTCTCTGGGGACGTGACAAGGAGTGCCTGCGTATCACGTCCCCGGACGTGGCCCTGAAGGAGCATCTGCGCCATGTGGCCATCCGCATGGGGCCTCGGTGGTACTTCGCCGTCGTCTCGGACACCGACCTCATGGATGCGTGGCTCTCCGGGGCCAACGAAGTCGTAGACCCAGATGTGGACGTGAGCCGCCGTAGACGCCCCTCTAACCGATTTGGAAGTCTCGCGGACCTCACTGAGCCTCCCGAGCTGCTAATCATCATTGTGGGGGTCAAGGTGGCCCGCAACGCGGCAATGCCGGAGGTGTTGCTCGAAGCCATCACCCACCGGCTCCATCTCGACAAGCCGACATGGGTTGTGGACCACCCTCTCAAGAGGCTCAACCACGAACATATCTCGTGGGATTCCCACGTCGAGAACACCCTCTGCCTGTGGCCTGCAATCGAGCTGGAAGGCTCAACCCTTCCTGAAGGGGTCGAGCCTGCGTTCCCGACAGCCGGGACTACGGGAGTCGCGCCGACCATGAGCCAAGGGTTCAAGGATGAGTCAGCGACATCCATGCTGGACCAGACCGTGACCGAGAATCCGAAGAAGGGAGGGAAGAGATGAAAACCCTCCTGCGCTCTTGTTTCGCCAGCAAACCCACGGATGACAAAGAGCTTTTGCTCCGCAACTATCGGCTCCTGAACGCCAGCGGGCTGCCCTTCGAGGTGCCGGAAGACGGCATCGTCTGGAACGAGGTCCGGGACTTCGTTCTTCAGCACAACCATGTCCCCGACGTGACCACCCTCAAGAGCCGTTTCAAGCTCCAAGGGGAAGACGCCATCGTCAGTCGCCTCGGGGTACTCGAAGACCTCCCGCTGTTCGTGCTGGGAGACTTCGAGACACGGGTAGAGGACAAGGCCAAGGACCGGCGGTGGAGGGCAGCCACCGAGATGTTCAAGGAGGCCAACGCCATCCTCACGTCCGGCATCGACATCAAGGACGCCAAGGGCAAGGTCACGCACCTTCAGGGTGAGATTGACGCCGTGCGTTTCGTCCTCGACCGGAGCCATGACATTGTGGCCCCGACCTTCGGGACGCGCCTCTCTGGGGAAGCCACGACGGACGGGGATGACCTCAAGAACGAGTACATCCGGGTCGAGGAAGACCCGCTGGCCGGGGTTGGCTCCCATACCGGCATCGAGCAGATAGACAACGCCCTGAACGGGGCCAAGAAGTTCGAGCTGTGGATTCACGCCGCCTTCACCGGGGGCATGAAGTCCACGTTCATGCTCAACTGGGCCTACAATCAGGCGGTCTTCTACCGCTACAGCTCGCTGTGCTTCTCGCTGGAAATGCCCTACAACCAGTGTCGCCGGATGCTCTACGCCATGCACTCCGCCCACGACAAGTTCAAGCTCATCCGGTTTGGCCTCGGCCTTCAAAAAGACCCGACGGCCTGCGTGGGACTGCCCTATCAGGACGTTCGGGACGGCACCCTCCACGAATGGGACGGGAGCCTCCTCAAGTGCAACGGCAACAAGAAGAAAGCCGTCGCCATGTCCCCGGCCCGACGGTTCCTCATGGATTACGTCATCCCCGACTTCAATGGGGAGACGAAGAAGGTGAAGGGCAAGGACACCGGGCTGCCGCTGGTGGACGTGGACCACCATCCCGACACGGGCGAGGACTTCATCGACCCCGAGTCCAAGATGCCGTTCAAGGCCAGCCTTCAAGCATCCACAGGTAAGCCGTGGCCGTGGCCCTACGGCAAGATTCACATCGAGGTGGCCGACCCCGACAAGTCCGACTTCACCTTGGCGGACCTGCGGCACCGGGCAGAGGTCATCTACACCCAGACTCCGTTCCGCACTATCTTCGTGGACCATGTGGGCCTTATGTCCCCCCGGAAGTGGGTGTCCAGCACGACCGACCGGCTGAACGAAATCATCCGTGACCTCAAGCGGCTGGCCATGTCGTTCCACCGTGGGCAGGGCATCGCCACCGTGGCCCTGTTCCAAATTAACCGCGAGGGCTACAAGGCCGCGACGAAGCGGAAGGAGAAGGGCGGCAGGCCGTCCTACGACCTCACCCACCTGTCCTACGCGAACGAGGCGGAGCGGAGTGCCGACATCGTGACTACCTCGTGGATTGACAAGGACCTCATCAAGGCGAACCGGGTGCAGTACCAAAATCTCAAGAACCGGGACGGAGCGCCGTTCGAGATGTTCGACGCACGGGTGGAGTGGCCCTGTCGCCGCATCCTGACATGCCACGAGGTGACGATGACGCCGCAAGAGAACGCGGCGGTCGGGGACGCTATCGACGAGCAGGAGATGAAGAACTTGGACTTGGACGAGGTTTAGGAGCCAGAGATGAAATGGGCCATTCTGATACTCGTCCTCGTGTGCTGGTCTGGCGAGCTGCACGCGAAGATTAACCCTCCCAAGCCCGGCGTCGTGGTGCGCTCCATCGAGTCCACCAAGTACAAGTGCGGCTCCCCGCTGTGCGAGGAGTACGTGCTGGCGCAGGACCGGGCGGAGAGCCTCAAGAGGGCGCTGGCAGCCGCCAAGAGGGAAGCTGCGGCGCTGAAGAAGCGGTGCCGGAGGGAGTGCCGCACATGGGAGCCTCCGACCGACTAGAGCGGCCAAGATTCTACCACCAGACCACCTCTGAGCGGTGGGCGGAGATACAGCGCGAGGGTGTCCTCTGGGGCAGCCCCCTGTTCTGGCGGACGGGAGAGAAAGGGGGATACCGCTACACCTACCTCTCCCCGACCCTGTTCTACGACGACCCCAAGTTCGATGTCGTCCTTGAAGTCGAGTACACGCCGGTCGGTATTGATGGGCCGGATGGCGTTGGCATCGACAACTACGGGTTCGACCCGCCGGAGGGGATGCACTGCTTCCAGTTCAGCGTCTTCGTGCCAATCCCCCTTTCGCAGGTACGGGTCATCGACCCCGCTACGATGCCCCCACCGGACGAGCTGATAGCGGCGTCGCGGCTGCTGAAACCCCCGGCAAAGTCAGGGGGGCCGAGTCCTTCTGCCAAGGGGTAGAAGAGATGTCTCTTACCGGGCAAGACGATGGCGACACGCAACGAACGACGCAAGGATAGGGTCAAGAACGACATTCCCATCGCCCAACTTCTGTTGGACCTCGGATACCCCGTTCGAGGCGACAGCGGCGACCGGGAGGAGCAGTTCCCCTGCGACATGCACGGGGACGGGCTGGACAACAAGCCCTCCGCCCGTATCTACCCCGAAAGCAACTCGTGGTACTGCTTCGCCTGTGGTGTCGCCCGTGACACCATCGACACCGTGCAGGCCAAGCACGACCTCACTTTCATGCAGGCCCTCGACTGGTTGGAGAAGAAGTACGGCCTCACCCCCATGTCCTTCGAGCCGGAGGACTACGAGCTGTCCCCGGTCCAGCAGGCCCAGAAAGACCTCGCTGCAAAATTGGACACGACCAAGAGCTTCGAGGATGACGCCAAGCAGTACCGGGCGTTCCTCAACAGCCTGACCATGGACCGTGACCTCCCGATGACGATGACTTTGAGGTTCTGGGAGGGACTTGACCAGCTTTGCTACTGGCTGACGAAGGAGCTGATACCCGAGACGAAGGCACGGCTGGCCCTCAAGGAACTTTACGGACGGTTGGAGCTGGCCGCCAAGGAAGCGATGTGAGAATCGTCGAGTACACCCTCGACACCCCCGAGTTCGGCATCGTGCTGTTGGGTCGGCCCCTCCCTGTCGCGGGCGACTCGTGGGGATGCCTCGCGCCGCTTCGAGGGACCGCGTGGGAGAGCCTCTTCCCGACTGTGACCGGGGAGAACCTGTCCAACGCCATCCACGGCCACGCCAAGCCCCTGATGGAGTCCATCGGGCCGGACCCCCGCAGCCTGATGAGGCTCGTCCCAGAACCTCGACTGTGCGCGGACATCAAGACCTGCGTGATGCGGGCAGAGAAGAAATGCCACCCCTGCAAGAAAGTCCCGGACTGTTATCTGGCTCCGGGGCTGGATATGGACGCTCAGGCCGCCGCCAGCGTGGTTGTGCTGGCGTGGAGGGAAGGGCGGTATATTGTAATCGTAGAAGGGGATGAGTTCAGCCTCTAATTCGGGTAGGAGGACTGTGAGACACCCCACACCACGGAGATGAGATGGCAGGCGATGACTGGGATGCCCAGATTCCTGAAGCGTTCGAGGTGACAGACCACTACCAGAACCCCGGTGTCAAGCATCGGGACTGGATGGACGAAAAGGTGTTCACCCTTGCCACGGTGGACAATCTCACGGCCCTCATCGACACCTGCATCGCGGCTGACCGATTCTCCCTCGACTTGGAAACGTCGGGCCTCGACAACCGGGTGCTGTGCTTCGACGATGGCACCCGGCGGACCGTGGACCAGATTGCGGGGGTCTGCCTGTCCCCGGACGGTGTGAACGGCTACTACGTTCCGCTCCGGCACGTCCGGGTGAGCGAGACTGGTGGTCGGACTCCCCTCGAATGCAATATCCCCATGGCCCTCTTCGACAAGGAGTTCCGACGGCTTATTGCTGCCGTCGATGCGGGCGAGACGGTCGCCATCTTCCACAACGGAAAGTTCGACCAAGAGTTCCTTCAGTTCCCCGGCGGAAAGCCCTACGGCGAGTGGGACAAGCCGAGCCACTGGGAGGACACCCTCATCCTCGCCTACCTCCGCAACTCCCGTGAACGGGACAAGAGGCTCAAGTCGCTGTCCAAGGTGGAGCTGGGAATCGACCAAGTGGAGCTGGTCGAGCTGTTCCCGGAGGACACGCCGAAGGATAAGCTCGACTTCTCGACCCTCGACCCGACCGACCAAGGCGTCCTCTGGTACGGCGGGGGCGACGGTATCTGTACGTGGCTGCTCTACGACGTGCTGGCCCCGCCGGTCCTCAACAACGACACCGACGGGCGCAACCAGAAAATCGTCTACCAGATTGAGAAGGGATGCGTTGCCGCGACCCGGTGGATGGAGCGAAACCAGATTCACGTTGACATCGGGAAGGTCCGTGAACTGGTCAATCTCGGCCAGCAGGAATGGTTCGACTCCATCGTGGAGGTCTACCGGGCGGCCAGCGAACTCCTTGGCCGGAACGTGATGCCCGGCAAGTACAAGGCACTCACCAAAAAGTTCGACGCCACCGACCCCCACAGTCTTCTGCCGGTGCAGCTCAAGCGGGCAGAGGCGAGAGGCAAGGCGGAGTACCCGGACCCGCCGGGAAAAATCAAGGACGACAACCGGAACAAGACCTTCCCGCTCATCTACGACGTGAACGCCCCGAAGCAACTGGGGCAGATGTTCGACGAGATGGGTGTGCCGGGTCTGCGCCTGACGGAGAAGAGTGGCCAAATCAAGACCTCGAAGGACGAAATCGAGCGCGTCATCGAGGAGGCGGGCAAGAAGTTCCCGTTCATGGGCCTCATCAAGCGGTTCAGGGAAGTCAGCAAGGCGTTGTCCGGCTACCTCAACCCGATGCTCCTCGCGTGCGACCCCGACAACCACACGATGCGAATCAACTTCAACGGCCACAAGGTCGATACGGGCCGGTTCTCCACCCCGGCCAAGGACAAGAACCGGGGCCACCTTCAGGGCTGGCCGCAGGTCAACCTGCAATCCATCCCGGCCACCTACGACCCGAACCGCCCGGAGTGTATGACCCGACTGCGGGAGTGCATCACGGCCCGCAAGAAGGGTGCGTACATCGTGGCCATCGACTACGCGGGCGTCGAGCTTCGCCTCGTTACCAACCTGTCCTACGAGCCGCTGTGGCTGGCGGAATTCTTCCACTGCGCCGAATGCGACCGGACCTTCGAGAAGGGTGACGGTGAAGGGACGCCGATGCCCCCTCCGGCCCGCTGCCCCAACTGCGGCTCCGACAAGATTGGCGACCTTCACACCCTGACCGCTCTGTCCCTGTTCGGGGATGACGCCATGTCCAAGGACAACTGGAAGGCGCTCCGGGGCGATGCCAAGGCCACTAACTTCCTCCTGTGCTACGGCGGAGGTGGGGCCGCTGTATCCCGCAGGACCGGCGTGGACAAGAACGAGGGCTGGCGCATAAAAAACGCCTTCGACCGGACCTATCTGGGCCTCAAACGCTGGTGGCACACCCAGCACACCTTCGCCAAGCAGCACGGGTTCGTGCGGACGGCCATGGGCCGCAAGTATCCGGTGCCGGACATCAACAACCAAGATGGCGGCTTCCGGTCCAAGGCCGAGCGCAACTCCGTGAACGGCCCGATTCAAGGGACCAGCGCCGACATCACCAAGACCGCCATGGTCCTCGTCTACAAGCTCTGCAAGAAGCGTGGCTGGCTCGACAAGGTGATGATGATTATCACCATGCACGATGAGCTGGTCTTCGAGATGGACGGCGACGTGATGCAGGAAGCCATCAAGGCCATCATCCCGGTCATGACCCGCAACCCCTACGTCCTCAACCGCAAGTGGCCCATCCCGCTCACCTGTGACGTGGAAATCGGCCACGACTGGACGGTGCCGTGGGACTTGAACTCCATGCACTTCGGAGAGGTCAAGTTCATCGGGAACAAGAAAATCAAGGGCGCGAAGAAGACCCCCGACGGCCACCGCTGGGAAGACCTGCAATGCTACCCGGACGAGCTGGTGCCGTGGTTCGGGGAGGAGGAAGCCGCTTCAGCCGATGCCAGTCTTGCCTCGACCATGAACAGGGTGGGCGGGGAAGACGATGACCAGCCCCCGCCGAGCGCCCCTTCCGGTCCAGCCGAACCCGCACCGGAGACAGCCGCGACGGGCGCACAAGTGGCAGAGGAAATCCCCGTCCCGGAGGGTGAAGCGTTCGAGTTCCGTCTCACCGTACCGCTCACCGTGGGTACAATGGAGAGACTGGCAGGGGTGCTTGCCCGGACCCGTGACCGAGGAACCCGCATCTTGAAGCTGTTGGCCAACGACGGCACCCCGCTGGACCTCTCCGCAGCCTTCGGGGAAGAGGTGCAGGTCCACTACAATCATTTCATGTCATTGGCGGAGCTGGATGGACTCTGAGCCACTTGATGTAGCCGAGCTAACACGCCGGGTTCGGATTCTGGAAGGGGCGCTCGGAATCGACCTCGACAGTACGGACGCCTGTTCGGGCGACCCTGAGAATTGCGACGCCGACCCATGCAGCACGGACCGATGCCCGCTTTTCAACAACACCCCGCAGCAAATGGCCCGCACTCTTGGTAAAGTATCCAAGGACTTGACCCTCCTTACACACCTCGTCGAGGTCTTGCAGGGCGCTGGGGTCATCAAGCCCGAGATGCTTCGTAAGGCGGCCCTGCTGGCTCGGTTGGCGGAAGTTCAGGAGGACCTCCGCCAGAGTGACGAGGCTCTCCTGACTGTGGCGTCTGGGGGGATTGTGCAGCAGACTCTCGGAGCTGGGGCGGAGGCACTCAAACAGGAACAGGCTCGCCTGCGGCGGGAGCTTGAGGAGCTTTCCAAATGATGAGGACAGTGGGGGCGGCCATCGCCAAGTTCGGGAGTGTCCGGCTCGTCTGTGTCCATTGGCGAACCTTCCCCCCGAAGGCCGCCATCATGGAGCTGGAATTTCCCATCGAGGAACTCCGGGCCTCGAAGAAAATCGAGGAGGAAGACTACCAGCGGTATCTGGTCTGGAAACGCATCTGTGGCCTGCTGAAGATGAACAGGAGGAGATGCCGAAAATGCCCGCATGTCCGCTTTCTAGATGCCAACGGAAACCCGACACTGAGGAAGCTCGACGGGAGTGGTCCTGTCCCCATCGTGGACCTGCCGACCTTGGAGAATCGGAGTCGGAGAGCGCCCACCCACTTGACGGTGAAGAAGTCCAGAACGGCCCAGTTGCCGCTGAAGCCCGTAGGGGGTAAAGATGGCTGACCTCCTCGACCAGTGCATCGACGACCTGTCCGCGCCCGGTTCGGAACGTGACTTCAATGCGTTTCAGGAGACATTCTGTAAGCGTTGCCGCAACCCGGATTGCATCCATGCCAAGTGGGCGGACGACAAGTTCAGCGCCCGTGTGGCGACACAGGTGGACCGTTTCTTCGGCTCGCCCCAGATTGCCGCAGGCGAGAATCCCAAGTACGCCAAGATTGTGGACTTTCAGGACTGCTTCCGCGAGGCCATCCGGCTCGAAGCCGCCGACCGGGCGGGCGACTGGGAAGTCCCCGAAGTGGACATCGACGACGGGGAGTCCGAGGTCGCCAAGGTGGGGGTCACGAACCACGTAGACGATGCCGTCCGGCAACTGGCCAAGGTGAAAGGGCAGGCAGAACCTAATCTCCCGGACCCGGCAGAGGCCGCCACACAGGACTTCGTGGCGGAGACTGAGACTCTCATGGAGGAAGAAGCCGGGGCGGAACCATCCGAGGAGGAAGCCCCGGCGGAGCCGGAACCCGAACCGCAGGCACGCCCCGAAGCGGCTCCCCCTCCGGCCACCATGGGCCGTGGCAACACCCCCGTCCCGGACCGGGGTATCGTCATCGGGGACGGCCCGGCTCCGACGGCGAAGAAGAAGCCCGGAGCGGATGGGGATGCGTGGACGCCCAAGAAAGGAACCAAGAAGGTCGCCCCCGGAGCAACCGTTCGCATGGGAGATGGTGATGCTAAAGAATGAAGACCTCTACCGGACTATCTCGGCTTTGGCTGAGAAAATCATCGAGAATCACCCTGCCCTGAAAGACATCATGGACAGGGCAGCCGAAGGATTCATCACCGAAGAGGAGGCCATGGCGGCGATAGCCACCTTCACCATTGAGAACCCCGCTGTCGAGTCAGAGCTGCTCGCGCTGGCTCTGACCGAGCCGTACTCGACGATGACCCTTGACGAGCTTTCGGAAGTACCCAAGGGCCTGTTCCAGTCCCGCCCCGACGGCCTCTTGCGGATGAACCCACTCGTCGAGGCGGCACTCGCGGAACGCGCCCAGTTCGACGGCGACATGCCAGAACTGCGAACCGGACAGATGACAGAGGGTGTGCGCCCCTCTGTCTCCGTAGACACCGACGCACGGAACCCGGTCGCCGTGGGCCGGATGCTGGACAAGGCCGCCGACGAGATGGGGGAGAAGGTCGCGGCCCACGAAGGCGGACGCCGCCAGCTCATCGAGCAAGTCGCCATGGGGGACAAGCAAGCTCTCGCCCTCGTTGAAAAACATGGCGAGCTGGTCCGCTCCGCCGACGGGACACCCGACACAGCGGCCATGCTGAGGGGGTCTGCCGAAACGGACCTCCCCGAGTACCGGCGGGGTCAAGTCCCGGCCCCTGTCAAGACCGCCAAGCCCACGGGAGCAGAGCTGTTGCTCATGACCCCCAAGGAACGCCAGCAAGCCGCATGGGGGTTCCTGTCCACGACGCAAGGTCGTCGGTCCGGTGTCGCTACTGTCCGGCATCTCGTGGCCGAGGGCCTGCGGAAGAAAGGACTGGCCATCACCGAGCGCGACTTCGACAAGGCCACCCCCGCAGAGGAGCCGGTTGCCCTGCACGAGTGGACAGTCTCACTGGGCGGAGCCGCTGCACATCAGGAATCTTTCTCCATCGTGGACACGGCTGCCTGCGTGCTGGTCGCGGCGCTTATCAAGCAAGTACCCGAAGGTACTAAGGATTTCATCCTCGAAGTCACCACCGCCGACCGCTTGGAGGACCGCGCCGTGGGCTGGCGGGGCCGTCTACTGGGTGCCGGGGCACCCCAATAGGGTAGACAGGGCAGGAGGTTGTCATGGCCCAAGACACACAGAACATGAACCTGACCACCGACCTGAACCACATCCTCTCCCACGCCAAGCGTTATGGCGGCTGGGTTGTCGTCCTCTGTCCCTCTACAGATGTCGCTATGAGCGCAGCTAAGATTCTGTCGGCGCTCGTGGGGGAAGCCCCGTTCTCCGGGAGGACCGCCAAGCTGGCCACCGGCAAAGTTTCCGTGGCTGCCGCGACAGACAAGGTGTTCGTGCCGGACGACCAGCCCTTCTACATCGCCTATCTGGGTTGGGACGGGACCGTCACACCCAAAGAAGCTGCGATGTGGGAGAACAAGTCCACAGGCAGCATCCAGATAGGTGAGGCTTGAGCGCGAAAGTCTGGACTTTTCGCATCATCGGCGGTCAAGAGTTCCGAATCACCCTCCCCCAGAACCCGCCCCTCGTCCACGAAGGACGCACAACCGTCTGGAAGCTCTGCGGGGACTCGAAGGTGGCAAATGCCGTCGCCAAGATGATGCGGACTCTGGGGGCCAAGGTCGAGGTGTTCACCGAGCAGGAAGACCCGACGCAAGCAGCGGAAAGACGCAAGCTACTTGGGCTTGAATAGCTCTCTCTGGGCCGTGATGACGTTGCGGACCTTGTTCCTGAACCACCACCAGCGCCGCCGGAGCCAGCCAGCACGCACCAGCGCGTAGTAGACCTCCCGACAGGCTTTCGCATCGCTCATCGCCCTGTGGCCTCCCGGCTTGATGCCGAGGAAGATACAGATGTTGGTGAGAGACAGGCTCATGAGGCCCAGCGGGACGAGATGCTCGTAGGCCAGCGTCACGGTGTCCACGAGGTGGTAGTCGAAGCGGCCTTGGATGTTCTTCCGCTTGAAGGCGGCGTTGATGAAGCTCATGTCAAAGCGGACATTGTGACCGATGACGACCGCGATGGAGGCGAAGCAGGCGAGTTCCTTCAGCATCTCCCCGACAGGAGTGGCGTTCGCCCACTCCGCCTCGGTGTACCCATTCATTTCCAGTGCCTTCTGGTTGGCATCCTCGATGCGCTCCGGCTTGACCTTCTTCTCGAAGAACGCCATCGGGAAGCTCGTGCGCGGGTTGTCGAGGACGCACGCGACTTCGAGGAGTTCATGGACTTCGGGGTCAAGGCCCGTCGTCTCCGTGTCCAAGAAGCACAGGGGGCGATGAGCGAGGTCCGGGTAACGAGGCATCCTGTTTCCTCCAAAGTTTCATCTAATCTACCCCAAAATCTGGCCGGTGATACCCCCTAGCAGAAACTTTTACAATAGAATCGTGCCTTCTCCGACTTTCTGGGGGGTCCATCCCTAACTCGATGGGGTAAAAGTTACAGGCCGGGCAACCGGAGGAGATTCATGGGACACGCGAAACCACATCGAGAAACCCTGCGGAGCGATTGGGCTGAAAGTCTGCTTTCAGCCCCGGACCCCACCTACCCCGACGCCCGCAGCGTAGCCGAACGGCTCGAAGCCGCCCGCGAGGAGTTACGGGGAGCGGTGGAGCTGGCACGGGACGTTATCGAGAAGAACCCATTGACCCCGACGGTTGCACAGGCCGCTGCACGGGCCATCGGGCGCAGGGGCCAGCCCCACATTTTGGTTGATGACGGCGGGGTGGTCCTGCTCGAAATCACCTACGGCCAGAAGGCCGAGGCGGAGGACTCCGACAAGCGCGGGTGGACCTCTGTCCTGCCCTCCCTCAAGGAACTGCGGGAACGGGCGGAGAAGGTGGGCCTCGACCCCAAGCCTTTCGGGCGCAGACGCCGGGAGCTGTTGCAGACCATCGAGGCGGAGGAAGGGAAGCACAAGAACCCACAGCGCAAGATGCGGAAGACCGCCCCGGCCATCGGCCCGGTCACAATCATCAAGCCCACCCCCGAGGCCGATGCGGCCCCCAAACCGAACACGGACCTCCCCTTCGACGACCCGGTGCTGCCGGACGACCTCACGGAACCCGCCCCGACCCCCGAGCCGGAGGCGGAGGCTCCCGCAGAGGAACCGACCAACGGCAAGCCCACCCCCGAGCCGAGCGAGGACGAGAAGGAGGGCGACGACAAGCCGGACCTCCGCCAGATTGTGGACGACGCCGACGAACTGAACATCGACGAAATCCTCGACTTCGGGAACGAAGACGATGGCGACGAGGACGACGGAAGCGACGGTTAGGCTCCCCCACCACTTTTTCTTCTATAGCTCCCCCAAGTAGGACTGGCCGGATGGACTGGTATGGCTGCCGAGTGGTGGTACTACGAGAACGGGGAGAACGCACTCGCTGGGGTCGAAGGCGACCCTGATAACCCTCCTGTTCTGGGAGATTGGCTCATCATCAACCTGCTGACCACCGTCCCGGAATCACGGGCCTCCTTCGACCGTATCGTCCCCAACATGCTCCCCGACGAACAGACCCGCCTCTACGGCCTGCGCGACCAAGGAATCGCCGTAGACGTGGCCATCGACTACAAGAAGGCCAGCGACGACTTTCAGAAGGTCCAGAACACCGCCGGAGTGAGAACCTGCGGGCCACGGGGCGGAGGGAGTTGGTTCCCGCCGCCCATGGTGGACCCCTGAGAGGTGACATTGGGTAGAGTGACACGACAGCTCTCAAAGGAGAAGGACATGAAACGCGGACTCTTGCTCATGTTGGCCCTGCCTGTCCTGATGGCCATGGCGTGCGGCGGCTCGGTGGTACGGGACGAAATGGTCTACAAGACCGAGTTGAACTTCTGGGAGCAGGCGTCTGTCCAGACCGCCGATGCTCTGGTGGGGTTCATCGGGAAATTCTGCACCTGTGACGCCGACAAGAACTTCGTCACGGACGCCTGCGAGGAGGCCGCCAAGAAGGCGCTGGTCGTCAAGGCACGGGTGCCTTACCACAAGGCCATGGCGCTCTACAACGCCGGTCTGCTGAAGGTGAGGCCCCCGAAGACGCCACCCGTGGTGCCGGAGACTTCGACCCTTTGCCCCCCACACGACCAGTAAGGAGGAAGACCGATGGCTGGATTCGACCTGAAGAAACTGCTGGATGATTTCCTGCCCGTTCTCGGACAGGCAGGAGTGGACGCCCTCGCCGGGGAACTGAACGATGTCGCCGGGGGTCAGGAGGGCTGGAAGAAGTCCGTGCTGGCACTCATCGCCAACGCTGTCGAGGTCCACGGTGCCAAGGGCATCGACATCGGCATGGACTACATCAACAAGGTACTCGCGGGGGAGACGCCCCCGGAGATTGACTGGGCGGACCTCGAAGTGGCCAGCGACATTCTGGCGCATCTTCAGAACGTGGAGGCGGACGAGAAGACCAAGTGGGGGGACTTCCTTGCGAAGCTCTCCCATACGCTGGGGAGCGTCCTTTCCGCGCTCATCAAGGGTCTTATCGCCTGAGAGGAGGACACCATGCCGAGAAAGAAACCTGCGAACTGGACCGCCGAACAGTGGTCCGCCTATCTGGGCCGCCGCAAGCGGCGGCAATTGAGGGCCGCCGCTCGGGCGGAAGCTGCCCGTCCGTGGCCCAAGAAGATGCAGGTCGATGTCGGGGCCATGACCGCAACGGTCAAGGCCGGTCCCGACGAGATTCTGGGGACCGCCGACGACAAGACCACCATCAAGCCCAAGGCCGCTCGGAAGGTCGCAGCCTTCAACCAGAAGATGACCAAGGCCGAGCTGCTGGGCGTCGCCCAGAAGATGAAGCTGAAGGTGTCGAAGGACGACACCAAGGCTGTCATCCTCGCCGCACTCAGGGCAGCGTCCAAGTAGGACGGGCCGGGGAGAGGCCATGCCGGGTTCCGTGCCGCCACGGCGGATGCGGGTGTATAAGTACATCCCGGACAAGCTCTATGGCTTCGCCAGAGATGAAGAGGGCGAGGTCTTCTTCCATCTCGGGGGCTTTCAGCCCGGCGGCCCATGGATGATGCACCTACGGTGCAAGTCCTGTCCGAAGGAAGGATGTACGTGGGCCACCACCGCCCCGGCCCCCATACTCGGGGAGGCCGTGGAAGTGGTCGTGGAGGAGGGTGCCCCGAGCAGGGGACCATCGCCCAGAGCCATCTCTGTCAAGCGTCTCATCGCCCCTATCCCGTTGCAGGGGACCGTCGAGGCGCTCGACACCCAGCGCGGCTTCGGTTTTATCAAGGTGGACGACGGCACCTCCTATCACCTTCACAGGTGCGAATTGCTCGACGGTAGAATCCCTCGGGTCGGTCAGCGGGTAATGTTCTATGCGGGGGTCCGTAAGAAGCGCCCCCGTGCTTGTCATGTGAAGGTGTGTCCAAATGAGTAAGCCGAAGAAAGGGATACTGGAACCCAAAGGGGACGGGACCAACATCCTCGGGGGCAAGAACCCGCAGGGCCTCTACGTCCCCATGTCCGATGACGAACAGGAGGTCATCGCCCGTCTCGTTGAAGCAGACGACCTCATTCTCGTCATCCACAACTGGGCAGTCCTTCGGAAGCCCCACCTCATCGTGGGCGACCTCCGCGTGGGCATCCAGTTCCGGCTCGCCTTCGCGGACGGCCTGCTCCCGACACCCCTCCACTTCCTCGACCTCGAACTGCAACGGGAGAGTGGGCAGACCATCTTCCGCCAGAAGAAGGCCATCACGGTCGGCGGGAAGCCCCTCATGGCCCAAGGCGGGGCATTCTTCGACTTTCAGTGGGACATCGCCATCGACCACATGGACCCCCAGTTCGTCAAGTCCGTCAAACCCGGAGCCTTCGGCCTCACCTCCCGGCGCATCGACAAGGATACCGGCCACCGTTCCGAGCGCGGCAACATGCAGCTCGACTCGACCCAACAGGGCGCTCTGGCCGCTGTGGACAAAGGGGCCGCCGAAGTCCGGGCGGGGGACGATGCCGCTGTGAAGAAAGCCGAGAAGGAAGCCCCCAAGTGATGCGTTAGTTGGCCTATCCCGTCCATCTGTAGGGATTGGAGGTCCAATGGAACGCCACGTCACCCGCAGAAGGCTGGCTGCCTCAGCGACTCGGGTCGCACGACGTTTCATGACCGCCGAGGAGCGCCCGGCTCTGACGGACCCCGAGTTCAACCTCCGTGAAATCGTCAAGCAGTTCATCCTGCTCGAAGACCACCTCGTCCACCCCTACAAGTTCTGCCTCGACTGCATCCGTAAACACCTGATGACCGTCGAGGCACTGGCGGAGGAGATACCGGCGCTCGAACCCGGAACCGTGGTGGCCAAGACCGGGGAGATGCTCGGAGAGCTTGCCCGAGCATGGATGGTCAACATCGTGGACGAGGACCGGCCCGTCCCGGACATCGCCAAGGACGTGCGGACCATCCGCAAGCAAATGGCCGAGGATTTCCACGACCCACGCCCCTCGAACGAGCGGGTTGCCTCCCGCTTCATCATCCGAAATTTTCCCTGTCCTCATCAGTAGACTCCGGCCCTTCGCCGGGTAGGATAAGAGCGACCTTTCCTCGGAGGCACAATGGCGACAGGCATCCTCGAAGTCATCAGCGGTTGCATGTTCTCTGGCAAGTCCGAGGAGCTGTTGCGACGCGCCCGCCGCGTCCTCATCGCCAAGCAGGAATTGGTGGTGTTCAAGCCCACGCTCGACACCCGGTATCACGAGGGCAAGGTCAAGGCCCACTCCGGGGAGGAGCTGGACGCCATCCGCGTCCCGGAGACGACACCTTTCAGCATCTTGGACCACCTCGAAAAGGATGCTCAGGTCGTGGTCATCGACGAGGCCCAATTCTTCGGGGCCGGGTTGCCCGCCGTCTGCGAGAAGCTCGTCAACGACCATGGCCTCCGGGTCATCGTGGCGGGGCTGGACCTCGACTATCGGGGTGAACCCTTCGGCCCGATGCCCCAACTACTGGCCCTCGCGGATAAGGTCAAGAAGCTCTCCGCCATCTGTACCATCTGTGGTGACGACGCCACCCGGTCCCAGCGGCTCGTGCCGTCAACGGAACTCGTCGAGGTGGGGGCCGGGGACAAGTACGCCGCCCGCTGCCGGGCGCACCACTCCATCGACCCCGAGACTACATGAAGCCGGTCATCATTCACCGGGACATCGGGAACAGCTCCCCGAAGGCCGCCCTTTGGCACGGGGTGGACGCGGAGTCCGCCTTGCGAACCTTCCCGCCTGCCTCGGTCCACATGGTCGCCACGTCGCCTCCATACTGGGGCCACCGCGACTACGACGCGGAGGGGCAGCTCGGCCTCGAACCAACACCTCGGGCCTACGTGAACCGGCTCGTCAGAATCATGCGCGAGGTGAAGCGGGTCCTCCGCCCGGACGGCAGCCTGTGGCTCAACCTCGGGGACTCCTTCTGGACGACACCGAAGCAGGGCCACTTCAAGCCCAAGGATATTACCGGCATCCCGTGGCTCGCGGCTTTCGCGCTCCGGGCCGACGGCTGGTGGCTGCGCCGCGACATCGTGTGGGAGAAGACCAACCCCATCCCGGAATCGGTAGGGGACCGCCCGGCGACATCCCACGAGTACCTGTTCCTGCTGACCCCGACGGATAACTATTACTACGACGGCTTCGCCATCAGGGAGACAGCCGCGCCGCCGGACAAGGCCCAGAAGGGGGACGCCCCCACGACTCGCGCCCGCCGGTCGGTTTGGACGATGGCCACAGAATCGTACACGGGCGCTCATTGCGCCGTGTGGCCGTCTGAGCTGGTCCGGTTGATGGTCCGGGCAGGCACGAGTGAGAAAGGCTGCTGTGCGACTTGTGGGACGCCTCTACGGCGGGTCACGGAGGTCATCGGGAAGGCCGAGTACCAGTGGGCCGACCGGACCACCAAGCCTTGGCACAAGGACGGGCGTGAGATACCCCAGAAGAACATCACCCAGCAGCTCCACCAGACGGTCGGCTGGGAACCAGCCTGCCAGTGCGGCGCGGGCATTGCCCGCAGCACCATCCTCGACCCTTTCTCCGGGACGGCCACGACCGGGGATGTCACTCTGGCAGAGGGCCGGGATTACATTGGCCTCGACTTGGACCCCGACCTGAGTCTGGCCCGCGCCCGGCTCGAAGGCCGCGCACCACCTCGGGCGGCGGACCCGGAACCCGACCCAATCACGGACCTCTTCGGCTGACGTGGGTCTGCTGCCGTCACAAATGGCGTAGATACAGTGGTATCTGTCGGAGGAACCGTGACGCCCAAGAAACGAATCCTCGTGGTCGGTGGCACCAAGTCGTTCGTGTTCGGGAACCTCGCCCGCAACATGGCCCTGTGCCATCTCACCGTCGAGTGGCACGTAGCGGACACGGACGGGGAGAGCGTTCCGTTCACGAGCCTCCCCGACGGGTGCGCGGGTGCCGTCTGCCTCCGGGACATGACGAGCCGCTCGACATTCTGGGCCGTGGCCCAAGCCTGCAAAGACGGGAACGTCCCATTCGCCGCAGTCCCCCGCGTGTGGAAGGTGGCCGAGGGAATCATGCGGGTGGAGGGGATTCTCGGACCTGCCGAGGGTGGTGGCAAGGCCGCTCCACCTGAAGATGTACGCGAGGTGGCCTTGGCCTATCTGGTCACGGAACGTCACAAGGGCCGGATGCCCAAGCGTGACGAGGTGAACGGGGCGGCCCAGCGAGCTTTCGGGACCAAGGTCAGCCTCCCGGCCAAGACGTTCAGAGAGCTGCACACGGTAGCAGCTCTGGCGGTGCCGGACCTTGAGACGATGGGCCTCGACATCCCGGCGCTGGTCAGGAAGGAACTCACCGGATTATTGGCCCCTCTCGTGGAACGGATGGCCGCCATAGAGGAGCGTCTTGACGGGGGTTCTCTGACCAAAGGGGTGCCGGATTTGAGGACTCTCGAAGCCCTGCTGGCAAGGGCCAATGGAGCGGAACTCCGCCTGACTTTCGGGGAAGTTTCTCCCCCAACTGACCCATAAGGGGTGGATAACCCCCCCGTTGCTCGAAGGACGATTTGGCCTGATTTCCGCATTTCGACGAAAAACCAGAGGAGTTGGAGAGGACCCCCCTGCGGTCAGATTTCCTGAAACCTATCAGCCAATGAAATCTCAATACGGTCAATAGCTTAGGGCGGGCGAAAGAATCACCTGAAAGTTTTGTCTAAGGGCTGGCAAACTTTCCAGAGGACAACTTTGCAGCCAGACTCGGCCCAGAAAGCGCCGAATCGGTTTTCTAGTACCATTCTTGTCAAGTTCCCGAGAAAATTCTCTACAATCGGGAGGTTGAAAACCCCTATGGTTCAGAGGGGGTTGTGACGGCCCGTCGGTGCATGTCGAGGAACAGGTCCGTCGGCTCCAATCCCTTGATGCGGGAGGCCAGTCCTTCAACGGCTGACTGGCGCGTTTCAGGGGAGTCCCGGTCCTCGTCCCAAGGCACGTCCAGCACGGTGACGCCTTGCTGGCGCAGGACGTTGACCATGTGGTCTATCTCGCGGTCGAGGCCGCGCAGGTAGTCGAGGTCGATGGCGCTCTCGCACTTGCGGCCTGTCTGCTTCTCCTGCCGCTTGACGATGCGCTGGGCTGCCACCTCCGGCGACACCAGAACCCGCAGGCACACCGTAGGCAGCAGGACCGTAGCCGTCATGGCGTGGTAGAGCCGGGCGTAAGTGTCGAATTCTCGTGGAGGCATCAACCCGAGGGCGAGCTGAAGGCGGGCAAAGGCTGTGTCCCCGAAGTAGGAGCGGTCCAGAACCGAGTGACCCCGGCCTTCCATGGCGTGCCATTGGGCGTGGAGGTGCATCCGGTAACGGACGGCCAGCAGGTGACACTGCATCGTGAAGGACCACCGTTCCGGGGAGCCATAGTAGTCGGAAAGGTAGGGGTTGGCATCCTCCTTCTCGTCCGGCTCGATGAGGATGAGGGTCGTGTCCCCCAGCGCCGCTCCCAGCTCTTTTGTCAGCGTGGTCTTGCCCCCGCTGATGAGTCCCTCGACGATGATGACTTTCTTCACAGGCACCTCCTGTCCCATCTACCCTACCCGCCGGAGAGGGGGCTTAGACCCCCTCTGAAAGAGTAGAGAGGCAGGAGGTCCGATGAAACGACCCGTCCTACATTACGACCACATGATGGGGGTCAACCCCCGGTGGAGGACCACGCTCTCCACTGCCCTTGCCGGGGATGCCCGGCTGTTCAACCAAGAGGTCAAGACCTCGCGGCTGCTGGCTCCTTCGGATGGCGTCTTCCTGCAATGTTCCCTGACCTACGCGGAGTGCGGCCAGCAGGTCTACTGCATCGGTCCCCGGCTCCAACAGATGTTCGCGGACACCGACTGCTCGAAGGTTCCCCTCGACTTCCTGAAGTCCCCGCACACCTGCATCTACGTAGCCCTCCCCGAGTGCAAGTGGGAAATTTTCGGCGGCAGCGTGACCGGGATGCACAAGGTCACGGGCTTCTACCTCTACGAACGGGGCGACGAGTTCATGGTCGCCGCGTGGGGGATGCCCAACGAGAAGGCCCGGTTCCCGGAGGATGACGCCTCCCTCTGGATGTCTATCCCCTTCGACATGGTGCCACAGACGAAAGCGCCGGATGGAACGGCCCTGTTGGACTTCGAGACGTTCAGCGAGAACCAGTTTGCAAACCCGGAGAGGGACAACTCGGACCCTTTGTTGGAATTGGCCGGGGACGACCACCGGCAGGCGGAGCAGGATGCCCGGTCCATCGTCCGAACGGCCATCAATCTCATCCTGTACCTCAGCAGCCTCAAGGCCGAACAGGCGAAGTACGACCCGGACGAGCAAGCTCGTCAGGCCGCCCTCAAGAAGCACCGGGCCGCGATGGAGAAGCACAAGCAGGGCAAGAAGCGGGAACGGGCCAAGGCGCAGCTCAAGAAGACTCTCGCTGCGTTCACCGAAGCGACCATCGTCTGGATTGGCAAGGCCATCGAGACGAAGCCACTCCCCAAGGGCAGCGGCGCGAAGACATCCAAGAGGGGCAACTGGCGGTTCCGCAAGGGACACTGGCACAACTACTGGACCGGCCCGCGCACCGATGCAGACGGCAACCGGGTGAAGGGCGACAAGCAAGTGCTGAAGTGGACCGCTCCTGTCTACCGGGACATGGGGGCCATCGTAAACGCACGGGGTCGTGAACACCGCTTCGAGGAAGAAAAAGATGATTGGGGCGGGTAAAGTGACGCATGGAGGTATGCCATGCACGTCATTTACTCGCAAGAGAACGCCCCCGAATTCATGACCAAGAGCCTCTTTCTCGCAGGGCCGTCGCCGCGAGACAAGGACCATCCCAACTGGCGGCCAGAAGCCCTCAAGATTCTGGAAGAACTGGGCTACGACGGCGTGGTCTTCGTCCCCATCCCGCGTGACGGGAAATGGCCCAAGACGTACTCCGACCAAGTGGATTGGGAAGCCAAGCACCTGAACATGGCGGACCTCATCGTGTTCTGGGTTCCGCGTGACAAGGAGAAGCTCCCGGCCCTGTCCACCAACACCGAGTTCGGGATGTGGAACGGGACCGGCAAGTGCGTCCTCGGCTACCCGGAAGATGCTCCCTCCATGCGTTACCTTCAGCACCTCGCGGACATGGAGAAAGTCCCGAGCTTCCACTCGCTGCCCTCGATGCTGGGCTGGGTGGTCAACTCCCTCGGGGCCGGGTCGCTCCGGGCCGGAGGCCAGCGCGAAGTCCCCCTCTACATCTGGAACACGCCGAGCTTTCAGGCGTGGCTGAAGGCGCAGGAAGGGGCCGGGAACAGGCTCGAAGGGGCCAAGGTGGTCTGGACCTTCCGGGTCGGGCCGGAAAAGACCTTCGTATTCTTCTGGGCGCTGCACGTCGATGTCTACATCAAGGAGGAGGACCGTCACAAGACCAACGAGGTCGTGCTGGGCCGCCCGGACATCTCGACCATCGTGGCCTATCAGCCCATCCGTGCCGAAGACGACGACGCATGTGCGCCGCACAACGCCTTCATGGACACCCCCATCGTCCTCGTCCGCGAGTTCCGGTCGCCCGCAGTGACCCCCGACGGGTTCATCCGGGAGCTGCCCGGCGGCTCCTCGTGGAAGCCCGGAGAAAACGCGCTGGTGGTCGCCTCCGAGGAGCTGCACGAAGAGACGGGCCTCAAGGTCGATGCCAACCGCTTCAAGTTCGTGGACGCCCGTCAAGTGACCGGCACCCTGTCCTCCCACTTCGGCCACGTCTTCACGGTCGAGCTGACCGCCGAGGAGATGAAGACCATCCGGGACGAGGTTGGCTCCGGCAAGACCCACGGGGTCACGGAAGACACCGAAAAGACCTACGTCGAGATGACCACGGTGCGGGAACTCATCGGCCCGGACAACGTGGACTGGGCCAACACCGGCATGATTCTCACTGCGCTGCTCCGGTAGGGGGCTTAGAGCCGCCTCCACCGAGTAGTATAAGAGGTGGAGATTCGGTATGGAGAGCGTGCTGGACAACATGGAGCGACATCATGCGAAGCAGCTCACGTACATGCGTGGGATGCTTGACGGGATGAAATACTACTGCGCCCTTGAGGCGTTGGAGTTCGCCTGCCGCCTCGAAGTCGGCAAGGTCCGCAAGGACGGCGAAACGCCCCGCTTCCATCATCAGCTCCAAGTGGCGCGTCTGGCAGCGACACTGCTGCCGCATCTGCAATTCCCCGAGGAGTGCATCACGGTGTCCTTCCTCCACGACGTGCTGGAAGACCACGCGGAGGCCGTCACCAGAGCGATGCTCGAAGACCAGTTCGGCCACGAAGTGGCCAGCGCCGTCTGGAAGATGTCCAAGAAGCACGGCGGCACCTCCAAGTCCACCGAATCCTACTTCGCGGAACTGGCTCGTTGTCCCATCGCTTCCATCACCAAGCTCTGCGACCGGGCGCACAACCTCCACACCATGCAAGGCGTGTTCACCCCGGAGAAGCAGGAAGCCTACGCCACTGAGCTGAAAAAGTGGTTCATGCCCATGATTAAGGAAGCCAGACACCGCTTCCCCCGGCAGTATGCAGCCTACGAGAACCTGAAAATCCTGCTGCTCTGCCAGTACGAATTGCTCTACCACCTTTCGGAAGCTCGGAAGGGAGGAGGCCCGGATGCTGGTTGAAATGGGAGCTTGCGGGATGCTCCTGCCTGTGATACTCTGTGGGGGACTGCAACCCCCTACGGAGGAGTATCGCGTGGCAAGACGCCCGTTCCATGGTCCGACAGACATCGTAGGAGAGCGGTTCGGTCAGCTCGTGGTTGAAGGGTACGACGGACGTGAGCCGTACAAGCGGCGGTACACCTACTTCTACTCCTGCCGTTGCGACTGCGGCCAGCTCGTTCGAGTTGTCCGGTCCAATCTCATCACCGGCCATACAAGTTCGTGCGGATGTTTGAAAAGCAGGAAGGGGTCGGAACACCCGAGCTGGACCGGCCACGGCGGCATCAGCGGGAGGTTGTGGAGCCACATCAAAGCCCATGCCCGAAACCGGGAACTGCCCTTCCGGCTCACGAAGGCTCAAGTATGGGAGTTGTTCGAGGGCCAGTTGGGGAAGTGCGCCCTCACCGGGCTGCCTCTCTCCTTGACGACCCCCAAGGAGAGAGGCCCCAACGCGGAGTCCGCATCCTTGGATCGTATCGACAACGACAAGGGGTATGTCTTAGGGAACGTCCAGTGGGTCCACAAAGACATCAACTGGATGAAAGGCCGATTCTCCATGGCCCGATTCCTCGAACTCTGCGAGGCCGTCACGGCCCATAGGAGGGCATGATGGGGATGCTGGTTTCCATGGCCCTCGGGGACAGCTACGGGGCGTGCTTCGAGTACGTCGCTCCGGGTGTCGTGAAGTTGAACAACGACCTGAAGTACCGGCAGCACCCGTCCCATACCGAGCTGCTGCCGGGCCAGTACACCGACGGCGTGCAGATGGCGGTTGCACTGGCTCATTTGCTTCTGTCCGACGCAGCCCGGACGCCTCTGGCGTGGGCTGACTGCCTCGTGGACACATTCAAGGCCAACCCTCGCGTGGGCTACGCCAAGGGCTTTCATGAGTTCCTGACCATGATTGACCCTGACAGAGGCGGCGAGGAGTTCCTGAAGCTCATCGAACCACACAGCGACAAGTCCGGGGCAGCGGAAAGGGCCGTGGTCTGCGGCTTCTTGGGGAGGGAGCAGGAAGTCATCGACACGGCCATGTGGCAAGCCAGCCTGACCCACGCGACCAAGGACGGCATGGCCTCTGCTGCGGCCAGCGCCCTCATGGTCTGGGCGTGCCGCCACGGCTTCGACCTCGACTGCATCGCCCCGCTCCTGACCGAGCAACTGCCCGGATACCCGTGGGAGACTCCGTGGCAGGGTCATGTCAACGGCAAGGGCGTAAGTGCCGTCAGGGCGGCCCTCACAGCCATCCAGAGCGGTTTCAAGCTCTCCACCATCCTCAAGGCGGCGGTCGCCTTCTCGGGCGACGTAGACGGCGTTGCAGGCATCGCAATGGCCGCTGCCTCCCTGCACCCTGACATCGAGAACAATCTCCCCAAGTCGCTCACCAACTCGTTGGAGAACGGTCCTTGGGGCCACGACTTCCTGCGAGAGCTGGACGGGCAACTGGAAGATGCGTTCCCCGTTTCCTACGACACCCCCGAACCCGAGGCCGTCTCCGACGCACAGGCCGATGTCCTCAACGAGTTCTTCGACTTCGACGGTGGCGACGCCCGCGCCGAGGACACCGGCTGGTTCATCGACAAACCCAAGAATGGCGACGGATAAATGGGGGCTTAGAGCCGTCTTCTCCGAGTAGTGTACGTAGGAGGAGATGACGATGTTGAATCCCCTGCACCTGCAACAACTGGCTGTCCGAATCGAGACGCTACAGTGCGCCCGACGGCACGGCTGGTCCCCCGCAGACGACTTGGAGCTGACCCAACTGCTCCCCGGTGGCCGCGACCGCCGAACTGTCCCGGACCCCGCCGAACTGCGCCGGATAGCGCAGGAAGGTGGCTCCGTGGACATGGGGGATTACCAGCTCTGGCTTCGCATGGTGAGCCACATGGAGATGCTGGCCCACCGCAACAAACCCCACCACCCGCGTCGAATCATGCGTGACATGGCCCGAGGCCGACACCCCTTCCGACGGTAGCCCTTCTATACCCTCCGATAAGCAAGAATGGTGGGCAGGCGTGTCTGCCCATGTCGGAAGGGGCACATGGCAGCCCTCACTTTACGACTGACTCACACCGGCTTAGTGGCAACCGCCCTGTTTCTGGCGGACCTTCAGAACGCCAACGCTGGCCCGGTTTACGTGGCTGTCAACGGCACCATCGACCTCAACTACACGACTCAGGTCGCCAAGTCCTATGTGGACGGAACCATCAGGGGCTTCATCGCCCAAGGGTTCCTGACTGATGAGCTACTTGGAGGTCCGGTGCTGGAAAACGCCTCCCGGTCGTTCAGTGGAGTCTTGGCCCTCCCGGATGCCACCCCGACCGATGTGCCTCTGCCGACATCGGATGTTGACGGCGGCATCCCATATTCTGTCCCGCATCTTGTCGTGCCGACAACAGGTCAGTACGTTGTGTCGGTGGCCCTCACTTTCGCCCCCAGCGCCGCTGGCACATATCGAGCGTTCCTGTTCGGCCCGGACTGGCCCGTTGGGGCGGACTGGCGATTCTTCGTCGAGCAGATAGGCACCTTCAAGTCGTACTCGGATGACTGGGCGGGCTGGTATGTACCAGCCTTCGACCCGGTGAACCCCGCCTTGGTCCTTCAGAGCGGAGTCCGGCACTACGCTTCCGGGGCGCGGTTGAAGGTAGTGGCCTTGCAAGATACCGGGGGCGTTTTGAACCTCACCGATGCGTCGGTGGTCCTCAAGAGACTGTAGGGGTTGCAATGCCAGTCAAGACTAAGCGTGACGAAGAGAAGTGGGAGAAGGCCAAGGAAATCGCCAAGGAGAAGGGCGAAGCCGAGAATTACGCCTACATCATGGGCATCTACAAGAAGATGAACCCCGATTACGAGTTCAAGAGTGGCCCGGATGCGAAGAAGGCCGCCCTCACGGTGCCGGACAACTTCACCTCCGAGCTGCGGAAGGCCGTTGACGAGATTGAAAAAGCGTTTCAGAAGCAGGGGATAAAGCTGAACGGCAAGGCAGTCTTCTCCTTTGACAGCGGCCAGAAAAGATGGCGGTTCCGGCTCACCCCCGCCAGAGGGTCTGGAAACGACTTCAAGTGGGGTGTCTTCCCTCAGATGTCCGGGTGGCGGAGAGCGGGCTTCAACAACGGCACCGCGACCTATCGAAAAGGCGAGGTTCTGGCCGTCCACAGGGCGAGGGCGGTGGGAAGAAAAAGGGATGAGTGGCTCTACCAGTCAGTCGATGTGTACGACTTGGCGGATGCCCCGAAGGCCGCCTCCCGTGTCGCTGCCCGCTGGCTCGCCCGGCAGGCCGCCTCGCTGACATCCGAGGAACGCAAGACCCTTCAGCTCGTGAAGAAAGCATTGCCGGTCTGCAAAGGTAGCTGCTGGATTTCCGCCGAGGTCCTCTATCACCTGCTGGGCGGGGAGAAGGCTGGCTACAAGGCGTTGGAGGTTCTGCACGAGGGCATCCTCCACTGGTTCCTCCGCAGCCCCAGAGGAGCTGTCCTCGACGCCACCCCCGAGCAGTTCAAGACGGACATCCCGTACCATGAAGGAAATCCTCGACCGGGCAGCTCGCCCGCAACGGGGACGCCTTCCAACCATGCGGAAAGACTGCTGAACAGCAACCCTGTCCTCAAGCGCCTCTGGCAGGACAAGCAGATGGCCGATTGGCGTTCCCGTCATCCCGAGGCCAAGCAGGCCAAGGCCATCAGCCCCTACGTGGATTCTGTCATCGACGGCTTGAAGGTCACGCAGGTCGATTCCGACAAGATGCGGTCCTCAGCCTCCATCCGGGGCAACAAGCTCCTCATCAAGTGGGGGCAGGACGCTCCCGAGGGTGGCTTCGTCCGCAAGAAGTACCTGCCCAAGTGGGTCAACTGGGCCAAGAAGAAGCTCGGCCAGAAGTCCGAGCGGGTCCAGCAGAAGAAGGAGTGGGCGCGGACGGTCGTGGGTGGCTTCTCCGTGTACGACCTCGAAGGCAAGGAGGAGGTGGCCGCCATCCTCGCCAAGGTGAAGCGGGAGGTGCAGCCGCTCCTTCGAGAGTTCGGCTTGAAGTTCAAGACGCTCAAGGAGTCCGTGGCCGAGGGGTCGCTGGGGTTCAACCGGGGAGGGGGCGGCATCATCGCCCTGAACGTCCGGCAGAAGCGTTTTCCGATGAAGCTCCGCAAGTACAGCGCCGTCATGGCGACGATGCTGCACGAGCTGGCCCATATCCGGCACATGAACCACGGCCCGCAGTTCAAGATGTTCGAGATTGAACTGCGGGAGTGGGCGCGAAAGAAAGGCATCTACAAGCCCAACTAGGAGTAGACGATGGACATCGCCCAGTCAGCACGAAGAGTGGCCCTCCGGTACACTGCCCGCCGCGTCGCGGCACAGAAGCTCGCGCTGTGGAGTGGCGAGGATGTCCCGACCGAGGAGATGCTACAGAATCTCCTCGCCTACCTGCGGGCGCTCCATTTCTGCCACTGGACGGCGCACTGGCAGGCCAAGGGCGACCCCCAGTACGGCGACCACCTGCTGTTCGAGCGCCTCTACAGTGGAGTCACCGACGAAATCGACGCTCTGGCAGAGAAGCTCGTGTCCGGGTACGGTGCCAGTGCCGTCAACGCTGCCGTGCAGTCGCACCTCATGGACCGGCTCGTAGCGATGGCGACAGACGCAGTGCCGGACGACCTTTTCAGGCGGGCGCTGTTCATGGAGGACGCCCTTCAAGACGCCCTGAAGGCGATATTCGAGGAGATTGAATCGCGGAGCGAGCTGTCCTTGGGGATGAACGACTTTCTCGCCGCGATGGCGAACACCCACGAGACGCACCAGTACCTCCTCCGGCAGAGGACGCGCTGATGCCCAAGGACATCACCGACGACAACCTGCGAATCGACGGGGGCTTCCGACAGGAGCGTTTGGAGTCTCTCGCTGAGTGGCAGCGTGACGAAACTGCGGACACCACCACGAAGGAGGCCCACAAGCTCCTGTCTGCCCGTCTCAAATCCTTCATGTCCGCCATCAAGGACATCGACATCGGCTACGGCGAGAAGGGCTGGTACGGGGTGTCCGTCTACCTCAAGTAGCTACTCGATTTCGACCCGTGGCTCCGTCACCAGCGCCACTTCATCAGAATCCCAGTCGGAGCGACCGTCCCGGACCAACTGCCGGAGCGTCCGGCGAGCCTGCCGCCAGTGAACGACCCGGATGCGGTCGTAGGCGTTGTTGCAGAGTCCCTTGCCGACCTTGGGATTCCCCCTCCGGCTCCGGCGGCAGTCGCAGTCCAGCGGCTTTGCCTTGGTGAAGTAGAAAGGTTCGAGAGTAGCCGGGCGGATGTGATTACCGCCCGTTGACCAGAGCCAGAGCTTACGACGACGGGCGCAGATACGCAGTGTGCGTGCGCGACGTTCTCCTCGGTCCATGCCGACCTCCAAGCTGACGAGATGCGGGCGTCACCCGCACGATTGGCTTGAAGGCTCGAAGTATGTCCAAGGAGTAATTCACGCGGACAATGGTAGCAGACCAAATCCACTAGGTCGATACCCGGTCGAGTTCGGGTAGTAGAAATAGAGATTGAAAGGAGAAGCCCATGGGAGCCTCAGCACCGACTGTAAACGCAACCGACAAGCACCTCGCAGCCGCCATCATGGACGGCATGGGGGATGACATCGGTGAAGGAACCGTCGCCTCCATCGTCGTCCGCAAGAAGGGGGTCGCCCGTGGCCCGGCGGACAACAAGACCATCTACGGTGACGACTTCGTTCACGTCCTCCTCTGGACGGGGTTCTACTATCAGGCACTCGTCGAGCGGAGCTTCAAGAAGCTCCACCAGATGTGGGGCAAGGGCGACCTGTTCAAGAGGCTCCACGACGCCTGTGTGGCTGCCGGTCATACCGGGGTCAGCATGACGGACATCGCCGTGGCCGTGCAGGAACTCGACGACAACTTCATGAAGGTCATCCGGGCCGACCAGCTCGTCGATGACGGCGACCCCTCTGCCGACCGGGACCAGACCGAGGCGGACCGGGAGAAGGCCCCCGTATGGGAGCCTCTCGTGGTGGACGGGACCACGGTCAACGGGGCCAAGGTCTACGTGGGCGCAGGGAACCTGATGGACCCCCGCGCACCTCTCACCGGGACCATCTACATCGACGGCGTGAAGCTGGGCGAGAAGGTTCTGCAACCCGCGCCGAACGGTGACTGGAAGGCCAAGCACAAGCCCAAGACGGTCGTCAAGAACATCCTGCGGTCGTGGCTGCCTGTCGGCCTCTACGCCCGGTACTCGTTGGAGAAGGAGGGACTCCTGTCCATCAAGGTCGGGTCCGACGCCAGCGACCATGCCAAGGCAGAGGGTGTCCCCGTGGACCCCGAGGCCATCCGGTCCCTGTTCAAGATTGCGCCGTGAGCGGCCATCCCCAAGACGTTCTGGACCTCATGGAGTCCCACGGCGTCCTGAAACGGGTGTACCCCGGTCGCCACACCTGCACCGCTGACGACCCTTGGACCCCGAGAAGGGTGGGCGGGCTTGCCACCCGGATGCAAAGGAAGTCGGGGAGCAGGAACCCGGCTATCCCGGCGGTGACATCGTGACCTACGAATGCCCTCACTGTGGGCATCGCTGGAAAGAGGAGCTGCCCCAATGACAGGTGGGCAGCCCGGAGGATGATGGAAGTCACTGACCCCAAGATTCGCAAGAAGGTACTCGCCGCCCTGAAGAGGCGGGACCGCAGTTACGAAGACCGGCGCAAGAAGGGGCTGCCCTGTTTGGTAGACTTCCCCATGTATAACAACAAGACCGGGAAGATGGTTTCATTGACCAAGATTGTCCACGTCGGGGCTACAGAATACCATGTCGAGGTTTTTGTAGATGACCGACCACCCTACATTCGCATAGGGGATTGAAAGATGGGAACAGAATCCGAGATGGACACCCTCCGGCGTGAACTCAAGGAGGCCCGCGAGGACGCCATCAAGGCATCCCGAGAAGCCCGTCAGTTGAAGAAAGACCTGCACGGCCTCACGAAGAACGTGCTGGGATTCCTGAACACCTTGGACATGCTGATGAAGGAGCCGGAAGGCGAACAGCGCGGTCGCAGGATAGCATTGATTTCCAACGCCCTCGACTTTCGGAACGACAGCGTTCGGCACTTCACCCTCGGCCTGCGCCTGAAGCCCAAGCCTACCGGCGTGTGGGACTTGGAGCGGGTAAAGCGGGAGAGGGATGCCATGATGTCGGAGATACGTTGAATATCACAGCCTGCATCTTCGCCGCCAACTGGTGGATGGACCGGCTGCCGGAGGACACCCCGCTCTCCGCCGCCATCAAGTTCAGGAACGCCGTCTACGCCCGGATGCTGGACTGGACGAAACCCGAGGTCATCATCCAGATGGACTACGACCCCGGCCCTCCCCTCGACACGGCTTTGATGATTGCCCAGCTCCCCCCGGATTCCTTGCCGAGGAAGTCCGTCATGCGGGTCACAGAATCTCTGGTCGAGGCGGCGTGCGGGTACGGCGCTCCGTTCGAGTGCGTCTGGCGACGCGACGAAGTTTAGTCACCCTCGTCGAGCTTGGCCTGTTGGGCCTTGAAGAAGGCGTCCTGCTGACCCTCACGTCCGGGGTCACATAGTGGGAGCCACTGCTCGTCCCCTTCACATGCCGTCTTCGCGTCTCCAAGGGAATCCACCGCCGACAGCGGGATGGACCTCTCGTCGGACCCGATATAGCGCCAGCACATGAACATCCCGCCCGGAGGCCGGGTGATGGTGTGGGTCACACGAATCGGGTCCTCTCCGTTGCGGTAATAGGCCACGTACAGGTAAATCTGACCGTCCTCCGAGGGGATGTCCCGCCACTCTCGTTTGTACGGGAGCCTCCCTTGAGCGATGTCCCCGAGACGCCGGAGGCCGTCCTGCCGCGCCGGGTCTTTGTGTGCCATCCTCTCGAATAGGGTCTGCCTGTGAAAGGCTGCGAAGACGGCCATGCCGAGGAACAGAGGCCAGAAGGCTGCGACAGCGAGGTAGTCCTTGACGGTGGCGAACTGGCCGTCCACCGCGTCCTCATGCAGCCACGTCACCCACTCCGGGCCGCGAATCCGGGCCACGACCTGTTCGATGATGGTGAGCGAGAGGCCCACCCCGCAACCGATGGTCATCCAGAGAGCGCCGCTTGCGATGGTCGAGTTGCCCACCACTAGCTGGCCTTGGCCTTGCGCTGCTTGTCCCACCAGTCGAAGGACTCTTCCTCGCTCACGGAGCGGCCCAACTCCCTTTGCAGTTCGTTGAGCCAGCGGTTCAGGCGGCTGGCCTTGGCGCGGACCCGCGACCGGGGCAGTTCGCCATCGCAGGTGAGGTTCTCGGGGGACAGGCCGCCGTAGGCGCAGCAGATGTCCGCCATGATGTCGTCTTCGGTCCTCTTACCCTTGAAGAGGGTCAGCTCGTCCTGCTTGAGGGTCAGGACTTGGCCCCCGGTGAAGACCTCCACGCGCTGGTCCGTTCCGACCGGCAGTGCATTCTCGATGGTCCCGTGGGACTTCGCGCCGGTCTTGCCAGCGAACAAGTCCTTGAAGGTCACGCGGTCGCCCTTGGAGAACTTGGCCTTGCTGGTCTTGCCGAGGCCGGTCACGACCTGCTGTGCCGTGAACTTGTAGCTCTTGCCGTCCGGCACCCTCTCCCCGCTGATGGGGTACTGCCGCCTCGTGGGCTTGATGCCCGTGATGCGGAACTGGCGACCGAGGCTGGTGAAGGTCTTGCCGAAGTCGCTCGGTTCCAGCCCGTACTTGGGGGCCAGCCTCTCGAAGTCCGCCGGGACGCCGGAGTCGGTCACGACCGCGAACTTCGGCTTGAAAGTGATGTCCGTGTCATAGTAGCTCCACCCGCCTTCCGACAAGGACATGCCGTACTTCTCGGCCACGGGCTTGAGGGCTGCCGCCACGTCCGCCGCGATGCGTTTGGCCACCGGGCGCGTCATCTTCGTTACCTTGGCCATCGTCTCATCCTCCTGTCAATGGGGCCGTCTGCCCCGTCCACACATTGACTACTCGCTCGTCGCGGTCCTAAGCCCCCTTTACCTTAATAAAAGGGCGGAAAATATTTTCGCACGGAGGGGGCTTAGAACCGAAAGATGCGAGTTGGGTACATGAGCGGGACAGACCCGCATTTGAAAAGGAGAACGAAGATGGGAAACGTCAAGACCAATGCCAGCTCGGACATGCTGGCCATGCTCCTGAAGGATGCCCGCGTGGGAACCTTCACCGGACTCATCACCACGAAGCGCGGTGTGGAGCGCGGCCCCAAGGGCAACAAGGTCGTTTACGGCAACGACCGGATTCACACCGTCATCTTCACCGGCTTCCGCTACGAGAAGCTGGTCGAGCGTTCGCTGGCAGCCCTCAAGGCGCTGACGGATGCGGACGTGGCGAAGCTGGTCGCGGACGGCAACGGCGAGTTCACCGAAGCGGACGTGCGGACCGCACTGGCCGAGCAGGTCGCCAGCTTCGAGGACACCTTGAACCCGGACACCGAGTCCAAGTCCACCACGGCGGGTGTGTTCGAGCCGCTGGTCGTGAACGGTGAGACGGTCCGAGGCGGTCGCGTGTACCGCTGCTCCGGCAAGGCCAACTGCCGCTGCCGGGATTGCAGCGACGAAGCCCGCGCCCCCAAGCCCGGCACCATCTACGTGCAGGGACTCCGCATCTTCTCGAAGGTGCTGGAACCCGCGCCGAACGGCCCGGCTCCCAAGGCCAACAGCAAGCCCAAGACGCTGGCCAAGAAGGCGCTGACCCGCAACCTGCCCACGAGCCGCTACGTCAGCTACCGGCTGGAACCCGGCACCGACTTCATCCTCCGTGCCGGTGGAACCGCCGCCGTCGAAGCCTGCCAGCAGGGCTTCATCGTGAACGACAGCATCATCGGCGTACTGGACGCCGCCTCGTAGCCCCCGCCCCACCTTCGCCCGAAATAGAGTAGTAGGAGCGTGGACACCCCGACACCAGCAGAGTTTGATGCCCTCCTCACCGAGATTCTGCCGGGGACAACCTCCCACCGGAAGCATTGGGACACGGGCTACGTGGACCACATCGACATCGGACTCATCCAGTTGGAAATCGAGGTCTACACGAAGCTGCATCGCAGGAAAGCCGGGATTGGCTCCCAACGCAAGAACGCCGGGGACATCAACGTGGAGATTCGCGGGGTACGGGAGGTCGTCGATGGCTCTACAACGGTTCTGTGGCAGCACAAGGGGAAGGGCCTCGATGGCCTGAGAGAAGCCCTCGTCGAGGCCAAGGCACAGCTCCTCGGACTGGCAGCCGGGTTCCTCCAAGTCTGCGGCGAACCCGAGCTTCCGGGCGTTACCCCCACGCTTGGGGCACCCCCCGCGAAGGACAAGACGGGTGCCGACGACGACCTCGACGACCTCACCGACATGACCCCTGCCGAAATGACCACTGCGGACAACCCCGAAGCCCCCGACGCCATCGACGACCTTCTCGATGGGTTGCTCTCCGACGAGGAGTTTCTCGGTAGCTAGTAAATACTCCCTATAGATGAGAGCGTGGCTTCATGCCTTTTGGCCTTGCAGGGAGTAGACATCATGGACCCGACGTGCGACCTCGGAGAACGCAAGCCCCCGGAAGTTCTCTTGGAAACAGACGAACTCGGAGAACACTTCGACCAACGGCAGTTCGACGAGATGTCGGACATGCGCGACGAGGGGCTTCTCGCGGAGATGGAGAAGTGCGCGGCCCAGCATCCTGAGACGCGGAAGCACCTCGTCCCCCTCATGCGGCAGGCTGCCGAGATGAGGCGGGAAGCCGCCGAGGCGGTCCGTGTCGCGTGCCACTTCTACGGGGACAAGATGTCGAGGCATCGGTGGGCTTCCCTCACCTGCTTCGAGAAGCAGGCCCTCCTTCAGAAGATGGCCCACAAGCCCATCATGGAGAAGGACGGCCTGAACAAGAGCCGTGTCCGGGCGGGCGAAGGCTTCATGGTCTACAACGTGGACCCGGACGCCAAGCACTCCAAGTTCTACGAAGGCGTCATCAAGGACGACGATGGCGGCCACCGGGTCGTCCGGCGCTGGGGCGCTCTGACCGATTCGGGCAAGACCGGGCGCATCGACGGGGCCAAGTTCGACTCGGACCCGAGGTTCTGGTTCCCGACCCTGAACGGGGCCAAGAGGGAGCTGGCCCAGCACTACGCCAAGCGCATCTCCCGTGGCTACGTGGACGCCTTCGGGCCGAACCACAAGACTCCCGACGGCAAGAAGCTCAAGATGGGCGAGTACCCGGTGGGCCTCGCCCGGCAGGTGGGCTTCGGCTGGGGAAGTCAGTCCACGGCCTACTGCTCCCCGAGCCTGCGCCAACTCCAAGAAGAAGTCGCCAAGGCCCGCATGGAAATCACCCGTGAGGGCAAGTCCGATACCATCGAGGCCGCCCTCGACCGTGGCGTCCGGCTCATCCGCGCCTTGACCAGCGAGGACAGCACCATGGGTCAGAAGCTCATGAAGCTCATGAGCAGGCCGCTCCGCCGGGTGCAGGGGAAGCCCCGCTTCCTGCCGGACCCCGAGGGCAAGGCGCTCCTGAAGGAACTCAACACCCTGTTCACGTACATCGAGAAGCAGCTCTCGCTCTGCCACTAAGGAGGTCCAATGCCTCCTGCAACCAGCGTCCGTGTCCTCATCATCGACGATGACCGGGAGGATGCCAAGCTCGTCTCCGACCTGCTCGGGGAAGGCAAACGGGCGAAGTTCGCGGTCGAGAAGGCGGAGACAGCGGACGCCGGTCTGACGAAGCTGGAAGAGTCCAAGTTCGATGTAGTCCTGCTGGACTACAAGCTCCCTGACCTCGACGGCCTGTCCTTCCTGAAACGCATCTACGAGGAGCTGTATTTCAAGATTCCAGTGGTCATCATCACGAGCCACGGGGACCGTAGCCTGCAAGCCCGCGCCATCGAAGCTGGGGCTGCCGAGTACCTCGAAAAAGGCACCTTCAACACCGAGATTCTGGAACGCACCTGCATCTACGCCATCGGGCTGTACGAGAAGCAGACCCGTAACGGCAGCGGGCCGGGCGTCGGCGTGAACATCGAGACTCTGGTGAGCCTCACGAGAGAGTCGGTCATCGCCCAGACACACGCGACCGAGGAGCTGAAGGCATCGCGGGCGGCCAGCACCGAGCAGAGCGCGGCGATACGGGCAGACATCAGGTCGATGCGGGATGCCGTCCTCTCCGAAGTCCGTGACATTTCTCGATTCAGGTGGTTGCTCGACTGGATAAAATCGAATCCGATTGTGGCCATTGTCATCTTCCTCTGTCTGGTAACGATTGCGGTCCTTGCGGTCATCCTCATCAACTCCCTCGACCCGGCAACGGTTGAAGCCCTGAAGGCCACGACCCTGCTGAGGCTGGGGGGTGGGGGAATAGAACCGTCATGCTCCACAGGCTAGACAACCCGGTCGAGGTCCTCTCTGCCGTCGCAGAGGTGGCCAAGGAACTCATCAAGAACAACGTCTCCCTCGAATCCCTGTCGAGGACTGCCACCGACTGCGCCCGGCAGTTGACCGGGAGCCTCCATGCCTTCGCTGGTGCCGTGGACCCCGTGACGAAGGAACTCGTCTGCTACTCCTTGACGGACATGATGGGAAAGGAGTGCCAACTTCAGCCCGAGGAGGAGCGCATCGTGTTCCCGCCTCTTCCCGACGGCACCTACCCGAAGTTGTGGGGCCATGCCATGACAACCAAGCTGGCCTTCTTCACGAATGACCCGGCTTCCCACCCGGCCTCGAAGGGTGCCCCAGAGGGCCACATCCAACTCACCAACTTCCTTGGCGCACCTGCACTCATCGGGGACGAGCTGGTGGGCCAACTCGCAGTGGCTAACAAGCCGAAAGATTACTCCGATGCGGACCTGTGGATTGTCCACCTCCTGAGCGGACTCTTTGGGGCCTCCATCCAGCGACACCGTATGGAGGACTTTCTCCACGACACGCACGAGAAACAGACCCAGACCCTTGAAGGTCGCTACCGAGCCTTCTTGGAGGCGACCCCGGACATGCTGCATCTCATCTGCCGCGAGGGGGTGTTCATCGACAGTCACCCCGGCGCTGTGCCGGTGGCCATGCGGCCATCCCAGTACCTCGGGAAGAACGTCCAAGAGGTCTTCCCGCCGGAGTTCGCAGCCAACGCGATGAAGTGCATCGGGAAGGCTCTGGACACGGGGATCATCCAAGAATGGGAGTACCGTCTCCCGAAGGTGCCGGGGTACACCTTCGAGGCCCGGTTCAGCCCGTCCGGCCCGGATGAGGTTCTGGTGGTCATCCGGGACATCACGCGGGCCAAGGAAGTCATGTCCCGTCTCGAAGGCATGGTCCTGAATCGAACCCACCAGCTCGAAGTATCGAACGAGGCACTTCAGTCCTTTGCCTACGCGGCCTCCCATGATTTGCGGGAGCCTCTGAACAAAATCACCAATTTCGGCAACAGACTAGCAGGACTGCTGCGCGAGGAGGCCGAACCCAAAGTGCAAGAGTGCCTCGAAGTTATGCAGAGCGCGTCCACGCGGATGACCAAGCTCATCGACGACCTCCTGAGCTACTCCAAGGCGGGCGGCGGGGAACAGGTCCCCTTCATGGACGTGGACCTCAACGTCGTCGTGGCCGAAGTGCTGACCGACTTGGAGCTGGTCCTCGACGAGGCCAAGGCCGAGGTCATCGTTGGGGACCTCCCAACGGTCCGGGGTCATTCGGCGCAGTTCCGCATCCTGTTCCAGAATCTTCTCTCGAACGCCATCAAATTCAGGAAACCCGATGTCCTTCCCGTCGTCCGCATCGACGGCACTGTCGAGGAGGACCTTGCATTCGTGACCGTGGCAGACAACGGCATCGGGTTCGACCAGAAGTTCGCGGACAAAATATTCAGTGTTTTCACGAGGTTGCATACTCGGTTTGCCTATCCGGGGACCGGAATCGGGCTGGCGCTGTGCCGCAGGATTATTTCCCACTACGGAGGTTATATTTCTGCTAAGGGGGAACCCGGAAAAGGGGCGACCTTCACTGTGACAATCCCATTGCGACCTGCGGAGAACTAGATGGCCGTACCCCTGTTGATTTTTGCAGAAGACGACAACGAGGACTGGATTCTAGTCGAAGACACCCTCAAGGAGTGTGAAGACCAGTGTTCCGTGGAACGGGTCGAGGACGGGGAGGAGCTACTGGCGCGTCTCGAAGACGACACGAAACCCACGCCCTCCCTTGTCATGTTGGACCTCAAGATGCCCCGGATGGATGGGAGCGAAGCCCTGCAAGCCATCCGCGCCTCGAAGCGGCTCCGCCACATCCCCGTGGTGATAATGACGACCTCCCGGACCGAGGCCGACATATTCTCGGCCTACTCGAAGGGGGCCAACTCGTATGTCCTCAAGCCCGTCACCTTCGAGGCCATGAAGGAAGTGCTGAAGGAACTGCACCACTACTGGCTTTCTGTAGTGGCCCTCCCGAACCCACTTGAAGGAACGCCGTGAAGGCTGCTGTTCAGCGTGTCAGCCGGTCGGCTGCTCTGCCTTGGTGAGTGTCTCCCAGAGCGCCGTGACCTGTTCGTCGAAGGTCCGTTGGGCGGCGTCCGTGAGCTTGTGGCTGCCGGACCCGTCCATGGACAGCGTGAGCAGGTGGTCTTCGACCTCCACATGGACGGCCTCCTGCACCGCGTTGGCAATCCGCCACACGCTGTAGGGGGTCACGGTGTCGAGCCACTTCTTGCACGCGGCCACGTTCTCGTCGCCCCACGGGTGCTTGCCGTCGAAGTCCCGGTGGAAGTTGATACGATAGTCGTCCGGGTCTTGCTCCCACCAATCCTGATGTTCTCCGAGCGCGTCGTCCGCGTCCCTCAAGAACTTGTCCTTGAGTCCCTCGAAAGTCAGGGGCTTGAGGGGCCGCGTGACACGGGGGAGGGTGAAGCAGTCGTCGGACAGCCTCTCCAAGATGGTCCCCACCCACAAGGGCAGACCACCGAGCCACGAGGTATTGGCGAAGTCCCATGTCTTGTCGGCGGCGCTCAGGATACGCCCGACGAGAGGGCCACCGGCTGCGTCGGGAGTCGTGGCGATGGTCAGCCTGTCCGCTTCGGTCAGGATGGCCGTCAGTTCTTCTTCCTTCCAAGGTTTACTCATGATTTCAGCTCCTTCCAGCCTGTGTTGGCGCACATCAGGACACGCCCGTCCGGCATGGCCACAGCGTCTCCGACGCTGGTCGAGCGATGCGTCGGCTCACCTACGAGCGTGACGGACTCGTTGTCCCACCAGTGGCCGTCGATATGATTCGTCGCTTGGAACGCGAAGTCCGGGTCCGGCTCCGTCCCCGGCGGCACCTCTACGATGGCCACCATGATGAAGTCATCAGGGTACTTCGGGGCGGGCCTGTCCGGCAGGTCCATGAACCCGAAGGTCGGGTTCTTCGCGTGCGCGACTTGGATACCGAGTGCCATGATTGCCTCCTTCCTATGTTCTCTACTCGGAAGGAGGTGTTCTAAGCCCCTCCACGTCTTTTATCAATGGGCAGAGAAGCCATGCGGCCAGATAGGGTCCAAGAATCCACAACTGTACGACCAACAGGAATATGATGGTCACGGTGTCCATCAGGGTGCCTTGACTTCGAGGAAGGTGGAAGCAGGGCGTCCCGTCCCCGGCCCAGCACCCGATGGAGTTGAACTCGAAGAATTCCTCAGCTTCGCCGTGGTTCATCTCGGACTGCTCCCGCAGAATCTCGATGCAGCGGGCGCGGTTGTAGAGGATGAGTGGACCAGAGCTGAACCGCTCGACGACGCCGACCACAGCGTCCTCGAAGCCGTCGAAGTTGATGGCCTCGTTGGCTGCCAGCGCCTCGTCCATCTCGTCCTGCGTGATGCCTTTCCCGTACCTCGCCCGGTACTCCTTCAGCTCTTTGAGCCTCGCGGCGAGCTGGCGATACCCCACGGTGTCGTCGTCGGACGGCCCGTTGTCCGCCTCGCTCCGTGCAGCGGCTTCTTCCGCTTGGGTGATGGCTTCGTCAAGGTTCATGGCTCCTCCTAGTCGCAGCCGGGGTCGTCGTTCTCGGACTCGGTGCCTTCCACGGGCATCCGATTGACCCGTCCGCCCCGTGCCGTGCCAACGGAGTGTTCCGGGACCGGGGGTTTTGGCTTCTTGCCGTCGAGGATTTCGGCAATCTCGTCGAGAACTCTCTCGGGACTCGGAGACTCGGCTCTCAGCCGTCCGGCGTATCTTCTTCACCAAGTCTTCGAGTTCCTTGAAGTCGTCCAGCAGAGCAACGACATCCGCGTTGGGCCTGTAGTGGGCTTATGTCCTCCCAGAAGGCAATCTCGCTTGCCGCATTGGCGAGGTGCCAGCGGCGCTTCGTGACCGTGAGGTCGGTGTCCCGTGCTTGCTTCAGGGCGAATCGCACGACATCCACGGTGCCTACCGGGATGTCCCGGCCTGCCGAACCTTCCAGCAGCCTGTCAACGAGCGCCGACGCCCGGTCTACCGTGTCGGTGGTCAGGGCCACGTTGCCCGTCACCGGGGTCGCGGCCCTCTCGATGGTCTTGGCTGCCTCACGCATGGCCCGAAGGGTTGTCGCTGCTTCGTTCATGGGTCTTCCCACCAAATCGAGGAACCTCTGGTACAGCTCCGTCGAGTTACGACCCCCGAAGAAGCAGACCTTCTCAAGCTCTCGTCCCTGCCCTTCTCCCACGAGGTCCGGGGGCGGCTTCGGAGGCAGGTAACGGTCGATGCCGAACGGCGTGATAACCGCATCCACTTCGTATCCGCACTTCGCACAGTGATACGGGGCTGTCCCACAGCTTTTCCCGAAAGATTCCGTCGGCCTCTTGCCGGGGTCCGGCACGAACTTGTGGCCACCGCAATGCCGGTTCCACCACCGGCTGAACGGGTTGGAGTTCTTCGGGCATCGGTCCACTCATGCGCTCCTCGCGGCGAGTTGCTGCTTGAGGAAGTCGAACGCCTCCCACACCGGGCTGTAGTGGGGCTGACGCACGAGGGCTTCGATGTCGCCCTCGGGGTCGTGACCTTCGGCCCGCCTCTTGGAGTCCTGATAGAAGGTGTAGACCGCCTGAACGGTCTGGACGGTCCACGCGAGGACGGCCCTGCCTTCTGGGGGCCAGTCACCGTTGTCCGGCCCGAACTTGGCCATGATGGCGGACTGCATCTTGTTCAGCGAAGGGGGTGCCCCGCCCTCGTAGATGTTCTCGAATAGCGGTTGCCATGTCCCGTTGGCGTAGTCGCTCAGGATGTAGTTGGCCCCGTGCGCGACCCAGAACAGAAACTCGTCGGCGGGCCAGTTGACGGTCGGTGCCTTCCGGGACACCGGGGCCTTCGGGGTACGGGCTTTGGTGCGGCGTGTCCGTTTGAGGGCTTTCTTCTGTTTCCGCTTCATGCGCTTCGGGTCGTTCTTCTTGCTCACAGTGAACTCCACATCATGCGAATGTCCCTCTGCACGTCCGCGATGGGCCGACTACCGTCGAGGGTCGCAATGACGTGGCGTGGCTCCATCATGTCTTCGAGTCGTGGGTCCTTGCTGGCCAGCTCTCGGTAACGCTCCCGGACACGCTTCTGGACTCCCACCTTCTCGTAATACTCGGTGTGGCCCACGCGCTTTCCGACTCGGGCCATCCCGACCTCGGGCGGCACGTCGAGAATGACGAGGTGGGTCGGCTTCTCGGGGAGCTGCTTGTGGATGGCGAACAGCCAGTCGAGGGGCCAGTTCTCCTGCTGGTACACCAGCGTTGAGAGGAATGACCGACAGCACACGACAGGTCTTCCAGAATCTCGGGCCGGGGTGACGCGCTCGGGGAGCATGGCCATCCGGTCCGCGAGGAACATCACGGCATGGGCCTTGACGTAGCTGCCGTCCTTGAGCATCTGCCGCATGAGTTTCCCGGTGGGGAGCGTGTCGTCGGGTTCGTTCAAGCGGAGAGGGTCAAGCCCCTTCGACCGGAACCAGCCACAGAGGAGGTCCGCTTGGGTGTCCTTGCCCGACCCATCTCCTCCCTCTACCACAACGTATGAACCTCTCGATTTCATTGTAGTTTTTTCTCCATATACAGCAGGAGGGCCTCCATTTCTAAAAGTGAAGCATCCCTTTTGAGGCCGTTTGCTCGATGGCTGACCACTGCAACATTTCCCACAATGTACCCCTTTGAAAGGTCAAAACGGTCTAGTGAAGGACTGTAAGGACTCGCTGTGTTTCCCCCTGCGTTTGGCACAAGAGGCACCTCAAGAACAGGACACTTCCCACTCTACCCTAATGCTGTGTGGTGTGGGCCTACCCGATGAATGTCTTGTCCTTCCAAAAGAAGTAGGCGTCGCGGAGAGCCTCCACGAACTCGTCGTTGGTCATGCCCGTCTGTGTCCCACCGGAGTCGTGGAAGTGGTTGGACATCAGGGTGAAAGGCTCGATGGGCATCTTGCCCTCGACCGGGTTGGCGTTCACGCTGATGATGTTCCAGTCGAACTCGGCAGTCTCGCCGTCCTCGGCCAGTGCCTCCCGCGAGTACAGCACGATTTCCACGCTCACGGCGGGAGCCTTGCGGTGCCGGGGGCTGCCCGCTTTGCCGTCACGGTCCCTCGTGTCGAGGCAGAAGGTCTTGCGCGGGGCCTCACCCTTCTGACGCGGCATGAAGGAGCCACGCAGGTTGTCCCCCTCGTTCAGGACCACGACGCCCGTGAAGAACCCGGTCGGGTCCACCGGCACCAACACCACGTCGGGCCTGTAACCCGGCGTCCGCTGGACCCATGCGTCGTGGATGCGCTTCAGCATCTCTTCGTCGCTGAACGTCCAGTGGGAGAACTTCGAGTCGGGCGTCTGACGCCTCACGAACTTGTTGAACCCCACGTCGAGCTTGGTGTTTTCGGTCATGTGTCTCTCCTGTGGTGGCGGTCGAGGACGGCCCCGACCACTCCGAGCGACTCCATGCGCCCGCTCGGGAGAATCATCGCGTTCAAGTCGTCCAGCAGACGACTAAGCCGGGGGCATTCGCGGCCCAACAGTCCCTTCGGCTCGACCCGCAGGTCGAAGGCGTGGAACACGGCCTTCGCACAGATGTCCCGGTGCCGTCGCAGGTTGCCCGCGCCCGGACGCTTGAGCATCAGCAGCCCCGCGTAGGTGGCCAGCTCGCACTCGACGAGCCATGCCAGCACGACGGACAGTTGACGGGCGGCTGCCTCCGGCTTGCGGTCCTCGAACATGCGCTCACCCATATTGCCTCCTCGACTCCTTGGCCCCAACCGGGTCACAGTCTCTATCGAAGACCGCCCGGCCTCCCTGCGCCTTCGCATCGTCACGGCACTCGGCCACGGTCATCCACGGGTAGTAAGGTCTTCCCTCCGGGGAATCCTCCGAGTAGCCAACGCGCCAGCGGAAGACACCGCCACGCGCTCTCTCAATCATCCCCCGGTAGCGGTACGTGATGGCCTTCAGTTTTGGCATCGTTCCCCCACGGCCCGGAATTCCCGACGGGTGGCGGCCCGGAGTCTGTTCCGGGCGCGGCGACGGATGCGGTCGCTGTTTTTGCGGCTCCGTAGAGCCGGTCCGCCCAGCCACCGTTGGCCGAAGTGGCCAATGTCCCGGCGAGTCCTGCTTTTGAATTCGTCCCGCATCTGTCACCTCCACCACCTCTACTCCGGGGGCGTGACTCTAAGCCCCCTTTCTTTTTATTTCTATAGAGGGGCTTAGAAGCGACTCCCACGAGTTGAGACTTCAGGAGGCATGAGGAGAAGAAGATGCGCGACGCTTTCAAGACCAAGACCCGCAAGGATGTCGGCCACGGTGGCATGAGCTGTCACTGCTGCGGACCGGCTCCCGGCAAGGACCGCAAGGCTCTCCGCCGCCGCGCCCGCGCTCGTCTCCGCGAGGAGACTCGTCGCGCCGCCCTCCGCGCATTCCTCGCTCCGAGGGGGGCTTAGGGAGGCCGCCTGACGAGTAGGGTAAACTGGAAGACGGAGGAAACGCGATGAGTCTGAAAGACACACTTCCCGGACCCGGCAAGCGACTCCATACCCGGATGCGGACCGTGACCCGTTGGGTGGTCGGCATCTTCGGGGTGGCTCTGGCCGTCTTTGTGATTGCGGGGCTGATGACCTTGCACGCGGACATGCCCAACGTCATGTACGACTCCGGCACCGAGGAAGTGGTCGGCTGCTCGACCGCCGAGACGAGCTGGATTGAAGTCCCTGCCTTGGACCCCCGCTGCGAGGAGGCCATCGCCGGGAATCACAACGCCGTGTGGGTGGCCCCTGCCTACATTCGGGACAACCCCGACTGGCACCCCACCCTCTCCAATGCGTACCCGGAGGACAACCCGGCGCTGGCTCCGTGGCTCGACTCGAAGACCGCAAGGGGCTACCACTTCCGCTAGGGAGCGACATGCTGACCAACCTCAAACTGCGGCTCTACCTGAGCCTGACCCCTGACGAGTTCGATTGCACCCTCGGGCGTTGGGCGCTCCTGATTGGCGGGCTGCTTTGGCTCACCCTCGGGAGCTACTGGCTCGGACGAGACGGATGGGGACCGCCTTTCGTTCTCGTCGTCGGTGGCCTGATTGCTGCTCCCACAGGCGTCTACGCCAGCCGGTCGGCATGGAGAAAGGGGCTGCTTTGAACATCACCGAGATTATGCCGGGGCTGCGGGTGCAGACCCGTGACCTGCGGCAGAGGCACAGAATTCTCGCCCGGCCCGACCTGTTGCACAACCGCCGGGAGGCTCTCGGTACGGTCGAGAAGGAGATGCAGATGCGGGGGCAGTGGTGGATTCGTCACGACGACGACACCTTGGCCCCCTACTGGTACAGCGAGTTCGACGAGGTTCCCGAGTAGCCTCGTCAGCCCCTCATTGGGGTAGACAAGGCATGACGCTGGACGAAGCCTATCAGAACCTCGGTCTGACCCCGCTCGACGAGTACATCGCGCAGCGGGTGAAAGAAAACCTGATGGCGCACGCTGGCCCCGACCTGCTTGCTTCTTCCATCCGTCAAATCGGGGCCTCGACGTGGATGTGCGTCCGGGCGGCCATGACTCTCGCTACCGGCACGGAAGTTTTACTGTCGGCTTCCGTCCGTAACGAGACGGAACGGCTGGCCAGACTCATCATGAAATACACCGCCGACCTTTTCCAAATCCCTTGGACTGAGCAGAACGGGGAGTTCGTGCAATTCGACCGGGCGAAGATGTATCTGGCTCACGGCACCGGGGTCGTAGGCCGGGTGGGTTTCAGGGGTGTGTGCTATCGGGACGACGAGTGGAAGGGACGGACTGTTCGACGCGCCAAAGGCCCCTTCGCCATGATACGTACCATCCGGCGCACCCACGACAACCACTTTCTCGGGTACGCCGAGGAGGACGAGTTCATCATGGAGCTGTCCGAAGAAGGAGCGCGGGACATGCTCAACGAGAATTCCGAGGTGCAGCTCGTGGGTGTCGATGGGACCGTCTCGCCACGGAAGCCTGAGACGGCTCGTGTCGGCCCCTCGCTCATTGGCCTCGACGGGAATATCAGGCAGAAGGTGTACGAGTGACGCTGGCCGAAGTCAGGGCGGAGCTGGGGGACTGCGCCCGGTGTCCCCTCCACCAGACCCGACAGAATCTCGTGTTCGGGGTCGGCCCCCACGACGCCCGCATCATGGTCGTGGGCGAAGCGCCCGGAGCGGATGAGGACGCAGCAGGTGAGCCTTTCGTCGGTCAGGCGGGCAAGATTTTCAACCGCTTACTGCACCATGCCGGGCTGTCCAGAGAGGACCTCTACATCACGAACATCCTCAAGTGCAGGCCACCGGGTAACGCGGACCCCGAACCCATCCAGATGACGGCCTGCGTCCCGTTCCTCCACAAGCAGGTGGCAGCCCTCGCCCCGAAGGTCATCGTGACCCTCGGCAAGTTCGCAGGCTGTCGAATGTCCTTGGTCTTCACGACCATGGGCGAGCTGGTGAAGCTCGAAGACCCACGCTACCAGCACGGCGACCTCGACATCCCGGTCATCCCCCTCTACCACCCCTCGTACCTGCAACGACAGGGCAGGTCCTCCCACGGCAAGGAAATCGCCAAGGATTCCGTCGAGCGCCTTCGGCGGGCGGCGGCACTTGCCGCCTGAAAAACGGCATTCGCCGTCCTGAAAACCGGCCAGACCCCTGTGTACTTTCGTGTGACGGAAGGAATAATAGGTGTGTACGAAAACGATTGCAACGGCCCGCGTCTACTTATCGGATGTCACTGATTCCGACTACTTATAGAAGGGGGTGAGCTTGGCACGGAGCTTGCTGTCCCATATAGGTCGAGACGAGAGGAGGACACATGAACGAAAGCAAGTACCTTGGATTTCTCCTGCGGATGCGGAAGGTCGCCCGAGAGAGTCGCAGCCGTCGTCGGCGCTGCCACTACCCCGCCGAGTCACTCCGATTGGAGGCCGTCGAGTTTCTGTCGGATGTGTGGGCCGCAGGCGGGACTCTCGAAGACGCTGCCGAGATGATGTCGGTCTACAAAGGGACACTCGAAAACTGGCTCGACAAGGCCACCCAGCCCAGTGATGTGCAGGTCAACGTGATAGTCAATTTCTAGTAGCCTCAGTTGCCCTCCTATGCGGGTACTATATTAGGAACGCAGGAGGGGAGCCATGAAGACCATGCGACAGGGCGACCGGGGCGGGCTGGTCAAGAAACTCCAAGAAGCCCTCGTCAAGCTCGGCTACAAGCCGGGGACACCGGACGGTGTTTACGGCCAGAACACCGAGGATGCCGTCGAGGCATTTCAGGACGGGGCCAAGCTCTACACCGACGGGAAGGCAGGCCGTGACACTTGCATGGCCATCAATGCCGCCCTCACCAACGCCGGGGGTTACTACGAGCAGCTCCCGGAGTTCGAGGCGTTCCACATCCCCATGGAGGTGGACACCTCGGAGCCGATGGGCGAGCCGGAGGACAAGCTCCCGTGGAAGAAGTGTCCTGCCGACAAGTTCGAGGGTCGGGGAGGCTACGAAAGGACCACCCTGCGAGGAGATACCGCCGTCGTCTACACGGCCATGTACCATGTGTGCCACAGCCTCGGGGGCATCATCACGAGCGCCGGGGGCAAGCGTCCGTTGGCCTCGTCGGCGGGCAAGAACCGCTCGAAGAAGTCCTTGCACTACGTGGGCCGGGCGTTCGACATGGCGCTTCCCACCGCGATGCGCGACCCGGACAAAGACCCCTATATCATCGTCCGGGACGGCGATTCCCGCTACTGGAATGTCTGGTGTGTCTCCGCCCTCAGTGAGGAGTCCCTGTCCGCCAAGTGCCAAGCTCTCGGCATCGAGGGCGGCCTCGTCACGCTGACAGGCACCTACCTGTCCGGCAAGAAAATCAAGACCAAGACGGTAGAGGTCGTTGCCTTCAACTTCACCCAGCTCGCAAAGCTCAACGGCTTCGACCGCATCCCGGCACGTTCCAGCTTCTTCTCCAAGGGGACTTACGGGGCCGCCGAATGGTGGCACTTTAGTTGGCGGGATGAATTGATTAAAGGGCAGACCACATTCGGTGAAGAACTTTTGAAGGTCTACTCTCTTACCCAGTGCAAAAAATTTGTTTACTGGGATGATGTCAAGAATGCAGTCTACGGGGAAGATTTCTTTGGCTAAGGAATAATGTAGGAGACACGTTGCAGATTCAGACACGCAGGCTCGGAGAAATGAATATCAATAGTCTGACCCTCGACACGCCGAGCCTCATCTTTAGTGGTTACTCTTGCCAAGACTTTCGCCGTGAAGCTCTCGGGCCTGTATCCATGACGGCGGATACGACTGTTACGATGAATACCCTGTCGCATCTCCCACCGATGCAACGAGAGCCGGTTATAGAGGTCGTTGGTCGAACCAATATAAAAGCAACCATCATCAAAGTCCAGCCGATAAACAAGCCATTGAATCCGGGCAGCCCGTGTTTTCGATTTTCGGTCACGAATGCGGGGCTTGTTACTGTCTCGCCATTTTTGATTCCGGGCAAGTTCCTTGTCCCGGTTGCCGTGAAACGCCCGCCGATTTACCTCTTTCCCACACGTTCTACAGACATTAAAAAACCCGTCACGACTTGCCCGGTCTTTCCAAAATTCCGTGGTCGGAAGGGTGCGGTTGCATTTGTGACATATCTTGGTTGTCATCGGTTACTCCTCGATAGGCGTCTACAGCACGCCTCACCAGTTCGGACACGGGTACACCGAGACGTAGGGCTTCAGCAGAGAGCCAATCGAACTGTGGGCCAGAAAACGAGATGAGGCGTTTCTTCATGTAGGAAGTATATCCGATGGATGCACTGATGCCAAGTCAAAGGGCCTCGTCGATGGCGGGTCCACCTTCGGGGAGGAGCTGCTCAAGGTCTACACTCTGGCGCAAGCCAAGAAGTTCGTCTATTGGGACGACGCAAACTGCCGTTGGGGCGTGGACTGGGGCTGATGAATGAAAGGCTCGCGCCTGCAATCTTCCATTTGTGTCTGTGTCATGGCCAAGGGGAAACCGGGTCGTCTGGCCCCGCTCCTCCGGTCCATCGCTGATTCACGGGGCCACAAACTCACCGTGTTGGTGTTCGACAACGCCAACACGGTGGATTACTCCGAGAGTCTCAAGCTCATCCGCAAGAAGGGCTGGACCCATTATCGGTCGCCACAGCAGCTCTCGGAGGATGCGTTCAGCAAGTGGGTCTACTCCCACCTGCACGCCCACCGCGCCCTGCACTACATCTTCCTGCCCGAAACGGCCCAGATTCACGAGCATTTCTTCCCCTGTGCCTTGGCGTCATGGGAAGAAATCCCGGACCCGAAGAAGGGGGCGCTCTCCGTCGTGGGTGTGAGGAGCCGTCCGGCCTCTGCCCCCGTGCAGACCGGAGCAGAGTTGTCTCAGCGCACCGAAACCCTCGGTGCCTTCTTCCTGACCGATGCTGCCGGAGTGGAAATACTCAGAGGGTGGTCCCCCGAGCGGGGGCTGCCCTGCAAGGACTTCAACGCACGAGGGCTGAATGTCTACCGGGTGCAGCGGAGCCTCGTGAACACGGTGGTCCGTGACACACTGCCTGCTTCCGACGCGCAGCCCCCGATGCTCCCGCCTTCCCGGACGGGGAAGCGTGTGGCTCCCGACCACCCCTCTGCGGCTCGAAGTTGGCCCCTGAAGGCCCCAGAACAGCCCCAGAAGTCCTCCGGGAAGGCGGCCTTCCTCGTGGCCACCAACCACCGCCCGGAGCTTCTCAAGGCGTGTCTGAGGGCATTAAGCGTCCAATTTGTCCCCGAAGGTTGGGACTACGAGATTCTGGTCATCGGGACGGAGGGCGACGAAGGCCGGTCCATGGCTGTTCGCTTCCCCCGCACCCGGTACGTCGTGGCCAAGGGAGAGACGGTCACGACGAAGCTCAACACCTCCCTCAACGAAACAGACGCCGACCTGCTCCTGCTTGCCGACGACGATGACCTGCAACCCCCGGACCGCCTGAAGGCCGCCATCGAAGCCTACGACCGAGGTGCCGGATGGTCCGGGGTCGGGACCATCATCTTTTACGACCCGGAGAAGGACCGGGCGATGGAGTGGTCCGGCAAATCTTCACTGGGGCTGGTCGGCACGAGCCTCTCCTTCAAGGCCAGCATCCTGCGCCAGACAGGGGGGTGGCCAGAACGCAAGTCCGGCAAGGACAGCCCCCTCGCCCGGCGCATCGAGCAACTCCCCGGCGTAACCTACATGGACCTCACCGACAAGATAGGCCGTATCATCTGCCTTCAGCACAGCTCGAATATCTGGAAGCGGCCCATCATCGAGCTGGGCGGCCAGTCCTCGAAGGGGAAGTTCCGCATCAAGGGCATGGGGACCGCAAAGCAGGCCGGTATCCTGCACACGACCCGGCTCCTCTCGGCCAAGCCACGAATTTACGTCGCCATCACGACCTGCGAACGCCCGGAAGATGTGATGCTGCTCCTCCAAGACATCAAGCAATCCCTCGGGGAGTTCGAGGTCCGTGTCATCGTCTACGATGATGCGAGCGCCGCCGATTACACGCTGGCCAAGACGTTCATCAGGGACAACGGTTGGCAGTTCATCAACATGAAGCACAGGCACGGAAAGCACGGCTACATCAAACTGATGTCCCGTGTCTTCAACGATGCCCTTCGCGCCGCTGCCGACTACTATTACTTCATCCAAGACGACATCCGGCTCTGCTCGGAGTTCTTCGGGCGCACCACAACGCTCTGGGACGACATCGACGACCCCAAGAAAGCCACCCTGTTCCTTCTGAAGGACGACAGCCGAGGTGCCACAGGTGTCGCCCCATGGACAGGGGTGAAGGCAACCCCCGCTGGGCGGGTTGACCGGACTCAATGGGTAGACGGCAACGCCTTCATGTTCGGCCCCAACATCCGCTTCGCAATGCCCCACGGGCACATCCCGAGGCCACCGTCTTCGTGGTTCTTCAACCCGACTCACGGTTCGGGCTTCGGACGACAGGTGAGCCGTGGCCTCAACGACAAGGGTTTCAACTTATACCAATCCCGGCAGTCTTACGTGGCCCACGTCCACCGCTCCTCCATCATGAATCCCTTGACACGGGCGGCCAATCCACTATCTGCCATCTCCTTTGTGGACGGCACGGAGAACCCCAAAACTACGATAAAAGAGGAGGACCCTATCATTGCCTCACTCGCATCCATACCGGGTCGGGTCAACCAACTTCAAGAGGTTGTCCGACGCCTGCTCCCGCAGGTAGACCGGCTGAACGTCTATCTCAACAATTACGGAGGGAAGCCGGACTTCCTCAACCACCCGAGTATCGTGGTGGAGATGAGCGAGACATGCCCCTTCGGGGACCAAGGGGATGCAGGCAAGTTCTATTGGGCCGACGACATCGAAGGCTACCACATCGTCCTCGACGACGACGTAGCCTACCCCCCGGATTTGGTTGCTACTCTCATCAGGTGGGTAGACCAGTACCAGCGCAAGGCCGTCGTGGGCTGTCACGGGGTCGTTCTCACGGAGCCGTTCACCTCCTACTACAACAACCGGGTGGTCAACCACTTCAAGTCTGAGGTGGCGCACCCAATCCCGGTCCAGTGCATTGCCACAAACTCCTGCTGTTACCACACCAGCACCATCAAGGTGTCCAGAGACGACTTCAAGCATCCCAACATGGCCGACATCTGGCTTGCCCTTCTGGGCCAGCACCAGAAAGTGCCGTTCGTTTGTATTCCGCACAAGGCCGGGTGGCTCTCAGACCTTCAAGGGTACAACATGGGCGACTCCATCTATGCCCACTCAAAGAGGAAGGTGGCCTCTGTAAAGAACACTGCTGACATTCAGACCCAAACTGTGAAGGAGAGTCTCCCGTGGGTCATCCATCGCGCCCAGACGGGGCCGGTGAAGAAAGCTGCTTTCTTGGTACCCACCACCAACCGCCCTGAACTTCTGCGGCTCGTGCTTGCCTCCCTGAAAGCACAACGAGTCCCGGACGGGTGGGCCTGTGAAATTCTGGTCGGGGGAAATCCGAAAGACCCCGGCAAGGCAATCGCCCTCTCCATGGGAGCGCGGTACGTGGACGTGATGGCACCCTACCCCGGAGCCAAGCTCAATGCCTGCGCGGCCCAGACCGACGCGGAATTGTACCTTGCCGCCGATGATGACGACATCCAGAGTCCTCGTCGATTGGAGGCGACGGTTGCCGCCTGCCGAGGAGGCCAACATTGGGTAAGCTGCTCCTGTGTGTGGTTCCACGACCGAGAGAGCCAGAAAACGGCGTGGTGGACCGGACCGGCTCACCTCGTCGGGACCACCACGGCCATGACCGCCGAAGTGTTCAAAACCGTTGGGGGTTGGCCCGGTGTTTCCAAGGGCAAGGAAGACCTGCTCGCCAAGCGGATGAAACAGAAGGGAGTCTCCTGTCACGATATGGGCGATACGGTCGGGGTAGAGACAGTGTGTCTTCAGCACCCCACCAATATCTGGAAGCACCCCTTCCCAGAACCGGGGGCCTCAACGAGTCGCGGGTCTTTTCGTATCAGGGGGATGTCCCCGTCGGACCTGCCTGACGGAGTGGTCCAGCTCTTGGAAGGGGTAGTTCTCCCCATGAACCTTGCCGGGATTGCGAGGAAAGGCGATGGATAGTTGTGCAGCGGCACTCCCCGCGATGAGAATTCTTCTAATCCGGGAGATGGGAGTAGCAGTCAGCAAACGTGGAGGAGGAATTTTCAGGTCCGGTGTGATAATTCAAAGGTGCTTGGAAGACCGAGGATGGGAAGTACACCCCCATCGAATCTTGAATCCTTTGGAACAGATACCCGAAGTAGACATCGTATGGTTCTACGGGACAAGCCCCCACTTGGATGAAATGGTCGGACAGTGCATCGCCCGAAGCATCCCGATTGTGGTCGTCGCAAGTTTCACCCCCACGGACAAAAGAAGACAGCACCTTATAAGGTGGTGGAAAAAATGGGGTTGTAGCCCCTTCGTATTCTTCGGGGTGTGGACATACTCAGCTACCTATGATGCCGGACTGAGGCTTTTTTCCGACCAAATGGTCATGCTGCCCAAGACTTTCCGCGCCCCCGCAGCAAAGATGCCTTTTGCCGACCGGGAAGGCATCACATTTGGGGACTTCAAGAAAGCAGTCAGGGCCGACCTTTTTACGGGGATTGACCCGGAACTGGTTATTGCAAAAGTTCATGAGCGATTCCCGGATGAGCCATTGTTGTTCTTCAAGCAACATTACACACCGAAATCAATCTTTCCGGGGACACAGGTGGTGCCATATCAGGAGAACCTCCCAGCTTGGTTGTCCCGGCGCAAACTGTTCATCTCCTTGGTGGTCGGGGAGACTTATGCAATGGTGCCTATTGAGGCACAATCGGTAGGGACTCCGGTCCTGTACCGGCACATGCCCCAGTCACTCACGGAAACCATAGGCCAGTCTGGAATCATGTTCCGGGATGAAAAAGACCTCATTGACATTATGGAGTTCCTTCTGTCCGATGAGGAAGCATGGACAGCATATTCGGAAGCCGGTCGGCATAATTTCCATTCCCTTCAGCACTTTAAGGTTGGTATGGACCTCGCTTTGCGACGAGTCGTCCACAAGACCCGCAGGAGAACCAATGAAACGTAAACGACCCTACCAAGATGTGTGGCGGAACGGGCAGCTACAAAGAAAGGGTCGTCGCCCGTGCGCCACGAGATACGACATCATCCAACCGTCATTGCAAAAATCTCTGGGGGAGGGGCCGTGGTCCGTGGCTGACATCGGAGGGTGGGATGGCTACTTCGTTCGGCGGCTGACCGAGGATTTCAAGGGATACGGGACTCTCGTGGAAAAGAGAACGGCAGACCTCTCGGGAACATCCATCACGCACTTACGGGTGACGGTGGACGCCGACACCGTAAGTAAGATTGGGTATCATGACGCCATTCTCATCTTGTCGGTGTTTCACCACATGGATGACTGGCAGGCCGTCTATGAGGGACTGAAAGCCCAATGTCGGGAGTTGGTCGTTGAATTAGCTGTCCCGGAGGAAACGGAAGTAGTCGGTAAGGTCATCAGGAATGCAGCCCTTAACACGGCACCTTCCTGTCGTCACATCCTTGTTGACCCCGATGCTGTGGTCATTGGTGAAACCCAAGGTCCAAACGGACCTCCGCGTCCGTTGGTACAGGTGAAGTGCGCGGTACAAGGGATAGTGAAGAACGGCACCGGACGGGCAGCCCCCCTTGTAGCCAAGGGGGATTTCAGTGCGTTTGGTTACACGCCGTTTCCGGGTACTCTAAACGTGATGGTAGGCGCAGAGAATCGGGGTTGGTTCCGACAGCATTCAGGCGTGACCGTTGAGTCCGAGCGGTCTGATGATTACTATGTCCCGGCGATTCTCGATGGAATCAGCACACCCATCCATATAGGCTTCTCACGGAACAAGGCGGTGCTTGAGGTGTTCGCACCTATCCGCCTACGGGACCGACTTGCCAACGAAGATACCCTCATCATTCGACCTGCGCCCATCGAAGTGATTGATAGGAAGTGAGATGCCCAAGATTGATGTTCTAATTCCCACCTACAACCGACGAAAACTCCTCGGGGCCGCTATTCAGAGCGTTCTTGAACAGACGGAGCAGGACTTTCACATCATCGTCTACGACGACGGCTCGGCTGACGGGACGGAGGGCAGCCTTCCGGGTGATGCCCGCATCACCTACATCAAAGGAAAGGAGAATCGGGGTATAGGACATGCCCGCAGAAAACTCGTCGAGGCTGCCGGTTCGGAATACGCTTGCTGGTTGGACTCCGATGACCTATGCGCTGGGAATCGTCTGGAACGTCTGCTCCAACACATGGCAGAGACGGGCGCTGATATAGTCACAACCCATGCCAGAGCCTTCCGAAAGGGGATTAACATCATCTGTGAAGTAGACCTCTCCATCCTTGGCGGAGAGGGGTACAAAGGCAACGTGAACATGGCAAGCATCTGCTTCCGCACGGCGCTGGGTAAGCGTTTCAAACACCATGATGGTCTACGTATTAGAGGGGAAGACTCTCATTGGCTGCGGATGCTTCTCCGTGCCGGAGCCAAAGTCTCTGTGCTTCCCGAGGTCCTGTATCTCATTCGCCGTGGGCCGGGCCGCACACTTCACCTCAGAAAACAGATGGAAATGGGCCATGAACTGTACCCGAAAGCCTACTGGTTTGGGATTCCGGGAACACGAGACGGCACCAATTTCGGGGACCTCTTGACCGCGCCTATCGTCCGGGCCTTGTCCGGTGTCTGGCCCATTTGGACCAAGCAGGCCACAAACTTTGTGGTCGGGAGTGTCCTTCAGCGTGTCACCCGTAATTCCGTGGTTTGGGGGACCGGACTTATCAGTCACACCCCTCCGAAAATCCCCGGAGGGGTGAAGTTCGCAGCAGTTCGAGGTCCCTTGACTCGACAGAGCCTTCTGGACGCCGGGGTGCCACCCTCCGAGGTGCCAGAGGTGTACGGCGACCCCGGCCTGCTTGTCCCCCAAATCACCGGCATCACATCCCCGGAGGAAAAAACTCACCGACTGGGTATCCTTCCCCATTACACGGATTACGCCGCAGTAAAACATCTGGAAGCCGACCCGGCCATCAAGGTCATTAACATCGACTCAGGTGTCCTCGAAGTCACACGCGAGGCCGTGGCTTGTGAGTCAATCCTGTCTTCCAGCCTCCACGGATTGGTGTTGGCGGATTCCTACGGGATTCCCACGGCGTGGCTCCGGGTGGACTCAGGTAAACGGGTCAAGGGTGCCGGGTTCAAATTCAGGGACTACCTCGCTTCGACAGGCCGCCCCTTGGATTCGGGCGTGGACATGCAGGGGACCGATACTCGCCTGCCTGAAATCCCATACCTGTCGCCCCCTGTCATCGACTTGGATGCGCTGGTCCAAGCCTGCCCCTTCAACCGCCTCGGTATCCAGAAGGCAGAGGAGATTCAACCAGTGGATATTGATTGATGTATTGCGCCCATCTCAGGGAATATACCTCCCGAAACGAATACAGAATCTTTAGCCAAAGCCTTGGTTACTATTGGGGATTGCCTGCCCACCCCTGTAATGCCCGGATGAGGGGGAGCGGATTGAACTCGATAGGGGGCGCTACGGCCTTTAGTGCCGGGCCGGGCCTCCCATTCCAGATAACAGGCTCTCTCGTGTCCCTCCCTGTGGACAGATAATAGTCGTTGTACTTAAAGCTCCCTGCCCGGATGCGGTCCGACATGCGGACCCACGCCGCCGGGATGCCATAAGCCTCGGCGGCCACAATGCCGTGGAGGCAAGAGGCGATGATGGTCCTGCACTGGGTGATTTGCTCCACTACCCGTCTGACGCCGCTCTGGATGTCTATCCAGAGGACCGCTGGGTCGTTGATGGGGGACACATCCTTCTTCTCGACCATGTGTGGGATGACCCCCACGTCATACTTTTTCTCCGAGGCCGGGGGAATGAACTGAGGCAGCAACAGACCGGGGTCGCCATAGATTTCCGGCACGTCTCCGTCGATGATGCTGCGAGTTAATGGTCCTCGGACGGCCAAATAGGTCACGCCCGGTTGATGGATGCACCGGACACCCGGACGCAGGTAGCCCCCGGTCCCCCACACCACGTCCCCCGGCTGAAGCAGGGGAAGGAGCGTTCCCACCGCCATGAGTTTTCCGGGAGTTTTCCAAGGGACATAGGAGGCCGTGTATCCAAGATGGCGCAGGACGAGTGGGGTTAAGAGGTCCCCGAAGTTCCCGTCCCGCTTCATCCAGTAAGTTCGGACTTGCCCGCCCGGACTGATGGGTGTTCGGACAATTTCCTCCATGACTCATTTCCTTCGTGCATACGATACAAGTACAGTGTTTGACGGACGACAGTTCTCCTGATTCCGGCCCGGTCCAGTTGCCGAAACCACAACCGAGCCTCACCTAGAGTCTTCGGGTGTTGCACGAATCTGAACCGCGTGATGTCTTTTACAAAAAATGAGGACGCAAATGCTGGGTGCTTCCGTTCCGCTGGGAGACGCTCCCCGTTGGCCGAGATTAGGGCATAGAAGCATCTTGTCATGTCTACTTGGGCCAAGGAAGCGAGCTGGACTTCCAACCGTGTGGGAAGGGAAATATCGTCTGCATCCTGAAAACAGGCGTAAGGGGATTTTACGAGGTCAAAAAGCCGGTTGCGTGCATACGCCACACCATTGTTTGTGGCGTTCCGTACAAGAACAATGCGGGGGTCGTCAGGCACCTTGGCTGGAATGTCGGACCCATCGTCATAAATGACGATACGGAAATCTTGGAGTGTCTGGACGAGGATGCTCTGAATGCACTCATCGAAATACTGGGGAGGCGTATTGTAGACTGGTATCAGGACATCGACTGTCGCCATCTCACTCCCTTTCCCAGAGATATTGAAAGACGGTCTTTCCGATGGGCAAATCGAAGCGAGCGGTGTCCTTGCACACCCAACCTTTGGGAACGAAACCCCGCAGATGGGCATCCGGGTAGGCCCAGCTCAGGAACGAGTGCCGATGGGCTGCGACAGGCTCGCCTTCATCGGTCCCGTAGCAGGAGAGGATGAGAAACTTCCCAGCCACTCTGGCGGCCTCATGCACTGCCCTCTGAGGGTCATCGAGGTGCATGATGACGTTGAGCAGCAGGACCGTCTGGAACTCCCCGTCCTCGAAGGGCAACTCCCGTGCATCCGCGACATAGGCTTCCAAGCCTTTGCTACAGGTGTCTTCGACGAAGGTCGGAGTGATGTCCACGCCCGCCACGCGCCCGGTGAACCTTTCTTTGATGGCCTGCCCGAAGGCTCCTCGACAGCAACCGATGTCGAGGATGGAGTCTTGTGCCTTCCCAACAGCCCAGTCAAGGGCATTCTGCCGATGGGGCAGCCACCCGTATTGGGCGAAACCATTGTCGAACGAGGATGCAATTCGCTCCCAAGCGTCGGGGTCGTATTCCATGTCCTGCTTCCCTCTATCTTCTTGGTTGGTTGTTTCTTGTTCTTCGAGTTCCGACCATCTGTCCCATATCCGGCTAACGTAGTGCAGGCGCGGATTGGCCGACACATTGACCCCTAGCTCCTTCAGAAAACTGTAACGGTAGATGGTGCCGCATGTGGCGTGCGAACAAGGGGTGTAGCCCTCGAAGCGCGTAGGCAGTTCTTCGTCGAAAAAGTCACCCGAAAGCTGCTTGAAAGAGGCGCAGCTAACGTACAGTTTCCCAGTGGCCAACATCACATAGGCCACGGCGGGGGACAGGCACAGCTTCCCCTTGGGGGAGGTGGTACTCATCTTGTAGGGGAAATCAACAGCGTTCAGGTGCCTCTTTATCAACGTCTGGTGCCGTGGGTTCGGTTTGCGAGGGGCCGGGAAGAAGGGATTGGGGTGCAGGATGACCCCCAGTTCCTTGAGCTGGTCCCTTCGGTCCTCGTAGGCGTCGATGGAAGCGTCTGTGATGACGTAATTGATGTAGAAAAATCGGTGGCCCGCTTCCTGAACTTGGACAAGGCGGCCAATGAAGTCTTCAAAGGTGGTGGTGTCCGGGTGGAAACCTGCCGAGAGCCAGAAGCGGCCCAAGTTGATACGGCGGGGGGTGGTGAGGCTTCTGCAAGCCATCGGAGACAGGTTGGTGTCCAGTGAGATGTTTACGGCGTAGTCCTCTACGGAGAGGGCCTCAAGGAATTCCCATATTTCAGGGTGGACCAGCGCCTCGCCTCCGGTGATGGCGAGGGATAAATTGCGCCCCTTCTCTTTGAAGTGGCGGTCGAACTCCTGTTTCCAGACGGCAGCAGGATGGTATTGGAAAGCCCCTTTGGCCCTATGGTCCTGTTCGCAGTAACGACAACGGTAGTTGTATCTCTCGGTCAGCACCCACTCCAAGAAGACGGTTTCGGGGCCATCTTTTGGTTTCCAGAACTCTTGAACGGCGTCCATGTCCACCCCTTTGCAGGCACCAAATCTCGTCCCAACTATACCCCATCAAATGAGATTCGACTCGTAGGCTTCCCACTCCGGGATGATGAGTACCCCGTCGTCCCCGACATCCGAAGTCCTGTCTATCTCCGAGTCTTCGAGGATGAGGCTGAACGGAATCCACACCTCGACGTTTCCGTCGTTCACCAGCAGAGCTGCGTCGCTGCGGCGGATGACTTCGACATCGACTTCAACCGGCTCTCTGCTCTTATTGCTTGGCATCGGTTCCTCCTGTAGCGGCCCAGACGGCCCGGATAAGCCGGGCGCAGGTCGGGCCGTCGAACTTGCCGATATGGGCTTCGTCCGGGGTCATCTTCAAAACCCTCTGCATCCATGCGTAGGCTTGGCTCCGGGTCATTGGGGCACCCTCCCCCTTCCAGAGCTGGTCGAAGATGGAGTGCGCCGTGATTCGCAGAACCTTGGTCGGTCTGGATGCAGGGACGCCAAGAGGCGAACCGTCAAGATTGGCCCCGTGCGCCCCTTTGCACTCGGGCCAGTGGGAGCAGCGGTAGTAGGGCCGGTTCTTCGCGCCGAAGCGACTGGGGGCCAGCTCCATGGGTGCGCCGCAGTCCGGGCAGGTGAGATGATGCTCCCTCATGCCCCCATTACTCGAATCACGGAGAGGACGGGGCTAGGTAGAAGCTCTATTGTTCCGGGGGGTCGTCGAAGATGCTGACCGGCGGCAGGACCACGGGCGGGGAGCAGGCCATCTCGATAGCCGCGACGACACCCATCAGTTCCTCATGCTGGCCCTTGATGAGGGCAGCCAGCTCCTCCACAGAATCCGCCGTGGCCTGCGCGAGGGAGAGGACCTTGTTGTTGGGTCCGAGATAGCCCGCCGAGAAGGTGGCCACTCCGGGCTTGTCTGTCGCAGCGATTTTCTCAGTAGTTAGGGACACTTGGAAGCGGAAGCGCCAGACCTCGGCCTTGACCACCCAGCCCCCGATTCTGCCCCCGGTTGTGACTTCAATGCCGGGGAAGAAGCGTAACAGGGTGTTCCTGATGTTCAGTGTGGTGAGGCGTTCGGGCGGCGCGGCCACAAGGTCAGCCCCCGTGAATCTTGGGCGTCCTGCATCCGGTCTGGAACCAGCGCCAGACTTGCCACGGCCACGATGCCGCACATTCGACCCCGACGACTTTGGCGTCGCCATACACGACGGCACGCCGTTTCGTTACGACCTCCCCGTGGGCAGGCTCGGGCTGCGGGTCCAAAGGCTCCTTGAGCCGGACGGTGCAGGAGACGTAGCCATCACCGTCGGAGTCCTTGTTCTGGCACTCCGACGCGATGACCTCGGCACCGGGGTAGAATTTCTGGATGTAATCCCCGAGGTAGCTGCTGGCTTCACTATCGTCAGCACAGGCAGTCCCGAGGATGGCCGCAAGGGCCAGCAGGGGCAGGATTCTCGGGCGCATGGGGTTCCTCCTCAGACGGGTTGCGAGATGTCCACCCGCAGCTCACCCGGCTTCACGGACACGCTGTAGGCGTCTCCGGCGGCGAAGGGGGCGGTGGCATCGGGGGACGGGAAGATGACCCGGCCACGACTCGACACGAGGCTGTAGCTCTCGTAGGACGGGTCGTTGGGGTCCGTGGTCACGATGACCATGTTGTCGCCGTCCTGCTTGACCCACACGGGGTCGCCGCCGCTCATCGGCGTGCCGCCAAGGTGGACGGCCAGCTCGAAGGCGGAGCGCGGGACGCACAGGCGCAGGTCCGTGTGGACCTTGGCCCGGATGTCGAGGCTGGCGACCTTCGCGCCGAGGATGGCCACGGCGGTCAAGGTCTGGCCGGTCTTGTCGGCGTTGGCCATGGCGGTCTGGCCCTGCGACACGGGCGGGGCGTCCGTCTGGGACTCGCCGGGGTGCGGGATGAAGACCTCGAAGTCGTGGTCGAGGCATTCCTGCTGCTCCGGCCCGTACACGAAGACCTCGATGCCCGCCGGGGTCCGGTTCGGGAACAGGCCCTCGGTCACGCGAGGCACCATCACGGCGTCCACGGGGCCGGGGTACTGCGGGAGGGTCTGCGCGTAGAACAGGTCGCGGATGTGTTCCCCGACCGACAGGACGGAAAAGCGCAGGTCCGGGCGATGCTCCCTCAGCGTCGCGGCGACCTCGCCGGACGAGAAGCAGCGCAGGTTGGCCGTCCAGTAGTCGAGCAGCGCGTTGACTGCCGTCCGCCAGTCGGCGTGTCCCGTGAGCTTGGCACCATTGGAAGGGTCGTTGATTGGGATGGTCATGGGTTTCTCCTCACCCTATATGGGTTGACCAGAGGCCCCGTCAATCGGAGCCTTACATACTCTCTACTCTATTGGGCCAGACCTAAGCCCCCCACGATTCCATTGACGCAGGACACGACGCCCATGGCCAGAAGCACGAGGGTCCAGAAGCCCACGGGGCGGCGGATGGCCGGAGTGCCTAACGTCAAGCCTATCAAGTACGTCTCGAACCGGGCGTTGTAGGCCACTGCGAAGGCAATCGTCAGGCTGCCCCACAGGGCCAGAAAGATGCTGGCCTCTGTCACCCCTTTGCCGTCGATGATGTGGGCTTGGGCGAACAGGGCGGCGGCACCGAAAATCAGAACAGCTCCGCCCCCGGTGATGTGGGTGAGTCCCACTCCCGCGTCCTCCCCACCCGGCTGGTAGCCCTTGTCCATAGCCGAAAGGACAGTCGCCACGACCATCGCAAACGCCCCGAAGAAGGCGACCACCTGAGCTGCCAGAAGAAGACCTTGAAAGATGTTCATGAGTGCAACCCCGCGTCGCAAGAGTCCCCCGGCCCGGCTCCGCAGATGTGGCAGTAGGCGACCTCGGTGGTGCCGTGTGAGACATCCCGAGCGCAGGGCGTCGCATTGTCCTTGTCCACGCCGCACCACGGGCAGAACCGTCCCGAAGCAGGGTGTCCGCCCGTCGCCCTCGCCGCCCGGAGCGTGTTCAGGCAGGGCGCTCCTTCGTAGGCGTACTGGATTTGTATCTGGTTGGGGGTCGCGGGGAACGCGAACTTCGCCCGGTCGAACACTACCTCGCCGGTTTCCGGGTCGAAGTCGAAGGCGTCATCGGGGACGGGCTGCCCGTTGACCTGAATGGTCGGTCGGCCACAAAGCCCCCGTGTCCGGTGGTCCTTACGCCGCAGCCCCGGTATCCGGGGCACCACGAAGAAAGCCCCCACCACGAGGCCCACCAGCACTCCTGCGAGAAGACCCCAGTCCGAGGCGGTCATGGCCAAGATTGCCAGCATCACTTCCGCCTCCGCTTCGCACCCTTGTTGCGCGTCCGGGCGGGCCTGTCATCCCCGGATTTCTCGCGCCGCAGGTGCTTCTTGGGGTCACACTCCTCGTCGGGTCCGGCTCCGCACGACGCGCACCAGCCTCCGAGCTTCCGACTGGTGTTTATCCGCTGACCACAGGCCGTGCAGTACATATTGGCCGTCGCGGTCACGATGAGCGGAACCCACCCGGCGTCGTGCCTGTTCCACAGGTAGTTGAGAGCGATGGAGCCAAGCGTCCCTACAGCAATCATGCTCAGGACGCAGATGTAGGCCGCAATGGGCATCGGACCCCCATGCACGAACGCAGCGACCGCCCCCAGAATCCCGGTCATGAACTGAGCAGTCAGGAGGCCCCCGGTGATGATGTGCCGGACGGACGCCCACTTGTAGACCGGGACGAGGTATGTCCCGGTAACGGCGGTGTCCTTGCGGACCGACCAGCCCACCGTGGTCAGGCCCACCAGACCGCCCAGAATCGTCAACGCACATGCAACAAGAAAAATGGTGTCCATGTCGGGACCTCCTAATCGAACAGCGGGCTGAGAGGGGCCTCGCTGTGAATGCGCTGGATGGCGTCCGCGAACACTTCGGTCACTGTGACCAGATGGAGCTTGCTGCCCCGGCTCTGCTTCTTCATGGTCGGGATTGTATCCGCGACCAAGACCCGGCGGATGGGGGACATTTCGAGCCGCTCCACGGCCTCCCCTTCCAAGACCGGGTGCGTAACGACTGCCTCGACCGATGCCGCCTCGTGTTCCATGAGGAAGTGGGCTGCATTGCAGAGCGTCTCGGCGGTGGCCGTCTCGTCGTCGATGAGGAGACAGTGCTTCCCCACGATGTCGCCCACCATGGAACTCACGTAAGACCTGTCGTCGTCTTCCCCCGTGCGCCGCTTGTCGATGACGGCGATGGGGAGGTCCAGCTTGTTGGCGAAGGGGGCCGCTTCCTTGGCCTCCCCGATGTCGCTGGCCACGACCACGTAGTCCGTCAGGTCCTCCACGGACAGGGCCGTGGTCAGGGCGTTGATGGCTCTCAGGTGGTCCACGGGGATGTGGAAGAACCCCTCGATTTGGGCCGAGTGCAGGTCCATGGTCAGCACCCGGTCCGCTCCTGCCGTCTGTAGCATGTCGGCAATGAGCCGGGCGGCGATGCTGATTCGGGGCTTGTCCTTCTTGTCCGACCGCACGTAGGGGAAGTAGGGGATGACCGCCGTGATTCGCTCCGCCGAGGCGTAACGCAGCGCGTCAATGGTCAGCATCATTTCCATGATGTGGTCGTTCACGGGCGGACACGAGGTCTGGATGTAGAAGACATCCTTGCCCCGGACGTTGTTCTCGGCCTGAACCATCAGGTTGTCGTTGACGAACCTCTTGACGGTCATCATTTCGGCGGGGATTCCGAGGAGATGGCACACGGCTCGGGTGAACGCCGGGTACGAGGAACCTCCCATCACTACCAGTTCGCCGTGCATGGGTCACTCTACCCTCTGACCGACCTAGTTCAGCCAGTCGAACTCGATGATGTAGCGGATGCGCTGGTAGTGGGGGTCGAAGATGACATGCTCGTCATTTTCGAGCCGGTGGCCTCTGTCGCCGCCCACGCCGAACACGCTGTCCGTGTCGCCCGGAGGGGAACCCCACGAGCCGGTCGAGGGAGCGCGGTAGGCATTGCCCATCACCATGTCGCAGAGGAACATGAAGCAGCCCCGGTTGGCCACTCCGCCCCCGCCGCCGTAGTAGCCCCGGCCCGTGTAGCCGTAGGACTTGCGCCAGTCGGTTGCGAAGTAGACGCCGTGACCGAAGTTGGCTCCGGTGATTTGCGCTCCGGGGAGGCTCCGGGGGAGCCGGAAGTTGTCACCCAAGATGGGGGCGATGTTGACCGGGCGCGTGCCGTGGATGGCCATGATGACGTTGGCCTGTGCGAACAGGTCGGCCTCTTGCGCGTTCAAGTCCTTGCGCCGGGGCTGAAGATTCGCCTTGAGGCCGAACCGGCCCTTGCGCTTGGAGCCGACCGCTGCGACCTTGGCCATGAACGGGGCGTCCCGGTCGGGCCGCTCCACCATGAAGATGTGCTTCACACGGGCGGACCCACGTCCGAGGTATCCGTGACGGTTGTTGGACATCTGTGTGAACGCCGACGCCAGCCACGCGGCATCGCCGCGAGGGTCGAGCCACGTCAGCTTCGCGTTGAGCAGGCTGTCCGGGTCCACGTCGGGAGCCTTCGTGGCGGTGGAGAAGTCCTCGTTGCCCAACGCGGCCTCAAAGGCATCCAAGTCCTGTTGAAGGACGAGGATGTTGTTGGCCGACAGGATAGCCTCCGTGGCGTCCTGACCACCGCGAGGGATGGGCCGAGGCACGAGGGCCGCGACCAGTTTGGACAGGGCGATGAGGTCGTTGTCCTCGACCTGACGGTGAACGTCGTTGCCGACCTTCTTGATGCGGTCCAGAGCCGCCGGGATGAGGTCGTTGCGAACTTCGTTGATGGTGTCCATCGTCGGGGTGATGCCCGAAGCCGCCGAGAGCGACCGGGCGTAGGTCTTGGTCCCGCCCACGAGGGCTGCGGCCAGCGACGCGACCTCGGGCTGGAAGGTGCGCGAGGGCTTGGCCGCTTTCTTCGCCTTGGGGGCGGCCTTGGGAGCCGCCGTCTTGGTGACACCCGAGTCGTCCTTGATGGTATAGGCATCCGGCAGACCCTTCTCACGGGTGGCGAGGCGCTGGACGAGGTATCCGTCCTTGCCCTTCTTGGCCGTCCAGATGAGCTTCCCGGCGATGGTCTGCTGGATGAGCCGCTTGACGTTCTTGCTGCCGCACTGCTTGGCGAAGAAGTCACGGGCGTCGCCCTCTCCGGTGCATTCGACGAACTGGAAGTCACCGCCGCCGAACCCGCCGTTCCACGACTTCGCGGCCTTCATGCGGCCCCATTCGAGGTAGACGAACCAGCGACCGCTGCCCTGTACCACGCCAGCGTGGTAATACTTGGCGTTGTTCGCTTCACCGAACTGGTTGACGCAGCCCATGTCCGCGATGCCCACGTCCGAGCCGAAGTCGCCTTGGTCGTTCGCGGGGCGTCCCATGTACTTGAAGTCATCCGCCGAGAGTCCGGCAGGCATCTCTTTTCGTCCGAGTTTCGTGGCCATCGGGTGATTCCTCCTACGCCTGTATCCTCTACTCTATTGAGCCGCTCCTAAGCCCCCTCAAAGGCCCATGCGCTTGATGTGCTTCCTGATGCTCTCGGGCAGGAAGTCCAGCAGACCCTCGACGGAAGTCCCGCCGTTGCCTTCCTTGGGGGCCGGTCCCGGCCCTATCCCGTGGCTGAAGGCGCGGATGTAGGGGTCGTAGTACCCGTCGCATCCGAGGTCACGCATGATTTCACGCAGGTTGCGCTGGACAACCTGTTCGTGAGCTTCCCCGAAGATGGTGAATACGTCACCCCTCGGTCGTATCGTGTCGAGGTCATTGGCCTTGCGGACCGAGAAGATGTACGGGCCGACGATGACTTCGACGCCCTTCCGGGCGGCCTTGAGGGCTTGGAACAGCTTGTTCTTGGCTCCGGCTTCGGCCAGTTTCGGGGCCAGTTCCACGATGTGCGACCGGATGAAGTCCGGCACCTTGATGATGCGGTCGTAGGGCAGCTTGTTGGCCTTGATGGCGATGTGCTGGATGTCGCCGTCGAGCTTCAGCACGCGGACGCCACCGCACCCCGGACCGACGATGATGCCGAGAAGCCCCTTGTCGAGCTTCCAGAGGTCGCCGGGACGGAGCGCGGCGATGAACTTCTCCACCGTCTCCCGGTCCCGTCTGGCCTCAGCCTCCCGTTGCTGGTACTGCGCCCGGTCCCTTTCGGCCCGTTGCGCTAGGACAGCACTGTCTTCCATGCTCCGCAGATGGTTACGGACGGCCTCTCCCAAGACCCGCCCCGCGTCCGGGTAGTGGTTCGTCATGGACATCCCGAATACTTGGACCCCGAAAGCCCTGTGAAGGTCCTCGGAGGTGATGCAGACGACCACCCGGTAGGCCGTGCCTTTGACAAGGGGCTGAATCGCCTCCACGAGTGCCTTGGTGTGTTCGGCCAGCTTCCCCCGGAGGAACGATACGGGGGACGGGGGCTTGTGCTTCCACCTGCAACTCGGAAGCATGTCTTCGACGAGCTGCCACGCATGGGCGAGGCTGTCGCGGGTGGGCATTTCGTGGCCGAGGCCGTTCTCGAAGTAGCCGTGCTTCGACCATGTGTAGAAGCCGAAGCTGACCCCATCGGGATGCGTCTTGTGCTGGTCGCCGTTGACCCCGATGGACAACCGCACATGCCCCTCCTCCCACAGCTTGGTGACGGCCTCTTGCAGCGCCGTCGCGTGAGCCTTGACTTCCGGCTTGTCGAAGGCGTCCGCCATCGCCGTGAGTACCTTCGTCTCCTTCACGGGGATGTGCGGGGTCGCGTCGGGGGCCGAAGTGCAGTGGGGGTGGTAGATGCCCGGCCTCTCGGTCGTCTTGGCCGACATACGAATCCAGACCGCATCCTCGTCCTTGTGAATGGTCTTGCCGCAAGCACCACAGGTGGCTGCCTGCTGGCAGATGATGTTCATACGCTCGTCCATGTCACGTCTCCTTCGTGTCCTGCTGTCTCTACTCGCTCGGCGCGGTCCTAAGCCCCCTCCCAGAATCTTGGGATGCGCGGCCACTACTAAAGGAAAGAGGGGCTTAGGACTGAAATCCGCGAGTTGAGAGGGCAGGACATTGAGGAGAACGACGATGGCTGACCCGAAATTGACAATCAAGAACTACCGGAGTGCCGGTCACGGCATGGAAGGCGAGATGTGGTCCTGCACCCTGTACGTGGACGGCAAGCGAGCCGCGCTCGTGAGCGACAGCGGCAACGGCGCTGAACTGAACATCGACTGGTCCCCAAGCGGTGGCTTCCGCTTCCGCCCCGGACCCGTGGGTGAGAAAGTGCTGGCCTATGTGAAGGGCCTCCCGCCCCTCCCGCCCACCCCGGACTACCCCCGCGAGCTTCCGATGGACCTCGACCTGCTCATTCAGCAGATGGTTGACGACATGCTGGAAGAGAAGAAGCTGAAGCAGTGGTGCAAGAAGTCGATGGTCCTGCGTGACCCCGACGCCCCGGAGGGGCAGTACCTCCGCTACAAGACGGCCTACAATCCGACGCTGGCCGAACACGCCCGGAGGCACTTCGCGGCCAAGGGCGTCAACATCGAAGTCATCAACGAGAGGTTCGCCACCTGACCGAGGGGGCTTAGAACCGTCCCCATAGAGTAGTGTACGCAGAAGGGAGGCGAAGATGAACAAGACCCAAGCAATCAAGAAACTGGCCGACAAAATTGAAGCGGCCAAGCGTACCTATTACAACCAGTCCGACGAATTGGTCATCACGGACGCCGAGTACGACGCGCTCGAAGACGAGCTTCGCAAGCTCGACCCGAACCACAAGGCTCTCGCGCATGTGGGCGCGGCTCCTTCGGGTGGCGCGTGGCCCAAGGTCAAGCACCAAATCCCCATGGGTTCCTTGAACAAGGCCCAACACGACGAGTCCGGCGTGGAAGACGAACTCGGTGACTGGTTCAAGTCCTGCGGCTTCAAGCCCGGCGACGACATCATGGTCACGGACAAGCTGGACGGTATCAGCCTGAGCCTTCAGTACAAGGGGCGCAAGCTGGTACAGGGACTCACCCGTGGGGACGGCACGGAAGGTGAGGACATCACCCGCAACGTCCTCCTGATGAAGGGCGCAGTCAAGATGCTCCCGCCGAAGATGCCGGACGGCACCTCCACCCCGGACCTCGTGTTCGTGCGTGGCGAGGTCGTCTGCCTCAAGTCGGACTTCGCGGCCCACTTCGTCGGAGAGTCCAACCCCCGCAACACCGCAGCCGGGACGAGCAAGAGGCAGTCCGGCGCGGACAAGTGCCGGTTCCTGACCATCAAGTCCTACCAGTTGCTCCCCGGCGGACGCGGCATGGCGTCCAAGAGTGCCGAAATGGAGGGACTGGAAGGGATGGGGTTCCAGACCCCGCGCTGGCAAGTGCTGACCACCGAGAGCGGCGTGAAAGCCCTCTACAAGGACTACGTGGACACCATCCGCGATTCCCTCGACTACGCCATCGACGG